TTTCTCTAACATAATTTTATCCATTTGCTCTCTCAATTCCGATATCTACTTTCTAAAATCGCCTTCAAGCTCATGGTAATCCTTTATGTACTTATCACACGTCTTCTACAAATAATCATACTAGTCTTGTTTGAGGTCCGTTTTTTTCTACTCAACATCGACCATTGAAGATTCGGCTTCAGCTTCTACTTGTTTCTTTTTGCTCTTAAAAGTGCAAATATAAGTAATAACTGCGCCTATACCACCACTGCCTATTACTGCTAAGGCCCATTCTAAAATTGACTGTTCCATACCTTAATTAAAAGAAAAGGCGGAACAGGGTAGTCCCGCCTTTAGTTTATTTAAGCACCTAATTCATCTTCTTCATCTTCGCTTATAGAAGATACAGATTCAGCATCAACGTCTACTACTGTTCCGATAGTAGCTAATGCTGCTTCCCAAGCAGTAATTAGTGTAGAATCATTTTTTACCCAGAACACATGAGTAGTAAAAGAAGTCATTCTTTGTCCTACAGCGTGTAGACCATCATTAGTAGCTGGAGCTTCATACTCTACAATATATTGGTTGTAAATAGCTCCAACGATAGGAGTTTCTACCTGACGGATATGAGTCCATTGGTAGTTTGCAGCAGTCGGAAGTCTCAAGTCTTTAATAATTTGAGAGTAAGTACCGAAGCTATTCTTTCCTCTTTCGTCTAACTTAATATCAGTAGCAGAAGTTTTCGTTGGGTCTAACTCTGCAACTTTTTCTGCATAATCATCATAAGCATCGAATGTGCTAATTTCGATTTTGCGGAATCTCTGATATTCAGTAGCTCCTTCGAGAACAAGTTTGCTGCCAGTTACAGAAACATTAATTAGGTCTTTATCACATAAGAATACATGATTCTTTTTAAGCATATCTGCTACATTTTTGGCAATAGTAGCAGCTTCGTCAGCTTCTTTAACAGTAAATTCAATCCAGAATGGCATACCTTTTTGAACCCAGGGAGTTGAATAAATGTAAGGTTCTGCGCCTTCAACACCCAAATAAATATCGAGTCTACAATATGTTTTTGCTCCTCCTGCTTTTAAAGCAGCTAAAAGAGTAGTATCACCGAAATCAATAGTAGCCTTACAAGGCACTGCCTCATATCCAGCTCTCTTTCTAATAGCTTTTACGCATCCCTTAACGAATACAAAATCTCTTTTAATCTTTAGAGCATCAACTTCTTCTCCGTCGATGTTTGTTTTGCCACTCTTGAAAAGATAGGTATTATCAGTACCTTTCCCGTTCAATTTACTTGAATCTGGATCCAGATTCGAATTGATAATTGTCTAAGTTTGAAAATTTAAACCTGTTGCCATAATTAATTAAAGTTTAATTAGCCTTGTTGAGGGGCTGGTTGCTATTGCCCAGTTGGTCTAGCAATAGATTGAGTCATCTAAATATTGTTACCTAGTCTTGGGTCATTTACACGCTCCATTACTAAGTGTACCAACTCGTTTATAATCTCTTGGTTTACATAATCTGGGAACTCCATAATTTGAGAAGTATCTTCTGTTAAGTCTATTTGCTCTTGAGTTAAGCGAATAAACTGAGGACACTTAACATAATCAATCTGCACTTCTACTAATTGGAACAAACTATCATCCTTACCATATCTAATTTCACAACGAACATTAGAAGTATTTCCAGCTCTCAATGCGATGGGTTTTTCAACTAGAGATACTTGAGTATCTTTTCCATTTACATTAAGCTTAAATGTTCTTTGGAAGTTAGAGTTTTGACTTTCAGGAGAAGTTCCTCCAGCAGTTCCTGCATCAATATCATTATCTTCCCACTCTCCTCCAGAAGCTGAAGTAACCTGATAAATGCCATTCATATCAGTACCAACTTCTTCTAATCCTGTTCCTGTTTCCACAGAAGTTCTAGGGTCGGTAGGTAATACCTACTATTGGTTAAGATTGTGGACATAATAGTACGGACGCATAGGCGAAGGTCTATTATAAATGTCTGTAATGATTTGACTCCAAGAATCGGCAGTTAATCTTGTTGCAGGGATTTCAATATATGAGCCTGCATCCCAGCAATCTTTTTGTTTAGCAACATAATAAATGCAAACACAATTCAACATATGTAAGTAGTCAATAGGCATATACACTTCATACGTAGCACCGTGTAGAGATTGAATTGAGCGATGGGCTTTACTTAAATAAGATGAAGCCTAACCAGTGTATCCTCCTTCTGGAGAATCCTAGTTACCAGTAACTGCTTTTGTGTTCTAAATAGCACTATCTTTTGCAGCTCCAGACGCTCTTCCTGCAAGTTCTACCTTGTGAGGAGTCAAGAAAGTCGTAGACTTCAAGACTCTCAAATCATCAGTAGTTTGCTAGTTAATATCGTACACGTTGTATACCTTATTAATATACTAGTTTATAGCTTTATTAAATAAATAGTTAAATTCATAAAGCTTAAGTGAAGGTGCTTGAATTTTACTAAGTTCTATTAGTGTAGCTTCAAAAACCTGTCTTGCGGTCATTTCGCATTATATTAAAATATTGATAATTAATCTTCAAACACGTCTTGATATGTGTCTTTTCTGATTAAGGCTAGGGTTTTACTATTTCTAGATAATTTCATCCATTCAATTACTGCATTATCAGTAGCACCTAATGCAACTTTACCATCTTCTCCATAAACGAAGAGTCCGTCTTTTTTAACGATAACTCCTTTTTCACGAGCTTCTATAAATAACATACGAAGTTGAATATCTCCACCAGTATAGCAGTTGATAATCTTTTCCGGAGTTTTCTCAGCTATAGATAATAGGTAATCTTCAACATCAGCATTTGGCTGATTTTTCATATCTCTACCTAAAACTTTAGCTACAAGCAATCTTCCTTCATATCCGCGTTCGTCATTCATAATATAATTAGAAGCTTCTACAATAAGTTTACGTCTAGTAACTCTACGTTGAGCTTCAAATCCAGGTCTATCTACGTAAAGCTCAGCAGTACCGTATCTAGGTCTTTTTGACCTTGGGTCTACTGTTCCGTCGATTAGATAATCACCCTTCTCATTTTTCGCAAATCTGTCAGGAGCGATTAAGTCACAATTTTTAATTGCCTCCCAAACAGCTCTATCATAGACATCATCTAGATTGAAAGTCTTACCATCTTCTATTACAAATAACTCAGTCTCTGGAATATATGCAGCTAGTCCTTTTGATTCATTTTCAATTTCTTCTGGGGTGAGAATAATATCTCCTTGGGAGTTTACTCTCTTTACACAATCTGCGTATCTACCACGAGCATCCTTTTGTGGTTGTATGTAATATTTTTGTCCGACTTTACCAAATACACTTCTTAATACAACGATGTTACTTTTTAAATCTCCATCTTGTACTTCATTAACCTTTTTTGCCATAATTCATATTCATATTTTAAAGAATTAGGTGGGGAAGCACCTCGTTCCCCACCGTATCTATTTTATTTTTATTTATCTTACTTATTACTCTTTACAACGAAGAATAAATGAACGATATGGATTAAATACTGCAATACCAGCATATCCATGGATAGTCATCATACCTCCAGCAACAGGAGTTGAAACAACACCACTGTCACCACCTGAGCGACCACCTACACCAAGTACTTCGTTAAAGATGTAGTCTTTTCCTTTCAGAGAATACATAGCTACAGGAGGTTGAGTAGAAGTCTTACCAGTTGTAAGGTCAATACATAGAGCGTATGGTTCTAAGAACTCTCTACTTAATGTTCTATCAACTTTAAATGATACAACATTTCCACCCCATTCGTAAGCGTCAAATGTAGCACCTACTTTGATGTATTTTCCTTCTCCACCTCTAGACCACAAGTAAGCACCATCAGTCTTACGAGTAGATAGATAATCTCCAAGAACTCTCTGTACAATTCCCCACATTCTTTCGTTTACCATGAATACAAAGTGATTACCAGTAGGTTTCTCAGCCTTTTCTACCATAGTAGAGATAATTGTGTGGAATGTGTTAATAGTTATTCTATTAGCAGCATACTTAGAAGCAAATCTTTCGATTTGAGGAATCATACCGTCACCAATAGGAATTGGACGTCCAGTACCTCTATCAGAGATAGTAGCTTTACCGTCTACTCCGATGTTTCCTTTAGCTAATAGAATCATATTTTCACGAGCATATAAGAAGTTTTCAATTAAGTTCTTCTTCATAGGCTCAAGTTTGTAAATCTTTTCAGTTAAGCATCCTTGATTTTCGCCTTTACCAACCTTAATGAAAGTATCTTCCATTAATGCATATTTAGAAGAGTAGCTATCGTCAACACGAATAGTTGTCATATAGTTTCTCATCTTTTCAACGTTAGATTGATACTTAACGAAACCAGTATCATGCAATTCTGGCTTAGCATTACCAATGAAACGAGTTGTATCACCAATTTGACATCCATCCTTATCCAGGATTGATGAGTAGTCATCATCAATAAGTCTTACCATTACAGACCACATATTGTCTGCTTTTCTAGTAGGACGAGATACAACAAAACATTGCTATCCAGTTTTTTCAATTTTGAAAATTTCGTGTAATTGATAATAGTTTTCTGGGAAAATCATTTCAATTTCTGAGCCATCAGCTCCATCTTCAACAGGCACTGCTGCGAAGGGGATTCTCTTAATATAATTAGTTTCTACTTCCCATTCGAAATAAGTAGAATCAATATTCTGGAATCCAGTAGCTTTCTTGGTATCTCCGTAGAAAATATTTCTTAGAGCTTCTGTCAAGAAAGTTGCAGTAAGTTCCGGATAAAGACGAGATACAACGCCTAAACGGTGAGGTCTTTCTCCCAAGAATTTACTAAAATCTTCATAAGTTCTAGTGTCACCCATCGTTGGGCGATTAGTTACAAAACTCGCTACAAGCATAATTATTCTTTTTAAATGTTAATAAATCTTAATACCAATCTTCATCATCTATAAACACATCGTCTGTGGTTTTCTTTTGTGAAGCGGGTTTGTTGAACACCAATTTAGCTTTAGGTTTTCCTTGTAAATCTAATTTGGCTTGCTCATAACCTCTTCTATAGTTATCCTGAATCTATTTATTTAATTCTTCTACTATTTTATCCTCATTAAGAATCCAGAATGCAGCTTTAGTAAATAGGGCAGGGTCATTCATAGCTCTACCAAATGCACTTAATCCTTGGTCATCTATTTCTAGCATAAATGAGGATAAATCTTCTATATCGTCGTCAGATAGTTGCAGCGGTTGTCCAGCAAAGGAATCAAGTTCTTTAATCTGTCCTTTAATAGAGTCAGCAAATCTATTATAAGCAGCTTCCTCTCTTGCGGCTTTCTCGTTAGCTATCTGAGCCTCTTCATCTTCCTGAAGTCTTATGTACTCTTTGCGGAGTCCTTCTACTGTTTTCTTGAATAGACCTTCATTTTGTTTAGCTAATTCAAGTGCTTGATTAATTTCCTCATCAGAAATATCCGACCCGACTTTATGTAATAAATCCAATGCATAAACTTCGTCGTCAGAAAGATCGTCGACTTTATATCGTTTAGTTGGTTCTGTTTCTGGCAACAGAGATTGAATATACTCGTCAGGAGTCATTCCACTCTCTCTAATTGTATTAATAAGCTACAATTCGGAGTCGTCAAAGTCCTACTGTTCTACTTCTTGGTCAATCAAGATATTAATCTATTCTTCTCTGCTTAGAGAGTCCCAAGCTCTTTCTACAATAGCACCAGTTTCGTCTTCGAATTTAATTTTTCCTGGGTCAGTAATACCTTTAAGACGTAGTACTTCAGTTGTTAAATCTTCATCTGGCTATGCAGAAGGCTTTTGCTAGCCTGCAGGCTAATCACCTTCATTACCTTCTGGTTTTTGCTGTCCAAGGTCAATGTCCCCAAACTCGTCGTCTTCAAAAATTACATCATCAAAATTTTCCATATTCATATTCATTTTTTAATTAATCATACAATATATAAGCATTGATTAATTATACAGCAATTAAAACCTAACTAATTGTTAAATTTTAATAATAAAAAATTATAGTTTCATAATAAATACCAAAGAATAAGAACGTGGTTCTATTTTCAAGGGTTTATTAGGCCATTCAGAATCTGACAAGGTCTACTCTTCGCTAGTAGCAGAAGATAATGAAGTCCCTTCATCTGTCCCCAAAGATATAGAATGGGTATGGCTTCCACCCGTAGCAGTACCTCCCTACGTCTTTATATTAGATACTCCATCTACTGTCCCAGTTTCAGTAGTGATACCTTCTCCGGTTACGGAAGTAACAAAAGTCTTAGAAACTGATTCTATACCCCAGTTATAATCAGAATATTCCAAAGATACAGATAGATCTCCAGAACTTCCCGTAGTTCCAGATAAATCCCCACTTAAGCTGTGAGTATGGGCTTTATGAGGATGACTATGTTTTGGTAAGTAATCCTATGAAAGAATTAATTCATTATTTTCGTCAAGTATGGAGTCATTGTCTCCGACTTCATCTGCTGAGGCAACTGCTTTAATAAATTTTCCCACTAAATTGGGAGTTCCGTTAGTTCCGTCACATATTGCCCATCCGTAAGGAATTTCTGTCCCACTCCACATTAAAATAACTCCAGAAGGAATGAGAAGAGAAGAGTTAGACATTACCCTTAATTTTCTCACTCCTGCTTCACTATATACGTTAACCTATGTAGTCTCATCTGAAGCTAACAAACTTCTAATAATTTCGTCAGGAGTCTGAATCTCTCCAGTCATTGTAGACTAAAATTGGCAATTTTTAAATGTTAAAGAGGAATCCTAGAATAGAGAGGCATTATTTACTACATAATTGAATGTGCAGTTATCCAACATAGAATTAAAAGTAGTATTTGATACATCTTCTTTAAATGTGCATTCCTATATAACCCCACTACAGACAACCTAATCAAAACTTCCAAACATAGTATTATTATTGAAAGTACTATTAATAAATAGAGGATGCCTCTAATCGTAGAAACTATTACCATAACAAGGTGTTTCTAGTATAGCATAGTTAGGTAAATCCTCTAAGGTCAATACTGTTCCATTATGATTAATTTCTACTCTTATATTAGACAAGTTAATAGTATTATTATAGAAAACATTAGAATTAGTATTGTCAGACCCTCCGAAAGTATAATTCCAAATCCCATCACGTAGGAACTTTAGGTGTTTAAAGTTATAATTACAAGAATTACCATACTTATCTGTCATTTTTGTTATTAACCCCAGCGCCTGTACGTTGGTTCCATCAATAGTGTAAGTTTTATCATAAGAAATGTCGTAACTAATAATATAATCTGTGTCTTCCTCCAAAATGCATTTATCCTAATAGTATTCATAATTGTTCTTTGCAGTTACTATGAGCGGATGGACATTAGAGGGATTTGATTCTGTTGCATCTTCTGGAAGAATTTCAGGCTCTGCTAACTCCCAGAAATTTCTGAAATTATAAAGTCTATACTATACGTTAGCATCCATCTTAGCGCTTTGTACTAGACTCCTAAAATCCTCAACGGATATATTGATATAGTTTGATGGTAAAGAAGCATCTTCTCTTACTATAATCTTATCTACTTCTAAGACAGACTTATTATCCTAGTTATATAATCTATATCCAGTATTAGATGTGGCTCCGTAGGAATATAAAGATGTAGAATTCATAACTAAATCACCGTTTACCTATATCTTACCATCCTATAAAGCCAAATAAGACGTATTGCCAACCTATAAATCTAAAGAATTAACAGCACGAATAATACTCTCAAACAATTCTATCTCTCCTACAGTGAGTTTCGTAAATTTATCTGTAGAGTCATTATTTGACTATATCTTAAATTCGGAAATAGTTCCGTCTTTTATTAAAAATAACTGTCCTAAATCCTTAATAAATACTAGACCAGTTGTAATGTTAGCATTTTTTGCGTCCTCTAAAGTGTTATAATTAAAGCCTATGTTTATTAGAGCCTGATCCTTCTATTCAGAAGTTAACATCTGTTTTTCTAGAAAAGAAATATATTGTTCTCCAGAGCTATTTAATGGTATTTTAGTTCCATCTATAGAAATCCATACTTCGTTGCCTTCTTCAGTAGGTATTAAGTATATTCCATTATCTGAAATATCATCGGAACTAGATGCAGTTTTTAATATATTAGTGCTAGAAGAGGCAATTTTACCATTCTTTATAATATCAATAAACTTGCCACCCCACTAAACTTTTAAATCTCCTTTTGTTTTTATAATAAAATTAGAATCGGTAGAACCAATAGTATTATAGGTTTTACCGAACATATTGGTTTTACCTTCTCCCATATTATTTTATAGTCAGTACTTGTCTTCTGTTTCTATTAGAATAACTTATGTGAATCCAATCTAAGTTATGTTCATCTATTAACTAATCGAATGGTAATTTCAATTTTTGAGCTAAATCAAATAACTTTTTATTTTCCGATTTAGTATCTAAAACTGTACGTATATCGGCAGCCTATCCAGTCATGTGCTGACTATTACTAGCTCCTCCTACAGCCTTGTTTAGGGCTGGACATCTATATCCACTAGTAACAACGATTGGCTTCCCATATGCCTCTCTAAGAGGGTCTAGAACATTTTCTATAAGAGCTATCAAATTTTGTTCCTATTCTTTAGACGGAACATTTTTAATTCCCTTCTACTAAGCAGTAGTGCTCTTTGTTAGTTCTTTGATAGTAAAAAATTTCATAAGATTATATGTTTATATGTTTACAGTAATATATAGTCATAACTAGTGATTTATCAAAACAAAAATAGGAGAACTTCCCAACTTAGGGAAATCCTCCTACTAATTATATATAGTTATCTAATCCAGTTTCTCAACTATGCTTTAAATAACTTTTTTGCTAATTGACCACTTAGATAAGCAGCTTTCTCGGAATATGGGTCAATACCAAACTCTTTACATATATGCATTTCAACATGATTCTTTTCATGGTTATAAGTATCTATAAATTCCTCAGCGGAATCAGGTCTATTTATAACTATGATGCTTTTGTGTTCTTCTTGGTTAGTAAACGTAAAACCTGAATTTTCGTAATCCTCTATCCTAGAAGCTGCCCTATGTAAAACATCGTCTGGACATCCCAAATCCTCTAATCTACTCAAAATGTATTGAACATTGGGATTTTCTACAATTATGCAAACTTCTATATCCCAATCGTATTTCTCAAACAATACTCTGAAATGTGTCATATCACATCCTCCCAGTCTACCATAGTTCCGTTAGCTACCATAGTAGCATACCATCTTCTCATAGTAGTACCATCTCCAGCGTCTTCATCGTCTATGGTATCTTTAATGTAAAGAGCAAAATGCCTTTCATCTGTTATACTACTTCCGTAATAATCAGCCTTACACATATTGCCAACAAATACATAATCATAGCCAACATTATTTTCTAGTTTAATGTTATTCTACGTTAATACCTTATCAATGTATTCTTTGGATACTGGCTCTAGGGATTTTCCTCCCTTCTTCATAAAAGAAATAGCGTATGAACACAAAGCCTTATTGAAATGCCAACCGTAGTTTTGTAAGTACTTACGCATATACTTTGGCATATCGTCATACATATCCAAAGCTGCTCTCATATCAATAGTATCTTGGGTAGTCCTCGTCGTCGTAGTCAGAATCTCTCATTCCTCCACGTCTACGTTTTCCGTATCTTTCCATGTAGTGTTCACCAGATTTACTTTCTAGTTCTGATAAACAATGCATCAATTTCTTTCCATGCTTAACGATTTGTTCAGCACAATCTGAAAGATGCTCAAATTTTGACTCCTGAATTTCAATTATTGTTGCCATGTTGTTCCTATTTTAAAGATGTTTTAATAAATTCTCTGAACATTTCTTTAAGGGAGTTTATTTCTTCCCTTAAAGCCTTATTCTCCTGTTCTTGTCTTTGTTTCTCAACTATTTCTGGATTTAATTGCGATAGAATTTCGTCACATCCTTTAATAATACTCTAATGTGTTTCGATACTATTAATTATATCCAGGCTTCTTTGCTTCATCGAAGAAACTTCACTATTCATTGCTTCTTTGTTGCAGGAAACCACAATATTGTTTCCGAAATCCGCAATGTCTCCCATTGCAGGTAATTTCTAGAAACTAGCAGATGTGCCGTTTATTTCGGCCGTAATATCCACTATCATTTCCTGATTATACATTCCTGGGTTTCCATACTTTGGAACTGGTATGGATACGTTAGTAACCTTACCAATTTCCAGAGTAGGGACAGAATCTTTATGCAAGATAAATAGCTAATTACTATTCCTTAAATTCTAAAATGCCATTATACAACCCCTGTTAATAATTGTAATGTATTAGTAGTATGCTCAAACCAGCATAGGTAAATTCCTGTTCCAGATATTTGAGCAACTGTTATATCTGCTCCGTTAAATCCAGTTAATCTCTAAGGATTGCCTCCACTAGAGGTGAAGACAACTGGTAGAGTAGTTGTAGTACCTGTAGGTATAGCCTAGTTAAGTCTTACGATTAGTAATCCTCTAAATGGTGTACCAATATTACGATGATTGTTAAAATCAAACTACACTTCTGTAGTTGTAACATTTACAGATAAACTACTAATAGCTGGTATTCCTCCTCTATTGACATTAATATAAGTAGGTAATAACATAGTTACCTCCTTTCTTAACCCCAAAGAGAGTTATTACATCCACAGCCATTCCATCCTGCGTAAGTTCCTAAAGCGTATCCATTGAATACAGCCTAAGTAGGTACAGCAGTAGCACAGCTATATGGTAATGTTACAGTTTCAGGAAGTTTACACTTAATTCCGTTAACATCACTTTGTAGAGCATTAACAGCAGCAACAATAGGAGAAGTAGCTTGACCTATCATTTGTCCAAATGCGGCAGTCTACTGGGCATTATTAATAACAACAGCCTATTGACTATTCTTTTCACGTAAAGCATCAATCTTATCTAATAGAGCCTGATTCTACATAGCATCAAGCTTAGCTATAATTTGATTAGTATTTGCAGTACCTGTGTCTCTAATAGTATTTTGAAGAGCGCAAGTCTGAGTTTGAGTTGCATAAGCAGAATCGCAGAATCCTCTTTCTACTGCACGTCCTACTGAATCTACACTATTAGTAATCTGATAAGTCTGTCTTTCATTTGCTAGTTGATTTTGGTAGCCCTGTTCGATAATAGCTTTTTGTGTGTTGCAGCAGCAGTTGTTGATTGCTTGGATAACATCGCAATTACCTCTTTCTACGGCATTGATAACTCTTTCAGAAGTGTATCCTACTTGTCCACCTACAGTAGTAATTGCATTTTGGATATTGCAGCAGCAGTCTTTCAATACTCCAAAGTCGCAATTTAAGTTAGTAGCAAGTTGACCAAGAGCAGCGGAATTACCTTTGATTGCATCCATTAACAACTGAGTATTCTAGTTAGTGTTCATCTACTCACGTAGACCAGCTAACTATCCTTGAATTTCAGCAGACTGTAATTTTTGACAGTTGTCTCCGTCTCCCCATTCACCTCTGTTCATCCAACGCATCATCCACATCCAAACTAAGTACATAAACGGGTTGTTCCACATTCCGTTTCCGAATCCTCCCATACCACCGTTCATCATAGCCATCCAAGGCAGCATCTGGTTAGTACTGTTTTCCTAACCATCAGGTACGATATAAGTTCTTGTATCACTCATAGTTTACAATTTAAATGTTAATAATTAATGTTTATCTGTTCTAGAACTACACTATAATATACATTTCTAAGAGTGATATTGGACGATGCTAAAAACAAAATCGGGAATCTTAAACAGTTACATTATGTTATCATAATATAAACTATTCAAGACTCCCGATTTCTAACTCGTTGCTGAGTTAATTCTTACTGGACAAAAATATATCTAAGTCCGCTTTATTCCAAGAAAATTTACTTTAATTTAGATTTTATAAACTAAATCAAATTATCTTCTCCATGAGTTTTAAGTCTATAGTTTAATGTTGTGTGAGACATTCCTATCTTAAGTGCCCAAAATCTAATACTTCCGATTTCTCCATCTATAGTAATTAATTTAGCTTTGGCACTATTTAGACTTTTCTTTCTCTTAGTTTCTTCTGAGTTTTTTCTACCAATAAGTTTTTCGCTTATTTTCTGTCTTCGCTCAGGATGATCTAAGTATCCCTATTTTAGAGATTTGCTCATTTTATCAAGACTATTCTGGGTTAATGAGGTATATCCTCCTTCCTAGATATTATAGCCATTGTTTATAGAATCATATTTTCTTATTAAATCTCGTTCTATTTTATTAGCAGCTTCCTTATTTAGATTCTCATAGAGAATTTCATGAGTAAAATTTTCCCAGCCATATTTCTAAATGGCTCTAAAGAACTTAATACTGCTAACATAATTGTCAAACGTAGCTCTACTAACACCAAGATAATCACAAGCCTAAATTTTACTCATTCTCTAATCTGGATTAGCGATATTTGACAATACAGAAATAATCTTACTCTGCTGTTCCATTGTAATATTACAATTATCAGCGTCGATATCATCTATGAATTTCTGTAGCAAAGTTCTTATTATAGATTTCAACATTTGCCTTTTATTTTTAAATAAACGAAGTATAACAGACTAACTCCGGCTATAATCAGATATACTCTTAACATCTGCAAGTCGGACAGCGGTATTCCAACAAATGTATCGTATAAAGCTAATATGTTTACTATAGTAACGTAATGTAAAGGAACTCTATGCCATTTACAATAGTTGAAAACATATGACATGATATACAACTGTAATAAGAATAATACAGAAAATCCTCCAAAGAAATTCAGAGAATAACATTCAATGTCGTAGTAATGCAGTATAGTAAAAACTGTTTCGTTTATCGACAACAAGAATGGAATAATCTTTAGAATCAATAAGAGAAGTTTATACAGTCTCTTATTTACACTTACCGCGTTTCTTAATCTTCCCTCCATTTTTTATTCCGCCTCTGGTACTAGATACTTTTCTTCTTCCCATATCTATTATTTTTTACATTTTCCACCTTTCTTTAGTCCAGCTTTTGGGACATTTGGTTTCTTTCTTCCCATATCAAGATGCTTGATTAAAGTGTTGTAGAACTGAATCAATAACTGAATCCATATAAGGAACAAATTCAGCTCTCTTAACTTCTGATACACTGTAGGAGACAGAAATCATCCCATTATTATCAAATGGTTTAGAATAGGTGCAATCTCCAATACTTTCTACTAGCTCTCCTGGTTTAGATACAGCAAAGCTGATAGTTAAAGAACCACTAACATCTTTGTTAGCAGTCCCAGTCATTTCCCATCCCTTTTCGTTGGTATCAGAAATTTGATAGGTTTCATTTTGTTTTACAATTTCCATAATTACTCTTTCACAAATAAGTCAAATACAATTTCCATTAAGTCAGCAGCTTTAATAGTATTACCATTAATTTCTACATCATTTCCGGAATTAATATCTAGAATGTCAGAATATTCATCCATAGTTATGGAGTCTTCTGGAGTATCTGAAACTTCTTCTAATCCTTTCTGAACAAGATATTCTTGATATTCAGCATTAGTTTTATCATTCATTTCATTGAATTTAGCATCTTCTTCTGGAGTTCTATCAGTCTTGTTTGCAAGATCTCTTAATTCATCAGAAATAATCTGATTTGCAAACTCTTGAGTATCTTCATCGAATTGTTTCTTAATCTTATTATATGCCATTCTAATGCGCATAATTTTTACTTTTAACTCTTTTGAGAGTTCTTTCTCACCATCTTTTAAAATAATTTTGGTGATTACATTTTGCTTAGTCAATACATCATTTAAAGTCATAAAACATTAATTTTTTTTGGTAATAAACTATATTATATAGTATTAGTCTATGTCTCTAGTTAAAAAGTGTTAATTAATATACCCAAATAAGGTAACTTGGATTCGAATTAAAAATGTAGTCCAAGACTCTCCATTACTTGTCCAGCTGTTGTTTTTATCATTTCTTTGACACCAAGTTCTCACATAAACATAATTAGCTGCATTAGAATAAACAGCAAATCCGTAAGCACCATTACCGTGTGCATTAACAGCTACAGTAGAACTAGCAGAAAAATCAGTTGTCTGTTCCTATGTTACAACACCTGACGAGATCGTAGTTCCTGGCAACGTAATCTACATTCTAGCTCCAGAAATAGTTATTGAAGGAGTTGCATCTACTACTTTATGAGTTTTGGCACTATCCATATACCATGTTGTACCACTTCTATAAAAAACTCCAGATAATAACACAATTGGCTAACGACTACTACCCTTGAAAGAATATCCGCAAATTGTAGGAACACCAGAACTCATATATACCGGCTAGTGAGTACTTCCTACTGTAGTAGTGTAGCTACTAAGTGCATTAGTACTACTATAATAAGCTAATTTACCAGAAGTTCCTGAGTTTACTGTAGCATTCAAGTAATATGTCATAACGGTAGGAACACCAGCATTCATATATATTCCTCTATTGGTAGCCCCTACACTCGAAGAATATGCTGCCACTGTTGTAGCTGAGCTATAATAAGCTAATTTACCAGAAGTTCCTGAGTTTAGATTAGAACTAAGAGAGTAAGTCATTGCAGTTACAGTACCTCCAGTTACGTACACACCTTTAGTTGCTGAACCTGCATTACCTTTAGCAAAGTCTCCCAGACCCTTATAAGAACCTCCAGCTAGTAACACATAACTGTTACTCCCTATTGCCGAGTGATAAAAACCGGGAGATGATATGTAAGAAGCTGTAAGAGTGTGATAGTAGGTTCCAGAACCATCATTGACATTTCCAGTTCTCCTTCCTATGTACATATTACCATTGCTGTTAGCATATATTCCCCATGTATAAGCACTAGTTGCAAAATTTATTCCTATGTGAGAACTGTGATACAGTTTCATAGCAATATTGTGTCCGCCTATACCCCAAGCATGAGCATCCGGAGCTATATACATCATAGTACCCCCATAAGTCTTAACCCAGTAATTTTCATTCATATATACACCACCACTGTAAGATTGGTTAAACCAGCCTGTAGCTCCTGAACTTCTAAACCAGTTGCTTGTGTAGCAAGTATTAAAAGTTGGAGTCGTTGCTGTACTAGAAGAAGCTGATACTTTAATATTAGCCCAATAATAATCCGCTGGATCTTTTATGTCATTAGAAAACGCTAGACTATAACTATAAAAGTTATAGTCAGTAGTTCCGAAACATATTGGTCTGCCACCTAGTGGATAATATATTGCTGATGAATATTTTGGATATCCAGTACTACTATTTACACCGCTGGTTCCATATAACTAAATCTAAAGATTTCCTATAGAATTCGGCCTACCAACTCCTATCAATAGAGTATCTCCACCATGATTCTGATTAGTCCATATCCACTTAAGTATATTTTTCTCATAATCAAGAGTAGACGTACTGCTACCAAAACTAGAATATGCTGGAAAACTAACTATATATGGTATTCTTCCAGTAGCATTGCCTAGATGCCTTCCATCTAGCAAATCAGAGTTTAAATTAGTTACAACAGTAGTTGATGTAACAGTAAATGGTGAAGTACCAGTTGCTACTGTAAATTTCTACTATGTACTAAAAGTCTTAACCCCACTAACAGTTTGTGCAGTTGTAAGAGTAACATATCTTCCATCTAACAATCCTGGATAATTATTAGTATCTAAAAGAGTATACCAACTTCCCCAAGTAGCGTTGTTGTAATCCTTGTTTCTATGTCTAATACTTCCGGTTTTTCCGGAATCGAACCACAACTAAGGTTGCCAGTGATTGCTGTGCATAGATACTATATCTAAGACTTCTCCATAAGTTGTAGGACCGCCGTCATTATACACCTCATATATCGTAGCAGTACCGATGTAAGTACTATTTGCAGTCTTAATAGTGCTCCATAAATCATTATTCGTAGTACCATTATAACAACTTACTAAGGTAAGCCTGTTGGCTTTAGTAGCGTATGGAACTGTTAAGTTGTTAGTAGCTCCGTTCTTTGTCCACGTAACGTAGTTACCGCTTGTACCTAAAGCTGTAACATAATTAGCAGGATTAAAATAAGCTGTGTAATTGGTAGAATCTAGAACGGTCTTCCAAGGTTTCCATGTATCAACAGTATTGCTATTTCCAGCATTTCTAGTTCTGAAATATAATGTTCCTGTAGTTCCTGGGACAGTATTAAAGAATATCTACCCTCCCTAATTTATGTTGCTTGCGGCAATTGATAAATACATTCCATAATTAGCTGGAACATTTAATTGAGCTGGGTCATCTCCCTTGTTAGTACCTCCGAAATTATATGTAGCATAGTTTAAGTTTTTGTTAGTTAAGCTTGTAATTCCCGCTAATGTCAAAAGAGTTGGTTTACCTGTAATATTAGCCCAAGGGGCACTACCGGTAATTGAGATTCCCCAAGTACCACTGGCTCCCCCACCAGTCTTAGTTACAGTGTAAGCTGTATAATTTCTATGAGTTAGTACTCTAGTCCATGCAGAAGTATAACCACTGCCATTACTAGTATAGAATAACATTTCATTAGCAGCAGGATTACTTACTCCTGAATTGTTGAAAGGAGTTATATACAACTATGTTTTGTTGGTGTGACTTGCTCCCCACTGGAATATTGCAGTCCCAGCAAGGGGAATATTAACTCCTACGTCAGTTGATACGTATCCATTATTTGCATAAGCCCAAGAACCTCTTTCAGCGTATGCTACAAATGCGTTATTAACGAAATTTGAAGAGTATGTATCAGCCGTATATGCAGTTCCTGACGAACCATGTCCTGCAGTTTTTTTACCTCCTACATAACGCCCATCTATAGAACCAGTTTGGTATGTAGTAGCAATTGTAACATTCTAACTTCCATCTACAGAAGCACTACCAGTTACAGCTCCAGACAGTGTAATCGTTCTAGCTACTCCCCATTTTATAGTAGTTATATTGGCAGTACCATCGAATAATGTCCCGTTAATAGTTCTTGCTGTTTGCAGTTTTGTAGCAGATGCTACATTATCTGTAATTCTTGCTAACTGCTACCATGTACCCATGCCTCCGTCTATACTAATTCCATGCCTTCTATAATATAATGGAGCATTCGAGCTGTATGCTGTTCCTAAGTAAAAGCCGTACCCTCTAGTATTAACGTCAATAAATCCTCCAGTAAATGGAGCATTGTTACTATAAGTAAAACTTATAATAGGTCTGGAATTATATTTGGAACAATCATATCCAGGACTACTAGTCCAGAAACTTCTAACAAAATCAGTTTCATGAAATCCGTCTAATAAATCAGAATTAAGATTGGTAACTACGGTTGTACTAGTTACCTTTAGTGGTGATGTCCCAGTAGCTATAGTCGATATTAGCTAAGTTCCTGTAACGGTAGCTTTAACAATTAGAGGGCCAGTCATAGTATCACCAGTAACATTTACATAGAGCTCATCAGATTCTGTTTTTGTATAATAATTTTCTGCAAGAGCAACAGACTTTCCGTCTAGTCTAAGAACCCCCTTACTTATAAATAGGCCCACAGTGCCTCCCCAAGGAGACGTTTCAGTTGGATAAGGAAGAATACAGATAGAGCCTTTTCCATCTCCGCCAGTATTATGCTAACCAATCTAAGGATCATAAGTTCCTTGGGAAGCTCCTCCCTTGTACCACTTAATAGCAGTGGTGTAATTACTAGAATCTCCCTATTTCTGAATAATAGGAATACTAGCATTTAATATAGGGCTAGCAGCAAATGTCTTAACTCCAGTTATAGTTTGAGCTGTATCTAGAGTTACAAATTTATCATCTATAATTGAATAAAATTGTGTCTTACTTATTCTTCTAATAAATGTATCAGAAGTATTTCTTACATATACGGAACCAATATCTGTTAGTGCTTCGTCCGAAATCGCAGAGTTAAAGTAGGTAGCGTATATATGCTAACTAGCATTTCTCTAAACAAGAGTATTGGCTTTAGTTGCAGAAGAGAACTCTAGATTTCCTCCATTACTCAGAAGTACCTATGTAGCGCTTCCCTGATATGTAGTTCCTATAAGTTTTGCATATCCATCTTTAACTTTTATCATATTATTCTCTTAAATTTAAATGTATAAGTGTAAGCTGCACCAACACCAGAACTTGCACTTATCTATAATTTTAGAACTCCAGAACTTTGCATTAGAGTTCTTAAGTATATTGTTTTCCAATATGCATGACCAGAGCGGTGTAGTATAATTTCATCAGCCTTTGTATCATTAGTATTATCTTTATACCAACTCATAACACCAGAATTATAACAGTAATACATAGCTCCAGTACTATCGTTAGCAGCAACATATACCTAAACTATATAAGTTCCATTAGCAGGAATATTATTGGAAGTAATCCCAGTATCCATCCATGCTTGTGTCACATTTAGTGACTTAGTAATAGTAGTAAGGTTGTTGGATAGTTCATCTGTTTTTAACATAAAATCAGACACAGCCTTATGTCCACCTCCGCCCAGTAAAACATAGGAATCTGAGGAGTTATTTCTAATAAATCCAGAGCCAGTAATTGTAGACGTTGCTCTAATAATACCGCGCATGTATAGGCTGTTAACAGCACTACCTGGACTAGCTAATGTTGAACCAATATTATAAGCTGATATACTTAATACCTAATTAGTAATACCAGTTCCATAAGACCATATGCTTATACCTCTATCTGTACCATTTCCATTACTATGATATATTCTCCATATATTATCTCTAAGAGAAGCATCTATTGACGTATTCTTAGATAATAACATATTAGTATAGTTGTTGCTTCCACTAACTTGTAAGCATCCTGTATTAAACGTTTTAACGCCTGTAATCGTCTGGGCAGTATTTAATGTAACGTAGTTAGCTAATGATTGATGTTCTGTAAGAACAGGTTTTCCACCAGAGTATAATTTATTAGCCCATAGACTACCAGTGCTAGGCTAGGCATATATGGTAGTAGTTGTATAAACCTACTAAGTAGTGCTAGCACTTAGGTCAGCAGGAGTATTTGTATTTGTATATCCTAATACTAAAGGTCTAAAATTTGAGGTAGTGGTAGCAGACTATAATACTTTTTGGTCAGTATTCATATCTGTATACCACCTAACCCAAGTTTTCCAAGCTGAGGAATCGTAGAATCTAAACCATATTTTTCCATCTGAGGTAATTAATTTCTAGTAGCGATAACCACTAGCATTTCTACCAACATATAGTTCATATGCATCTACACCACTAGGTTTGTTGGTTGTGGTGTTACCACCTCCAGCATAGTACCACTTTCCTTCGTCTAAGTAATCATCTAGATCTTGATTAGTCAACTGGGTATAAATGAATGCCGCAGCCGCAGGTACGGACCAGGCGCCGTCTTCCCTTAAAAATCTAATATTAGTTGCAGTATATGAGGGAACAGGCACCAATCCGTTATAACCTCCACTCCCACTAGAAGTGTGTTTCTTAAATACTGAGTAGGTAGTATCTGTTCCCTTGAATCTCTCCCCTCTAACGAATATATTTAAGCCTCTAAGGTCGAAGGTTATATCATTATTAGCAGGAGCAGTCGTAAGAGCTGCAGCCGTTTTAGGATTGTATGCTATCTTCATAGGTTATGCTGTTTCGTATTTTTTAGTGCTGATATTATACCAGCTTATTCCAAAACTAATATCTTGTATGTCGTCGCCATTAGAGTCCGTCTTTAAATAAACGTCTCCAGACGGTACAAAGTTTAATGTCTTATCTCCAATTGATACTCCGCCTATAGTAATAGGTCTCCAAGTGTCTAGAGCAGATGGGTCAAATCCAAGAGCATTAACAACATTCTGTTTAGTTAAATAAATGCTTCCTGCACTAGTAACTGAGATAGTTTTATTGGTAGAATCTTTATCTACGATAACTCCTCCTATAGTAGTAGCAGTAGCTGCAACTAAGGAAACTGTTCTAGCTGTACTACCATTAAACGTAGCGTTTGCCGCACCTAATGTAAGTCCTGCACCAGCAGATAACGCATTAGCTACTTTAGTAGCTTGCCCTACCTTAAGGTTACTTTGATTTGTCCATACAGGAGCAGCATTACCGTTACTTATCAATACTTGATTCTATGTTCCCCCTGAGGTAGGAGCAAAAATAGTGAATGTAGTAGTACTATTACTATAGACGAATATAGAAGTACCGTTAACAGTATGTTTTACCTAACCGTTAATATTAGCTTCTACTGCAGTCCAATAGGCAGCAGTGTTTAGTCCGCTTCCAGTTCCATCTTTAATACATATAAGTAAATCTCCAGCAGAACAAGTCTATCCAGCATAAGTTCCCTAAGAGGTTACTCTATAAGTGTCTCCCACTTCGCATTTTGTCGGAAATCCTGCGACTTCGACTCCAGCAACTGTATGAGTAGTATAATTACCATTTGAATAAGTAATAGTTCCCTTATAGCGCATTGCGTCATTAGCAGCGAAAGCCTCTCCTACATAGTTAATTATCTACTATGTATTTAATATTGTAGTATTGGTAGTTCCATTAGCAATAGCGTCAGCAATACTAGTAGCAATAGGTAAATCCGTAGTAGCTATCTCTGCCCATGTTCCGTTACCTCTTAATACTTCCGTTACCTTACCACTAGAAATAGGAACTAAACCTCTAACTCCAGGAGTAAATGTTGGAGTAAAATCTTTTCCATGGGAAATTATGTGTCCATCTTTAGAAAAGAATAGTTTTACAAAATCCCCAGAAGCAGATTCCGGTAAAGCTAAATTACCTGATATTTCAGCATAGGTATTGGCGAAATTTAATAGTGCCATATTATAAATGATTCCATTTTAATATAATTTTATTATCTTCATCTATTTCAAAATCATTCCCCAGAAGCAGATTCCGGTCTTCTGAACCATTATACTAAAGATAGCCTTCTTGATCTACTATTACTGTAATAGCGCTAGTAGGGATAGCTTCTACTATATGCCCTCTACCATCATATTTTACCTTTACTGAAGAAGGAGATTCATTTGCAGTTATGGAATTGGAGTGGATGAGAATTATATTTTTACCCTATTTATATGCCGATAATCCAGACCCAGCAGGTGTAATAACCTGCTCAATCTTTCTCTCTAACATATTATCTAGAGTAATAACTTCTTCACCATCTTTAACTAAAACAGCTTCAGCAGTAGTCTAAGGAACAAATATCTAACCATGTTGCTTAAGTTGTTTAATAGTTAATTCCATGATTATCCTCCTATTACTTGGTCTGTATTATCAGTATTTACCATACTGTCATATAAATCTGCAGGAATAGTATAATTAACTACTACCTTTGCACTTCCATCGGAAGTTGTTACATCTTGAGCAGTAATAGTATTAGCTAACTGCCCGTTGATAGTATTAATAGTAGCATTAAAGACTTCATTAGTTACATACCCAGATAAGTCTACATCGGTTTGTACTTCTCCTATCTTTTCCCAGATATATTTAGCCTAAGTAGTTTCATAGACGCAAATATATTCTACAAAAATGTTTCCAGCTGTACCAGAAGGTGATGGGACCAGATATATAGAATTAAGGCAATCTTTTGATGCCGTAGGAAGGGATGTAACTATCTTATATAATTCTATGCTGTTAGTTACACTAATAACTCCAGTTGGAGAAATAGTAATACCAACACCAGCAGTAAGTTTATCCTATTTTCCTTCTAAAGCAGTATTAATATTCTATACAGTAGTCTTTAAGGTATTAATATCTGCAGCATTAGTACCTACTACCCCCATAGTAGTCCTTAAGACTTTGTCGAGAGTTGTTATTCCTAGTGATGATAGTCCTGGAAGGTTTGAAGTATTTACAACTACTGCTTCTGCTAAGGTAATAGGAACGAATTCAGTTTTTGATTGAAATAATCTTTTTATTTGTGTTGTACTCATAATTTAAATAAATTATTAGGTATTTGGTAGTCTACATAAGATTTAAGTGTAGAATCTACAAAATCTAAGTCGGCTATCATATTCTAAACTTCCTTTTTTGTAATAAAATTGTTGTTATTATTTTCTACTATTTTACCAACAATCTTATCTATTTCTTCTTTACTATAAACTCCTAGATTAGTTCTGGCTAGCGTTTTCTCAGATTCTGTCTTAAACTCTCCTAGATAATTTTCTTTACATAAATGAGTCTTATATTGTGGTTTTGGGCAATCTATAACAAGTTGATTATCACATCCAAATCCTGTATCTATAGTCCCTATAACTGAATCCGGATTTTTCCGTTTCGGTAATTTACAGTTAAGATTAATATCAGGAGGTGGAGGAACTGGCTTGTCGTTATGCTCAAACCCTGTACTTATGGTAGTAATAACAGAATCCCCCTCTATAAAATCAATGTGATTTTCAGGAGGTGGAGGAACTGGCTTAATATCATATCCAAGTTTTATAGTATTAAGCAATGATTTAGAAGGAAGTAGCTAGGGTTTTCCCTGCCCTAGCTATATTTTATCCTTTTCTAAATTCTCATTCATTTAACGTAATCTTATTTGGATACCCAGAAGTATAATCATAATTTACAACATCTTCAACTGTTCTAAGCTCTTTTATAGCTAATAAATGTTGAGTCGTATTTACAAAGCACTTTCCTGCATATACCTCCAACTAAGATAGAAATTCCTTAGCTTTATCTACAGTTAGTTCTACGATCTTACTTCCGAGAACTATGGACATATTATCAGAACTACAATTAGCTAAGTTCTATAGCCCAACTCTAGTAGCTTTATCTAACCAATACTCTTTTCCTTTATAATAAAATGAATTAACTTCTGGAGATTTATCATAAGCTTCTATTATAGCCTCAAGCGTTTGTAACATAAGCTTAAAGTAACATACTCCATCTTTTAATTCGAATATTTTCTTCCAAACACCCAGAGGGAGCTTTAAAAGCTCCTCTTGAGTGAGTAAAGTTTTCAAAGAGTCATCCTTATTAATTACATAATAACGATCTTCGTGACTTATTTGCATGAAATTACTAGCCATTCTTAGAATAATTAAATTTAGTAAATGGTACTCCTTGGTGTTTAGTTAATCTCCAAGCGTTATTATATTGTACTGTATTCCAATATGAAGGGTCATTATAACTGCCTGTAATCCATTCATTAGAGTATGTATATCCTCCGGAACCTCCATCGTACTGCTATGTTCTTTGATAAGAATAGTTGTTAGCAGCAGACTAGTTAATTGATGTAGTTATATTGTTTACTCCAGCATTATCTCCGGAACCAACTATATTAGACCATACTGATGGGAACTAGTTAGTAGCTCTAGAATATGCTATAGAGAATATTGGAGTTGTTAATACTCCACCACCGTTAGCAACAGAAGTACTAATTGGCTATCTTACGGTGTCTCCAGTATTAAAGTTACTTCCAGATACACTATAACCTCTATAATAGATAATTCTAGAAAACTCTGCTACAGATGGAGCATACCAGTTTCCTTTCTAATATGCAGAATTAAGCGTTTCTCCATCACCAACCTACGGCTCATACACTTTCATACTGTAGAAGTATGGATATAATAAGCAACTCATAATGTCAGTTCCGGAAGCATTTGTCCACACAGTCTAAATAGCCTCGCATAGATTATTAAGATTAGCTAAAGACTCAATGTAATATTCCCAAGTAGTAGAACCTCCTGAAGATACCTGTTTTCTACTTATGTATGGTTTACAAGCAGAATTATTGTATAATGTAGGGAGTAGCTTACTATTAACATGATTAATGTATAACTCGGTATCTGTATTTCCAGCGAATGCTGTATTTACCTATGTTGTGTAAGTAGATACATTAATATTATTAACTAAACTTGGAGTTGCGGTTCCAGAAACTGTTTCGTAATTAGACACAGAAATATTTGCTAGATAAGCAGAAACCTAATATAGCTATTGTAGTATCTAATCTTGAGATCCCTAATTTCCATCAGCACTATATCCTAAATAATAAGATTTCTCTGGATCAGAGTATTCTTTTCCTATTATATAGACTGTTCCAGAAGTACTACTAGTCTCATCTTTAGCATATACTAGACCCACTAAGGTTTTAGTAGAGTCATAAGAACTAGTGAATGTTCCATCAGCATAAGCAAAGTCGCCAAGCTGAGGAGCCTTCCAGGTGAAGCTTACTCTAACAGTTTTTCTAATAGGAGTCACACTATTAGCTACTTTCATACTAATAGTAACTGTAGCTGTGCTACTAGATTCCTTCTTTAGGGTAATTGCACCAGTCTAATCAATTGTAGCAACATCTGTTGAAACTCCGGACATAGAATAAATAATATCTAAATATCCATTTACAGAAGGATTATATGGGTTTGCTCCAGATTTTATTTCTACATCATTACCAGACGATACCGTAATATCGAATAAATTCTGGCGGACAATGGTTCCAGATTCTCCAGCTTGGTAATATACTGATACTTCTCCAGCACAACTAAAATCAACTATCTCAGCACTCTAGAAATGTATTCTAATCTTAGATTCAGAATTAGAAATGTCTCCAAATGTATTTACTAATAATTGTTTAGTAGCAAAGCTGATAGCTTTGAGAGTAGTGCTTCCTGCAGTATTTACAATATAAATATCCCCAGTCAAGTTACAAGTATGAGTAAGAATCATCTTTCTCAAAGCATCCTCTGTTATATACAGATTAGCATTACGTATAGTTACTGACTGTAAAGCATTACAGTTAATTAACTGCTCACAGAAATTAGCTACATCGAAGCTTCCTACATTATCACAGTCTATATATACTGTTGCAAGATTATTTAATCCTTCAAATGTAATATCTGTTAATCCTGGATTATCATAGATTCTAAATGTTTCTATTGTATCAGGAAGAATTACATTCTTCAACCTACCAGTCTGTGGGAAAACTACGCTCTTAGTAGTAGTTTTAGAGAAATCAATAGTTTCCAATTTTAAGAAATTAGATAGATCCATTTCCACTGGAAGAGTCATATTTCTAAGAGTTAAACTCTCCAACACTGGGAACGAAGGAGTAAACAAGCTGATTGCTAAATCTGGGTAATCACTTGGGAATAAACTAGTATAGCTGTCTAATTGAGCGTTATCAATCTAGAACTCTGTCGCCCTAGCAAAGTCTGCATCAATGGTAGACATCTTTAATCCCAAAATATTTAATTTCTTATAAAGAGTTGTTAAATATATACCCTAGTTAATTGCTGGGTCTCCTTGATTAATTTCAGCAACGTAATTATTACCAGTCTGTGCCAGATTCTTTATTGCATCGAAATTGGATGCCTAGAAGTTAGACAAATATAGATTTTTACCATTATAATGATACACTGGATAGCAATCTTGATATGGTTCAAATTCCATTCTTAGTCTTAATGTATCTCCACTACCAGCAGAACTAGCAGTTCTTAATGCAATAGCACCAAGAGAAGTTTGAGCATAAGTAGATAAGAATGCGAATCTCTTAGTCATAAACTATTTTTCACAAGCTAAACAAGAACCATGGCTCTATTCTATAGGCTCAATTTCATTGTTACTGTAATATGAAAGTACCTTGGAGTTTTTAATAGCTTGAGCATTTTCATAATATATCTTAGCAGTATGGTTATATGCTATTGCTGGGAATGTTTCTTGAACATCAAAGAATACTTTATAGAAGTGGTTAGACTTGTCTTCCACGCTATTACTATTCTTAAATGCAGTATTTATAACACTTGCTAAATATGTTTTAATCTCTGACTCAAAGCATTGGTCAAACATATAGAAGAATATGTTATTAGCATCTCCCCAATAAACAGAGTCAGATTCTCTATAAGAAGTTTCTAATAGATTATAAGGTTTAGACTGAAGACCGTTATTATCAGTTACCAAGATAGTATCTAAGTCGTCTCCTAGCAGTCTGACTAGATAGTCACCCTTACCATTCTCTACAAATACTCCCTCTCCATTATCTTCTCTAAGTTTTCCAATTATTTGGAAATATGTATTTTTTGCTCTATTATCTGTTCCGGATACAAACTTAATAAATGCTTGATGGAATGCAATATCATTTACATCAATGTAGTTTTTAATTCCAGTAATGAAATTAGCTTTCATTGCATCTATTGCTGCCGGAATACCTAAAGCACTACTTGTTCCAGCTAAATCGTATATATTAGCTCTTGCCCAGCCTGTAGCTGATTCGTAGCTTACTCCTGCACATACCCACTATCCGTTAATATCATCATAACGATAAATATCTCCAGACTTATGACTAGTTGGATTTAATGTACAAGTACTTGCTGTTACAATATACTTTTTAGTAACATCCCATCCAGAAGGGCTAGTTGCACTAGTCTAAACTACATTATAGTCGTGAGTATATACAAAGTCATAAAACTCTCTAAATTTCTTCAAAGATTCATGAACTGACTCTGCAAACTAGAAATAAGTTTTTCCGCTTTCGTTCTCTACTTCTTCACAGCCGTAGTCGATATCCCATGCTCCTCTCTAGTCGTACACCACAGATTCATCTTCAATTAGAAGATTATCCCAAGGACGAAGAAGAGAATTAGCATAAGTAATAGTAGGCTAATTAGTTAGTCCATAAGTATCTTCTCCTAGAACACCAGTCGCTCTTTGAAGAGATTGCCAAGGACGTCTAAAGTTAACTGATGGGTCGGTATTTTCACCACCTTCAAGCATTAAATACTCTGGAGTTTTATCCTCGTCATATCCGCTCGAAGCGTCGTCTCCTTTACCGGCTCCCCAAGTTTGGAATCCCATAAATTTAATAGACTCATTGTTGTCTAACAAGTCGGCAAGCTCTATATTAGAAACATCTTCTAAATCTGTCTCCCAATAGAAATATAAGAATGGTTCTTCATGTACAGCTTTCTATCCTCCTGATATTAGGTTTCCTCTAGATGCTTTGTAGGCATCATCAAATAGTTTACATGACCCAATCTTATGAGACTGCATAGAAGAAGCAAAGTTTACTTTTCCAACTAACTTAGTAATCTTATAAGCTGTAGTGTCTTGCTATCCATCGTAAGGAGGCATTACATAATAACCACTAGTAGAAGACGCATCTTCTCTAAATGTATTGGTCTCCGGGTCAAGTTGAGAATATGGAATAAACGGACTCTTTATTTTTTCTCCTCCTGAAGTTTTTAACTTATTAAGAGCATATGTTACATTCCAAATCAAGTATCTCATTGCAGAAGAACCTTGTCCTTTAACCTGTCCCTAAGTAAGTCTACCTCCGTATTGATTATTAATTGCCTGATTTACATAATTAACAAACAATGTTACTGGAAGTTTTTTCTGAGTTGTTTCCTATGGAGGAGTTTCATTATCTTCTCCACCCCAAGCTCTATGTGGGAACTTAGCTCCAGCAGGGAAGACATAAACTAGTGTATTATATTTTTGATTAGCTTTCTGGAAAGAAATCTCTCCATTAGTTCCAAGTATATCGTTCTTATCAAAGAACTCTTCTTTTGAAGTTTTTTCTTTCAAGAAAGAAAGATAGTTCTTCTGCACTTGGTTAAAGGTTAAAGCTATACTATTATATACTCTAAATAGATAGAAATCAATATCAGCTGTAGTAGGATTAACCTATAAAGCCGCCTATGCGAACGTATTAAGTTCGGAATCAGTAAGAGAAATTTCTCTATCTATTACTCCGTTTACATAAATTCTAACTAAGTTTATAGTTGTATTAGGAGCAGCCTAGTCGAAAGCGCTCTAGAAACTTGCTAAGAAATCAGGATAGTAAATATCGTTTTTAGATATTGTAAATCCTTTTTGTACTGTTATGAGTACATGGGTTTCTACCCCTTCTTGGAACTGTGCATTTCTAGCATTAAACAAGTCGTTATCTTCAGTATTCCAACAGAACTATGTAGGTCTTAGTTGAAAGTTTCCAATAGTAGCAATAGGCTTACTCTCGTCACTAATATTGTAGGTTTTGAATCCTAATTCTATTGTAAAGCTGTTTCCTAATCCCAAACTCATAGGAGATTTAAGAATGGCATTATCTTGAGCAGATACTTTGAATATAGTACGTCCATCCTCTTCATGCCATCCATCTGATGATTCTAATGTAGAAATCACAGTAGCTGGTCTAGATGAGGTAGCATACTCATCTGTAACAAAAATATCATTTAAATATCCTTCAATCTAGTCAAAGTTTTTGGAAGGAGCAACATCCTGAGAATATATAAATTCTGGATTAACTGCTTCTACTCTCATAGTCTTGAAGTTACTAGTATAAGCAGTAGTCTGTCCTAAACTATTAGTAAATACTGTATAGAACTTATAGTAGGCGTCGTCTACTTTAATAACCAGATATTTTTCCGAGTCACTACTATTTATTTCTATATATTTCTTATATGAAGTATCATATACCCCAGATTCGTCATATGAAGAAGCTCCTATAACCTCATACTTCATAATTTCAGTAGGATTCATACTACCTGAATCAGGCATTTCATTTTCCAGATATGTAGTAATAGCCATTGAACTATTATCTGGGCTGAAAACTGTTAGTTCATATAATGTAGCAACACCATTATTTGCAATACCATTACTTACTCCGTTTATGGCTACTATAGTATCCTAGCAATTATATGTATATATAATATCAACATAGATATAATCAGTATAAATAGAGCTTTCAGTATTATGTACTGCTCTAACAGCTAGTTGATTAAGTCCGGACTATAGGCCAGTGTAATTCAAGACTCCACCGCCAGTAGTAAGCTATACTCCGTTATTAAAACCTTCTAGGTGGTAATTACTAGTTGTACCTCCTGTAAGTGAGAAGTTAACTAAGTTATTAGCTAAAACTACTTCTCCGTTATAATCTAGAGTAATTACCTCAGTAGTAATAGGAAGTTCTAGAGTATCTTGTACTTCCGGATCATCTACTACTTGTGCTGTAATTTTCTTAGCTGACTAAGTTTTTGTAAATAAGTTAGTAATATCTATCCAAGCTAGAGTATTTATTAACTAGTCTGATGGTATGTTTACTCCAGTTATAGCTCCAGTAGAAGGATCTATAATACACTAATTATATTTGATATTATTAACTCTAAATGTCCCTGACTAAGTACCATAACTTATCTTAACATTAAAAGGTCCAATTCTGTCTGTTGTTACAGATGTAGTAGCAACAGCATACATAGCAATACCAACCTTAACATTTCTATCTGAGTTGTACTGCATTAACAATGAGCTATTTGCCTCGGTATATATCTTAGAAGAGTCATTATCTAACATAACTCCATACACCATAATTCCATAAGAATATGTTGGAGGTATAACAGATACTTCTGCTTCTACCTTCTCCCCATTCTCTTTAAGAAGAGTTAGGATACTAGTAGTTGAATCATAGGATGCGTCTACTATATCCTAACCTTCAGTCTTTTCTATTTTACGGCAAATAAAGTCTTCAACTTCCATACCAGAGTGACCATCCCACTCTGTTAGCAAATCTGTAATCTGATTAGGTAAATTTTCAAATTTTGCCATTTTTTACAATCAATTATTTTTCCATGAATCATCTTTTAACCAAGGTCTGTCTTGTAGCCAAGTTCCACTACCAAAACAGCTTCTAACAGCATCGTATACGGTAAGCCAGACTAACTACGACCCCTTATATATAGCTCCAATATTCTTTTGTACTCTCTACTAAACCTGTTCAACAAGTTCTAGAATATCTTTTTGGACCTGTAATATTAACTTACCATTTCTATATATCATAATTTAGCAAAATCTTCTTTGACTTTGGCTTTAATCTCTTTTAATTTACTGAGATATTCTTTGTATTCCAGTAAAGCTTCGGAATCCTCTGTAGGATTCTCTGTATAACTGTTGTATGAATTGATTAAGTCAAATTCTTCATCAACAGTAAGAAAACTTCTAACAATTGCCTTTACACAATCCTTATAATTAGGTTGTCCGCTAAGTAAAACCTAGATAAAGTTATACTAAAGCTCTAATTTAGTATCTCCTTCCTAGTCCGTTACTTCAGCTTCGACTTCTTTTATATCATAGTTATAGTAATAAGTACCGTTCCCAAGTTTTTGGATTGTCTAAGGATAAACGTTCATTTGTATTCTATTCGGTTCTAACATAAGGTGTTATTTTAAAATTTAGAGGAAATTTGTATCTAAGTAGAGAATGGTATAATTTCTTATTTCTACTTTTAAAATAATAGGATTTGTTGTTATAAACAAAGTGTATTCTAAAATGACTGTTATAATCAACAACCTCTATAATATGAATATATTTATTATAAAACCTAGATACATTAACTTCTTTTCCATTCCAGTTTGAGAATTTCAAGCCAGTTAATTTTTCTACCTTTTGTAGTAGATTCTTAGAGTTACAAAATTTCATCCATCCAAAGTATGACCTCATTCTTACATTCAGTTCTTCTCTATCAATTTTATTCTATTTATATAGATTTATTAACTTGAATAGTCTAGTTTTTATAGACTTTCGAAGGAGAACGTGAGTATGATAAAATTTATAACCTACAAAATCAATGCCCCTACTTTCTACGGGGAATATTTGATAATTAGGCTTTAGCTCTAAATTGAGAACCTGTCTAAGGTATAGTTTTATAGATACTAATACATTTCTCAGGTAATCCTTATTATCACTAAGAATTACAATATCGTCAGCATATCGAAAGTAGTACTTACATTTTAACTCTTCTTTTATCCAGTGGTCGAAATATGTCAAATATAAATTTGCAAAGAACTATGATAGATAGTTTCCGATAGGAACTCCCTTTGCTGAATAAATTATTTCTTTCAGCAGTTGTAACAATTTTTGATCTTTTATCTTCTTCTACAACATCTCATAAAGAATATCATGGGTTATAGAAGGATAGAATTTCTTTATATCCATTTTTAAGCAGTATTTGGTTCCATCTGGGTCTTTTTTTAAGACCTTAGATAAATCATATTCTACTTTATGAATACCTCTATTCTTTATAGAGGAGTATGTTTGGCCTATAAATATTTTAGTCCATATAGGCTCCATAATATTCATTATCGCATGATGAGTTATTCTATCAGGATAGTATGGAAGTCTAAAGATTAATCTTCCCTTAGGTTCATATATTATGAAAGTACTATATTCAGACGTCTGATAAATTAGGTCCCTTAGTTTGTGGGATAATTCCTTATTTTCTTTTAATCTATTTTTATCATGTTGCTTAATTCCACATCGAACAGATTTATTTTTTCTGGCTCTATCATCAGCCATTTCGATGTTCCATAAATCATACACCCTTTCGTGCAAATGTCCTACACGTTTCAATTTTTTATATATTTCATCGGAAGCGTTCGAGATAACCTACTAACACCCTTCATTCAACACTACGTTATTTTTTGCCTAGAGGCAAGGATATTACTTAGCAAACTAAATAAGGTAAAAATTAAAATTGTTTCTAAATATATAATAACTCGACATTGGAATTGGCATTGCTGACGTCATTGTTAGAATTGAAATAGCTGAGACCTGCATTGCTGCCATTATTCGCGTTGCTGCCTACTAGCAGTTCTTTTTTGCCAATCAACGGTTTTTAGAAGTAATATCCTACAGTTTATTATCTAAACTGATTTTTTATATTTTTATATCTTAAGATACTCTATTTAGAGTCCTGAACCCGACATAGGAAAAGGCACCGCCGACGCCATTGCTAGAATCGAAAGAGCCGAGACCCGCCCCGCCGCCATAATTCGCGCCGCCGCCCACCCGCAGCGTGCGAAGCGCTGTAGAGCTAGCGTTACAATAGTGGTAGTCACACATATAAGTAGTAATTGAAGCTCCAGTACAAGAAGATGGTATAATCTCCGCTGTCTCTCCTAAATCAAACTCTTTAATGTATCCATCTTGTGCTACCTCGTATCCGGCTATAGTCTTGTTGCCAATTACGTCAGTAAACTCCGCTTTATCTGTGGTAGTATATACACTACTTATTTCATTCGCTGCAGTTCTTTGAATAACTACTCCATCTAGGTTTGTCCAAATGTCTCCAAATGGATTATCAAAGCCTCTCCAACGAGGTACTTTAAAAGTATGAGTAGCCACTGTACTAGTTCCATCTGTTGCAGTGCATCCTGGGATAACTAAATCTTTAACTCCTGTGAAATTACCAATATCGTTACAGTGACCGCATGGAGTAAGAGGATAAGTTCCGTTATATCCAGACCAACTTGTGTCAGAATTACTCCAATCCGTAACTCCGGGCCCAAGACCTCCCTAATGATAGCCATCAGCAGTAAGCTCTGCCTCATATGTAGCCTAAGAGTTAAAGTTAGCATATTCTATTACATAATTCCAGTAGAATATCCACTTGTAATATTCGTAACATAGTAATTCAGAACCTGCGTTTGTAGCATAAGTTCTCATTGTGGCTCTGGAAATATTCGTTCTTGGTTTTCCTAAGTCGCTTCTGAAAATATCTTTAGTCTCCAGCTCAGTAGTCAAGTACTCGTCGAACTATGCTCTATTTCCACCTCCTCTAAATGCTGTAGTAGTATTAACTACTGATACAGCCTTTGGAGTTGCAGATACTGTAGTATCAACTGTGCTTCTATATGCATCAATTAACAATTCCGGTATTTCAACCCAAGAGTCGTCTATCTTAACAGTTGATTCTCTTACCCATCTTTTATTTCCATTGGAACCAGACTTACCATAGAACTTAGGAGTGTTAACCCTAACAGTTCCTTCACTACCATCAAGCACAGAGGGAGTAGTACCGTCTTCCTTATAAGCCCAATTATCTGGATGTAAGAAATAGTTTATATTAGCTCCATTGGCTACGCATCCCCTATAAGCAGACTGAATAGGAAGTGATTTATGCAGTAACGGGTTTCCAATTCTGGTGAGAACCGGAGAAGATACAGTTATATCCCATTCTACTCCATAGGAGTAAAGATCTGCGTTACTAGTCATAGCTGTTACCTAACTATCTAAATTTTGCTAAGCTTTCTGAAGTTCTTCCCAAGCCTCATTAAGTGCCTAGAATTGCTAATCTAACTTAGTGCTAGAATCTGCCCATTGAGCAGTACCATCATTAGAATAAGTTAAAATCTATCCTGCTGCTCCTCCAGAGGGAATATGTTTGTATCCGGCTGTAGTTGGGTGTTCATAATTATTTGCACCATCTTCTACACCCTAAAGCTTCTATTTTTCTAATTCAGTATAATTAGCTTCGGAAAGACCTTTTCCTAATTCCTTGTCTACTTTTTCGTCTATCTATTCTTTAGTTGCTAAACCACTAATGTCCTAATGTTCTGTTAGGTAGTTTTTATCATTACTTAACTATGATACTTTAGTCGGAATAGCACTAGATTTAGCATAGGTCTCGGCAATATTGTTGCCAGAACCATCATAAGTAGCCTTTAAGTCGTATGTAATTTCTCCTACCTTTATAGATTTGATAGCTGCCATATTACTATATTATTAAAGTTTCTTCAACTACATCATGATCTATTCCTTCTATGGAAGCAGTTAAGTCCTCAACAGCTTTCTGAAGTTCTGCTTTAGTAGCATAGTTCTTGAGAGTATCAGGATCTACTCCAGACCCTCCTACACTACCACTAACAACTTTTACAGGCTTAGCAGAGCTTTTAAACTGTCCGTCAATATAAATTGTTCCCATCTTGTTTAAAATATTAATTGTTCATTTGATTCATCTACTGATGCACTGCCCGAACCAGGCTATATTGCATCTATCTTTTTCTATAATTCGCTTACAGCTTCCTGTATCAAAGCTTCTACCTCTGCTTTAGTATAGTACTTTTCAGTAAGATATTCGCTTCTAACATATCCTGTATCCTATATATCTTTTTCTCCGTAAGTACAGTAATAAGTATCGTTCTCTGTCTTATTATTTTCAACTAGGTTATCATAATCAGTCTAGGGTAAACATACTAATTTTGGAACTTCTTCAATAAGAGCAACTTGTTTACCTGATGCTAATAACCTATTATCTTCAGTAGTAAGATTAATAGAGCTTTCAATAGTTTGCTCTATTACTATATCTCCTGGACTTTCTTCAGTTGTTCCCTATTGTACTTCTTTTTCTACAATTTTCTAAATAGTAATGTCAGAAGTTTCTATCTATTCTGATTTTAATAGCTTAGTATTAAATTCTTGGGAAGCAGCAGTCTAATCCTATTGATATTTATTCTAAGTAACAAATATAAAGTCATCATCACCAGTCTCGGGAGAATCTCCTCTCAAACTATCCTTTGTTACATACTCTTCTGCTATCTATCCAGACAGCTCCGTTAATGACTACTAGGTAGCGTATGTAGATTGAGCATTCTCTTTTGTAAGAAACTTTTCATCTACCTATTGACTAGTGTAATATGCTTTAATATCTTCTGTAGTAACGTAGCTCCCAAGTTTCTGTAAACCAGCAACTATCTCATCAATCTGAGATTTTGAGTAGTAGTTGGTAGCTACCCATGACTAATACTAATGAGTAGTATGGTAATTCTAATCTAGATACTCTTTAGTAATATAGACTTTAGCGTCATTTGTCACGTCATACACATAATAGTATGTGTCAGGTTCTAGAGTACCATCTTCTACCAGTTTTAAATATTCCTCTTCAGTTAATGTAACTAAATTTGGGACATCAGACATCATAGCAAATTGATCTTCTCCAACAAACAATCCGTCTGATTTAACATCTACTACTAGCTAATCCTCTCCTTCAATCACTGGAGATTTTATCTGTCCCACAGTAATACTTTCCAGAGAACCATCTCCATCTACTTTTAAAGTCTTATCTAATTCGCTCTAGATAGCCTACTAATCTTCGTCATATTGCTTTTTAGTAACAAAGACGAAATCATCTCCTTCTATTCCTTCCCCTCTAAGACTTTCCTTAGTAACAAATATATCATCTGTTTCCTGTTTAGTATAGTGGTTAGACAGAGCTTTAGATAAAAGGGATTCTGGATCTTCCAAATCTAGGTCCGCCTTAGGAGCATAATTAGCAGTTAATTCTTCTAATGTTGCATACTTAGAAAGATTCTAAATAGTCTAGTCTAAATCATTTCTAATCTATACAACTGTAGTATTAAGAGCTTTCTGCTTTAACTACTCTTCTATTTTCTTACCCCATTCTGCTGATAGGTAAAACTAATTATCGTCTAGGCTGTCCTCATATATATAATAATATGTTTCAGCGTGAAGATATGTTTTATTCTCATCTATTGGTTTAAAATCTTCTGTAGTATTAGCAGACCATTCTTTATATTCAGCTTCTGTACAAGCTATTATCTGAATAGATTCATAAGACGCTTTCCATCCTTCTTTATATTTAATCTTAGACTTATCAATAAGCATATAAATATTTCCGTTATCTATATTAGATACGGTCATGCCCTAATAAGCATATTTCTCTGGAATAGAATATAGCTCCTCTAGGTTATCAACTACTGTTCTATTATCCAGAGGCTTCGGAGTTTCTACGGTTAAACCAACACCTAGGGTAGCATCACCTGTATATTTAAATGCCATTATTGTGATAGAATAAAGTTAATTTGGTGAGGTAGTGCTGAAGAGTAGGTATCCTTCTTAGTCCATACTTTATATGGGAATCCATTTATTTGTTCAGTAGAAGCTTCCCAACCATTCAGATCGACATTCAAATATCCCAATCCTCCATCTACTGTGAAGGAATTTAGCTGAGTATTACTTCCTGGTAGTTTTATAATAGCCCTACCGCTTAACGAAAATGTAATAGTGCCAGAAGCCTAATTAAATGGAACTAAAGACTATTTTATTAGCCCATCAGTATTTCCGGAATACCAAGGATAAGTAGCTGTTACTTGTGCAGTTGCTGATATAGAACCAGCTTCTACCCTCTTATCCGTGATTTCTCCCTTATTGTTTACTAGGTATTCTCCAGCAGCATAGTTTACTGTACCAGAATGAGTATAAACTCCAATAGAATCATATGTAGCAGACTCTATAGGAGAACCGTTATAAGTAATAACTTCTTCTCTGTCAGTTTCTTCTCCTGCATCATTTTTTACGAAAGTTAAGGTTGGGTTTAGTAATGCGGTTCCTACTTCCACAATTTGGGAAGTAAAGCTATAATACAACTATGGATATATTAAATCTCTGACTACTGTTGGGAATAGTAAAGTATCTATGATTTCATTAAATGGTTTTCCTTTTAATTTTTCAACAGTAGTACCTTCTATAACAGTAGAAGTTGTATCATCCGGAAGTTCTGTCTAATAGGTAGCTATAGTTTCTAGACTAGTCTAAATATTTGTAATACTCTCACTATTAGTACTAACTTTTTCATTAGTCTCTTCCTAAGCTTTCTATACTTCTTCTATAGATTTCTAAGCTTCTTCTAACTAAGGTTCTAGATTCTTTACATAGATTCCTGGAAGAGTTATAGTAGAAGGTTCCCCTTCTTCTGCAGGAGGTAATTCCTATTCAATTAAATGAATAGCATTATCATCCTGCTTAGAAAGAATAACTTCTATAGTATTATCTTCCTTTATCTCTACAGTCTTAGAGTTCTAAAGATTGTTTTTAATCCAATTAAGAATGTTCTTATCAACGTCTATATTTTCTATAGCAGCATTGATATTAGATATTGCCTAATTAATTTCAACTATATCCTAAGACAAGTTATTTAGTCCTTCCCTATTAGTATCAATCTCTCTTTTTAGATCTTCTCCTAATACCTAAATGCTAGTCCTAATATTACTTATATCAACCTTTATCTCTTCTATTTCCTCAGTATTAGCCTCATACTAACTAATAAAAAACAATGCATAGTCTAATGCATCTTTTACAGTGTTAATATTCTCTGCAACATCGCTAGTATATGTCCATTTTTGTTCAATATACTAAACTAAGTCTTTCTAGGCCTCTATAGTTCCACTAATGTTTCCCCAAAGAAGACTCTACTCATCAGCAATTCCTAAGTTTTTTCTAACCTTAGCTCTTTCTAGTTCTGTTCTATATTCTCCTAAGTAATTATCTCTCAGAAGTGGTATAGGCTCACTTTTTATTAAATGTCCTTTCTTTCCACAAGGCTTTATGTCAGCATTGCTTACCGAAGTGTAAATAGGCTGTATCATTATGATTTAATAGTTGCTATTTAATAAATTCGTGATTATCTAGTTTTACAGGTAGATTAATAAAACAGATTAAATTCAAAATATCTTGATAATCTGGTCTATATCCTTTCTTAATTCTTCCAAGAAACTCTTCATACCTTTTAATAGCCTTTCTTTTAAGAGCATCCACAACTTATATGTTTATGTCCATGATGGCGAGTATTGCAGAATCCTCCACAAGTGCGGAACATTGCTAGCAATCTTTCAGCTTCCATGAATTGTTTAAAGCCTATTAAATAATCTATAATGTTGAGAGTCATCCAAATAAAATCTCTGGCAAAAATATCTGCCTCATGTTCATTGGTAACACATTTATTTAGGAGTCCGTCAAATAATTTTTTACAATAATTAATATAGCACTATTGCAAATTCCCTGTAAAGAATACATCTACCTTACACTTCTTGATAGTAGTGCCTTCTATGTTTCTTTCTAGAATTTCCTTTACCGTACACTCTTCTAACTCTCCTTCTACTTCTTTATATAGTTTCTCCCCATCTGTAACATAGATAGTTTCGTAGTATTCCTTATATTCATCAGATGAATTTTCATACCACTTCATATTAGGAAGTATTATATGATCTACCACATAATATCCATCCTCTTTTACTTTAAATGTACATGAATCTAAATCTTCTGTATGGTCATTTAAAAGGACATCTATTAGTGTGGCATCCCCTATACTTACCTTGATGATAGTATTTAGAGTAGCACTCTCACTATACTTATAAGAGTCGTAAGAAGTTACTACTTCTAAATCTTCATCAATATACTATCCATATTCTTTAGAGAAGTCTTCAATAGTTATTTCCCCAGTAATCTGGGTATGTATATCAATACTAAATTCCATTATTGTATAATTGACATCAAATGAGGACCGTGCCATCTAACGTTATTTTCATCACTATTCAATACTCCGTTTACTGATGTTGCAGTAATCATCCACATTTTTCCAGTAAAATTATCTGGAGTATCGCTAGACCACTAACTTCCAGGATCGTCACTTGTAGTATTAACAGCTGGTTTATCTCCAGAAGTAATGGTATATCGTAACTCTAACTAACTGTCAAATGCCCACCTACCGTATTGAGCTGGTTCAGAATATCTTTTCCATAATCCTTCTACTCTCTTACGTGTTGATATAAATACATATGGAGTAGCTGGACCAATACTAACTGGAGTTTCTGACCAGCCTTCTGGTAATTTATTGTCAAAGGCAGTCAAATCTTCCTAAGTATTTCCTTCAGAGTCTAATATAGGATCTCCATATCCATCCTTTAGTATTGGATAAGTAATAACTGGTGCAACCCCAGTTGATCTTGCAATATAGATATTCTGAATTTTCTCAGCAATATCTGTAGCAACAATTTCGTAAATCTCATTAAGTTTAGCAGTGTCTCCTTTATACGTGTATAGAGTTTTCTTCCAAACATACGGTCTTTCTGAGTCTGGTAGTTCAAAAATATCACTCCATGTTGACAACTTTTTTACTTCGGATTCATCTTTGGTATTTGTTTTACAATAAGTAACTACTACCATGATATTACTAGCTGCTTCCGAGTCCCCACTTAGTTCTGAGACCTTTTTCCATAATTTTACAAGGTTGTCTTCTACATCTGACTTACTTCCAGAAGCATTACTAATTACCACCTCTGCATGAGAAATGGGATATATTTGTTGCTAATCTTTATTATATACTATTGTACCTGCTGTAGCCATATTAATGTATTTGTCTTACTTTATCGTTATATGGATTTCCGTCATGAAGCTATGCTAACTCTATTTCAGTTCTCTTCTCTTCAATATCCATTTGTCTATCTTTGTAAGTAGAATCAGACTGAGCTTTAAGCCAATTAACCTTATACTCTAGTTGCATCTTCTACTGTTCTAGTCCAAGTTTTTGTTCGTCTAGCCTTTCTATTTTCTACTAAGCTTTCTCCAATTCCTATTGTAGTTGTTGTGCTTGCTATGAAGTTTCTTCCAACTTCTACTACAACTATTGTAATTGATTGTTCTCTTCTTTCTAAACCTGCATAGCTTTTTTAACCTTGTACTTTAAGTCTGTCAAACTCTTAGCTGTTAATGCTTCAAAAACTATACCAGCATCCATTTGCTAACTCTTAAGGAACTCCGGAATCATAGCTTTAATAGTCTATAAATCTTCCATAACTTCAGTGCTGGAGGTTATATGAATGTCAAAATCAGTCATTGTGAAATATTCAGGAAGGGCAGTAAATATCTACTAATACTTATCTCCCAATATAATAGTTCCAGTTAACCCTTTCTTGTAAGTTACTTTAGCCTAATTAAGACTATCTAATAATATTTCACAAGTTATCAAGTCCATTTGTTGGAAATAGTGTTTAGTTACTATATAAGAGTTAGCGACTCCTTGCTTAATATTAGTTACAGCATCATGAGTCTCTATTCCATTAAGTCTTTCCCTAAATACTCCAGTTATAGATGATGTAGTCTATTCTACTGATTGAATAGCTAACTCAATAGCCTATACAGCCTACGCTTTAAGGGTGTCATCAAATCCATTAAAGATAGTATTTAAAGGAGCGTTTCCATTGTCATTTCTACCCTCCTAAGTAGTATCAACCCACTGAATACCAGCTTTTTTATAAGCTAGCCATTTCTATACTCTTTCTGGCCAATGTACTCCTAAGTTAGTAGGAAGTAATGACATATCCATAATAACTCCTGAGGTTCCACTATTAGCTATCAAGTTGTCTCTGTAATAGTTAAGTAAGTCATATCTATCCTGTAGATGTGCACACTTAAGTATTAAAGAATATGGCTACTGAGAACGATTTAGAAAATAAACTCCATTTACTGATAATGAACAAGAGTTAGGATCGTCTTTAGACCTCATTGCAGTCTTGTCTAATCCTCTAAGAATATAGATTTCCTCTCCTATCCTTATAGTATTGTATCTCTGCATTTTGAAATCATCATCAGTCTCTATCCACTCTACATCGTAGACCGGAATTAACTAAAATCTATGAGCACTATATTCATTATCTGGATACCCAGGAATGGTTTCATGATTTTGATCTTCATTAACCACTGTACAAACATCTCCATAAACTCTTCTGTATACGGCAGCAGAATCATCTGCTCTCCATTCATCTTTTAACCTCTTTAAGTCTTCCCTAGATATTTCTTTACCATACTTAGCTAGTATTTGGCTTTTACTCATCCATTTTCTAATAACAACTCTATATGATTTCTTGACATATGGAGATTCTGGATTTCTATCAACAAACGTATTTAATGGGTTAAGAACCTCTATCTCCACATTAGTTCCGGAGAAAGAAGACTTTACTCTAAAGAATGTGTATCCAGTAATTAGTAAGTCAGTTAATAACTACCGCAACTTAGTAATAAGATCAGTTTCCCTAGATTGCATTAGGTAGTGAATAATGTTCTGCGCAGCAATTTCATACTGAGAAATGAATGACTAATCAATATCCTATATAACCTTATCTAGCTGAGTCTTTACAGCTTTATCAGTAATATCTTTTCCGTCAATAAAGCTTAAGATAGCATTACTTAAGTGATCTTTTAAAAACTTAACTATTCCTTTAGTTATCTCTAGCTATTTTTCTCTGGTTATATTACTGATAGTATCTGAATCTTTGCAAGAGACTTTCGGGAGTATTGGAGTTCCTAGATATTCCCCTACTAAAGCATCTACATGCTTCTTAAGTAGTGGTGTAAATTCTACTGATGTAGGACTGCCTATTCCAAAATTCTCTTCAAGATAGCGAAACTATTCTGGATCTCTTTTACCATTATAATAATTATAAGCTTTCTAAAGCTCATATTTATCATACACAAGTTCCGCAATAGCCTCGTTTGTTTTGTCTATCAATTCTTTCTCTTTCATAACATGTATTATGTTGTTCTGGAGGAAGCTTAGTGGCGTTATAATACTTAACTCTCTATAACTTCCTACTTCTTAATTCTTCTTTAATAAAAGGCAGAAATTCATCATCGGGTAAATCAGCTATGATTACTAATGGCATCTCAGACCTGTCAAAGTTAAAAGATATTTTGTAACCAACTGGATTCAAATCCTCAATCTCAAGTCCGCCTATATATTCCATTTGGTATAAGTCTCTCATATACTCTAGGATCACTTGTTTCAATTCTGTATGGGTCATCGTATTCATCGTCTTGCATATTTAATTCTGGAGTTTCGCTAGTTGGTATAACTCCAAATCTTTTTATTCCTCTCTCATCGTAATAATAACCAAAATCCCTGAACAATTCAACTTCTTTTTCCACAACTATAGGCTATCTTCCAGACAACTCTTCATCTGCTAATTCTGTCATACCCATAGCTGCTATAATATCGAACTTACCTTTATTCTCGTCATTATATCCAGTAAGCTATTCCAACATTTCTTCAAACCATATAGTATGACAATAATCTTCCACAAACGCAGCAGTTAGATCAGTGTGTTGTTCTATAATAGTTTTAGTAGCTGGAGTTCCATACTATTTAGTAGTTCCATTTTTAACATCAGTAAGAGTAGCTCTAGGACGTTTCATAAAGTAATTCAAACATTTCTTTTCTCTAGCCCAGGTAATCATACCAACACGAGTTGCTTCTATATTTACCTTACAGTTGTAGTATCTAAGTAAACACATAGCTATTTTGTAAGCCTCTCGAATGTCTCCAGGTCTGTCCTTATACATTGCTACATACTATGGCTCACTCATACCAAATGCCCTTCTCTTAATAGTTATACAGAAGTCAGAAGGATCTTTAGTTTCCTTCGAGGTCTAATTAGCTCCTATATCAATACCGTCTATTCCTGCAATATAAAGATTATGCATTTCTTTATATACAGGTGCTTCAAATTCCTCTCCTCTTTCCTCTGCTTCCTATCTAAGTTTATCCATCTACTCCTTATATAGGTCAGACCATACTGGATGTTCCAGAATCTTTACCTTTCCCTTAGTATTAGGAATCCACTTAAATCCATCAATGTTATCAGCAGTGTGTTTATTATTTTTATAGAAGTAATCTATATAACCACATTCTGGTCTGGGACCTATTTTCTTTAGTCTTATATTAGCTAATTGATCAGAAATAAGAATTTTGTTAAACTTGTTAACACCTTCTAGATTGAAGGCTTCTTCTGCATTCCAACAACGTTCAGCACACTTCTTTAAATAGTCATCGGGTACTGCTAATAGATTATCTCTTTCTTCCTACAGATACTTCTTATATTCTACGGTATTACATACGCCTCTATGATCCATGTATTCGGAGTTCAAAGACTGTACAAAATATGGAATAAAGAATCCACTCTCAATAGTAGTCCCATCTTGAGTATAATTATGTCTAAAGGGAAGAACTTTGTAAGCTTTTGGATTATAGTAAATCTTTTTAAGACCTGCTAATGGAGCACCCATATCACCACCAGTACCTCCAAACAACATTGTTCCACGAGGCTTACCCTAGACTTCACAAAGTTCTTGTCCTTGTACCACAGCAGTATCTAATCCTGGCCAAGACCCTGCTTCGTCATATATTAATAAGTCAACACGGTCTCCACGAATATTAGATGGTTTAGCTCCATTTATTCCTACTACTTCTGATTTAAATCCAACATCTTCAAACTATCCGTTTACTTTAACCTACTTACCAGACTTCTTTCTTAAATCCTGGTCAATTAGACGAAGCTTAAAGAATCCTCCACCTGTGCAAGTATTTAAAAATGTTAGAGCATTATCAAACTTACTAAATGTACCTTTAAGGAAGGTATCATTAAAGCAAGTAATCATTACTCTACTTCTTCTAATTACAGAATACATACGAGCGGATAGTGAGGCATTTATTTCTGAGAATCCGATTGAACGAGCCTTCATTAAAGCTGCATGTCTATGTAGTACTCTAGCCATTTGTAAGTAATGGAAGAACATGTAATGGGATGCAAAGAATATAGGGAAGTCACTATTAGTTCCTTCACCGGATGCTTTATTATCATCAATAATAGGAAGCTAATAGAAATTTAAGAAGAAATAGTTATCTCCAGTAATAGTATAACCATTAACTGTCATTCCATATTTACATCTTCTGTACTACTCTTTCCAAAATTCATTGTATCTCTTACTGTCTTTTAAGTAGGGACAATACTTCCCAGTCTTTCTGTATACTTCTCTGGTTTCGGTGAACCATTCGGGATTAAAGTCCAAACCATGCGTTTCATCAATAGGTCTATAGCCAGTTATCTCATAAGACAAAGTAGGGTCAAAAACATCTATCTTGTCTCCTTTCTTGACATCCCAATAGTCTGCACTTTTGACCCTTTCTTCTCTTATTTTCTATACTAGCTCTCTTGCCTCTACAGCATCTTCTTTATGTTCTTTTTCTCTTACCTAATCTACTATAGTCTATAGTTCATCAGGTAATATCTTTTTCTTTCTTGGCATAATTAAAATTCTCCAGGATCAAAACCATCTGTAGCCCCTCCTCTAACGGTAGACTATTCAGTAAGTTCTTTTTTAACCTCATCTTCTAATGTAATTAATTCTTCGTGAACTTTATGAAGGCTAGCCATTTCCTTCATTACTTTCTCAGCAGAGAATACTGGCTTTCCATTAGTGTCACGTTCATTTAAGTCTACAATAGTATCGAAGTAATCAATAAACTAGTCAGCAGCTCTTCTAGCAGCTTCTAATAATTTAATTGATTTATTTGAGTCCTATAATGCTCTATATTTTCTACATGCTTCCCTAAATATCGGATCATTAAATTCTGATTCTGTTAATCCAGAATCATTAATTGCTTCATCGTGCCTTTCATATTCAGAGTACTAGCTATACGGACTCTTCCAATCAATAGCTAAATAAATGTATGATAGTTCTCTAATTGCTCTATCCTTTTCCACAGATTTATCTCTTTGCAGTAAAGCTTTAAACTCTTTAACTAGAAGAATCTCTGGTTCATTTATTTCTAACTATTTAGTTAAAGTGTTATAGTTAAATACATTCATAATCATTAATCATTAACATTCGACAATCTTTTCTTACTTCTTCATTTTAGAGCCACACTTGCTTACTTTCATTTTAGAGCCACAAGCATCCTTTTTAGTATATTGCTTTCTATCAGGAACCCATTTTCCCTTTTGGAAGTTTCCTTTATGTCCTTTATTAGACATGGTTTCCTAATCATTATATTTATTAATAGATATAGAATCTCTGGAAGCTTCATCTTTCGCTGATTTCATATCTTTCTTATACTGTGCTCTTCCTTTCTTAAATTTGTCTACCTCGTTACCTTTTACCTTAGCACCTTTCTAAGCTTTCTGGCAGGCTTTACAAATTCTACCTCCTTGTTTAAAATAAACAAGTTCTTCCCCTTCTGGGCAAACTCCTTTTAATTTTTTATAGTACTCAAGCTTAGCTCCTAATCTAGCCATAACTCCACCTTGCATTTTTTGCATAAATTCCTGGTATTTGGCTTTAATTCCGTCTTCTCCTAATTGCTGAGCATATTGTTCTAAATCCTACTCAGATTGTAATTGTATTCCTTGTGCTGCGGCATCCTGTATTAAGTATGCCATAAATGCTTTTTGTAATTCTTCCTAATTAGCCATTGCTCCTCCTTGTTGATATTTAACTCGTTGCTATCTAGCAGTTGCCTTTGGTATATGTTCCCAACTTCTCTAATTTTTGAGCTATTCTGGAGTTAGTTTCTGCCCATACATATTAGTTGTAGGCGGCTTTATCCATTGTTCTTGGATAGTTCCAGTATGCTCTCCAGTTTCCTAGTCTACTTGATTTTGGTACGTAGTAGCTCTTTTTCCGTCTTGACTATATGTAACATAGGGATTATTCATTACTGGAGTTCCTACCTCTACTGTTGCTTTCTTTCCATTAGCTAACTATGTTCCATACACTCCTTTCCCCCATTTGAATTGAGTTAGTCCTCTCTTTCTGGCTTCTCTAAATGCTGTACCAAACCCCTAGACTCCTCTTAAGTCGTCGTTTTGAATTTGTTGCTAAGGTGCATTTATTTTCTTAGGAATAGTAGGAGTAGACGGCTTTAATCCTAATATAGGTTTTTGTTGTATAGCTGGCACAGCACTTCTTTTCTTCTACTATGCAGTATTTCTAATAGAGTTCGGATTACTTTGCCAAGTCTAATGCAACTGTTGTAAAGTTCTTCCGTCTAACTCTGCGTCTCCATATATAGTCTTGATATGCTACATTAACTCTGGATCAAATTGTATTTTCGCCATTATTCTTCTACTTTAATTAAGTCTTTTGTATTAAATACTGCTTCTTGCATCAGTCCAGAATCAGTAAACCATCTACATCTAAGTCCGCGCAATCCCTGGTTATCTTTAAATAATGCTGATTCCCTTCTCAGAACAAGCATTACTGGAGAATGCATTACCTTACACTACCGTAAAGTAACACAATCCCCAGGTTTGAAATAAACTTTCTCATCAATTGTTTCCATCCTCTCTAAGTAAATTAATTCCTATCTTTTTGTATTCCATCCAATTCTTTATTCTCTCAGGTAAGCTATCTCCAAGCTCTTTTGGGATCTTATCTATATCTACATTTATACAGTCTTGAGATTGCTTAATTTGGTCTCTCCTTTCAGTTAGTTTCTCATTAACTACAGCCATGATTCTATTCTCATTAACTACTACGAATCCTAGTTTGTAAAATGGAACCATACATTCACTAGCTATAGTATAGAATACAATATCACCAGGCTTTAAGAACTCACACTTGTGGCCTACCTCTACTACAGTACCTACCTTGATAAACTGTTGTTCTTCCTCAATTTCTCCAGTCTCGTTAGACTTGTATGTTGGAGCAAACCCTCCTAAGTCTGTAATTAATCCTGATTTAGTAGTCTTAATTTTTTGGAATGGGTTCTGTTCAAACGGCTTGATAAGAGCATACCCATACATAGGCATAATCTCTACACCATTCATATCTTCTGATAATGAATTAGCATAATCCTCTAAAGCTTTATTATGTTTTGAGAATTTATCTTTTATTTCATCTACCGCTGTATTAAATCTTTCTTGTTTCTCTCTAAGTAATGTCTTATCTGCAGCTTCACCATTTAAAATAAAGTGTTCTCCTGTTCCTTCCATTCCGGTCAAAGATAAGGCTAGTTTCTCGTTACTGTTTAATTCTGTTCTTAAATTTTCCATAATTCATTTTACCATTTACATAAATCACAATGTTCATCTTCTATTCTAGTTTTATTCTCTAATATACAACCACATTCCTCACATACTTCTCCAACAGAAGTATATAACTTGTGAGGACAAGTATTACAAATCTTTAATCTCTTGGTTGCTAAATCTTGATTTATTCCGAATATATTAAAATATATACTCTTTAATATTGTTAGAGGCTTAGTAAATATTGCCTTAATCCATTTTTCTGTCATATCTTCTCTACTTTCTTCTTTTGTTTCCTGATAAGTAAGTACATAAGCCTTATCGGGTCTATACAGCACGGGAGTTCCGTACATTACCATTTCCCTGCAGGACAATGTTTTTTCTCGTTTGGAATCTTCTTCTCTAGTAGACATCCGCATCCTTTTATATAACCTTCTTTTGGTCCTATACTTATATCATTATTTTTTGGATTTAGATATAAATTTCCATTACATAATCCATTATCTTGGTCGCATATAGGACATCGTCTACATATTTTCCACCGTTCTTCAATTTCTTCTAATGTCATAATTAATATTCAATACGTTGACGTTTTCTTTTGTTTTCAGCTAGTACAGATTCTTTTTTATAAAACAATAGCATTCTAATTACTTCATCTTTTAGGTAAGGTAGATGATATACTGTCATATTATCACTATGATCAAAGTGAACTAATACTAAATCTTCAATCTCAAACTCCGGATTCTTTTTTTGTATCATCCAGGCGTAAGTACTTAATTGAAGTGCATAATGCCAATAATTAACATCATCTAAATTATTTAGAGGATATTTCATCTTAACTGATGATTTGGTTTTAGAATTAAAGAAACTCTTGGTTTCTATCTTCTTATTAGTTTTCCAGTCTCCTATAATTATCTTATTACCTCTTTTAACTAGTAGGTCGATTTGTCCAGCTATTCTAAGTTTTCCATCTTCCGATACTCTAGATATTAAATACTCAGGATATACCCCATTCTCTAAATCTAATTCATTATGGTCTTTTACACACTCAAACTTACCACCTATTTGATATTTACTAAGGTCTATGTTCTTCTTCTTTTTGTAAAAAGAGTTTTCTAAATCTGCATGAATCTTAGTTCCTCTTTCGCAAGAGTTCCTATTCTCTAAATCCCACGCATCTAAGATAGCTTGTTGTTCCTTATTAAACTCGTCTTCTGTAATGTTATGAAGCTCAAGTAGAACTTTGTCAAATTTCTTAGTATTCAGTAATGACTTTTTCTCAATAGCCCAATCTTCTTTAGACAGAAGTTTCTCTAATGCTTTATAGGCTGACCAGAACTCTTTGTCAAAGGGTTGGGTGAAAGAATGTATTAAAGTCGTCACAGATATAAATTTCTGTTCAGGCTCTGTAACATCATAATAAATATGAGCCTCCTCCTCGAAAGCTATGTTCCCATTTTGTTTTGTAATTTTACTTTTGTCCATTAGTCATAATTCATTTAATCATTTATCACATTTATCTATATTTATTTGATACTTTTCAAGTATATTAATATTCTTTGTAAGATACAAATCAATAAATAATACATTATATTAAAAATGTCTAATATGACAAAAATGGTAACATTTGGATGTCCAATTTTTAAAAACGGGTCAGGCATTCATATTAAAGAGAAAAACAAAGGTAAATTTACTGCCTCTGCTAAGGCTGCAGGATAGTCTGTACAGGAACATGCTAAATCTGTACTAAACAATCCTAATGCTACTCCTCTTCAGAAGAAGCGTGCTAACTTTGCTAGAAACGCGGCTAAATGGAAACACGAAGATGGAGCTAAGATACATAAACCAAGTGGACATAGATCTATTCTAGATAATGGATGGATTCCTACTACTAGATTAAAGAAAGGAAATTATGGATTAATTAAAACAAGAAAGCAATGAGCGCTGTAGTTAAATTAATTAAAGAATTTATACTTAAGATATATCTTTATTTACTATTTATATTTAATAAGTAATATGGACTATAATAGAGCAACTCTTTATGCGGCTACTGGTCGTACTTTATTACTCCCTGGCTGGAAAGGGTATTTTTATTGGGACTATACTAAGAATGAATTAAATTTTAGAAATGGAGACTATCATTTAGATAACAAATAGCTCAAGGAGAAAGGAGTTATGGAACGTAATGATTGGTATTATATAATATGATAATTAAAAATAATATTATACCGTTTGGAGGTTATAAAGTAATTAATCTGTTTGGATTAATATTTACTAAGTCGGATTTGACTGATGAGGATAAGAATCACGAGAATATCCATTCAGTATAGATTTTAGAATGTGCAATAGCGTTTGCAATACTTATATCTATATTATTTGGATTAGAATGGGTATGGTTAGCTATTCCATCTTTCTATATCTGGTATGGATTAGAGTATTTAATTATACGACTATTAAGACTTAAAGATTCTCAAAATGATTGCTACAGAGATGTAAGCTTTGAAGAAGAAGCTTATATGAATGAAGACAATTTACAGTATCTAGAAGGATAGAGAAAGATGTTTTCATGGATAAAATATCTAAAAGTTAATGCATAACAAAATAGGCGAACTTAGACAATTAAGTCTAGGCTCGCCTATTTTTATTTACTATTATACGTACAAGTGATTCTGTTTGGCTCTTCCCACCAAGGTTTATCTGAAAGTGGAGTTCTGATGCTATTGGGCCAATTTATAATTGGAGTAGTTTCCTCTACTATAGCCTCCATTATTTTAAATAATGTATCCAAGTCTAGCTCTGGAAGCAGCTCATGAATATTAGTTATTGTTTTCTTATAATTTATCATACCCTTCAAAAGTGTCGTTAATAATTGCTTTCTCTATTGTAGTATCTTTATATAAACCATGTTGTAGTATATTTCTTACTTGATGGTCTACTTGATTCCATATATCTAATAATATAGAAGAATCATCTGAAAGACTATATTGTGGATAGCTAGCCCTTAAACTGCTAAGTACTTTGCCATTAATGTAAATGTCAAATACGAAATTTTTTATATCATCTGTAGTTTCTCCAGAAATTCCTGCAGCTCTTTGTAAAAGTTTAAGAGCCTTTTCATATACTTCCCTTTCTTCACGCTCAATTCTTGAAGAATTGAACATCATCATATTTGCGGCTACTGACATATTAGTACGATACACTTAGCTTATTTAAGTTGTCTAGATAATCTAAGAACCATTGTTCGTTTTGTTTTCCTTCTTCTACAATAGTATTAATTAAAGATTCTGTAGCTAATAGTGTTATTTCTGCTAGCTCCTCTAATTCCGATTTAGTAAGTTCGTTATATTTTTCAATCAAGTTTAACATAATCCATCCAGTCTTTTATATATGATTTACATTCTTCCAAATCTGGATAGATACTTGTTATAGAGCATCCAGTTTTCGGATTTTTAAAGTGATGCATCTTAGTCTCTTCTTTTTTCTCCTCTTCTGTATTTCTATTTAATGTTCTATTCCAATAGTTGTACTTTTCATCTAACATTTCCATATCACATTCCTCTAATATTTTCATATTAGGGTTATTCATTATCTTGTCGTATTTTCTCTTTAAATTAGAGACTTTGACAACATCATTTCCATTTAATACAACTGCACACTGTTTCATTTCAATACCTTATAAGTACATATCTTGCCTATCTGTTTTCCTTGAATTGTTATTTGCGGAAGAAAATAGCAGGCTTGATTCTCAAATTCTTGAGGTACAAAGATATAATCAAACTTACTTCCAACTACCTTCTCACAAACTTTATTCCAATCGTCTCCCTCTTCTATAATAAGAGTTTTAGCTCCTGTTGGAGTTACTACATAATTCTCATTTAATTTTATCATAACTATTAATTTTGGCGTTGCCCTACTAGGATTCGAACCCAGACTAAATGATTTAGAGTCATCTGTGCTGACCATTACACCATAGGGCAGTAACTTATTTCTCTTTTAGAGATTTATTTTCTGCTGCCAATTTCTCTAGTTCTTTTCTTAATTGTTCATTTTCGTGAAATAAAGCCTGCATAGTAGCGTTGATATTAGCTAATAGTATTCTCATTTGAGCAACCTATTCATACATAAGCTTTCAGTTGTTCAATTCTCTTTTTAGCTATATCTGACAATGCCATTTTGAATTTAGCAATACCAGCTCTTACTGTTTCTAACTTGCCGCTTTCTAAGCATTCTTGTATTTTATGAACTTCAAGCTCTCCTAGATATTCGCATACATCTATAAATAAATCATCATCTAGAGATTCTAAATATTTCTGGAATTGGTCTACCTCTTCATTAGCTAGACAGCTTTCTTCCTTCTATCTTTCATAAGATATTAATAAGAACAAAGAATCGTCGGTAGATTCGGACTTAATAGTTAGCCCATTACCAGACATATAATATTCTTGATTCGTATTAATTGCCTCAACTAGCTATTTAAACTAGTCCTAATTTAACAATGTTTCTAAGTCTGTAATCATAATTGTTTTCTTTTTAGTTATATACAACAATAACCTCCGAAAAGTTAAACGCAAAGTTAAAAAATTCTAATTCCAATATTATACATATTTCATTTAGTTACTGGCAAACAAGTACCGGTACTTTATATAAATAGCCCCCTGGGGTTAAAATAAAGTCCGGATTTTTATAGAGAAGGTGCTGACCTATATTCCGAAAATTATAAGAGTGAGTGTAGTGGCGGTCCACCACTACGTTAGACCCCCCCTGGGGTTCGTAGTGGAAAATAAATATCCATATATATAATCCCTAACCATATAAGAGTAATAATTATAAATTTTATAACAATGGCAACAGAAAGAAACAGCCGAGAAAAGGGTGAAGCACTCGCAGCGGCACAGGGTACACAAATCAAGGATTTTGCAGCAGCAGGAAAAACTAATTTACCACCTACGGAACTTGCAAACGTGGAAGTAGGGGAAGAGTTCACAATTCCCAATGACTACAAAATCTATGAACGTGAATTTAACGGTAACAAATATCAGTTTGTTGTTACCGAAGAAGGAAAATTCTTTTACGTTTCATGGCTCACACGTGGAGCAAAGCCCAAAGACGGGGGAGATTTTGTAAGACCTAAAGGTACAGTAATCGAAAAGTTTTACAAAAATCCTAATGCCTCTTACGATGAGGCATTTAAGGGCATCACTGGGAAACCTATGATAGTAAAAGAATTTACCAAAGTTGAAGGTGAAAACTTTACCACAAAGGTGGCAACCATCGACTTTGTAAAATAGTTTAACATTGGGTAGGGGTGACAGACCTACCCTATAAATTTAAACATTATGACAAAAGAATACGTTGAAGAAAGATATAACCTATTATTTGAACTTTATGGGGGTTCAATCTCGTGGTTGGTCAATGTTGCATGAGCAATTTAATAGATACGTGTTTTGCCCAGATAACCGCAAATCATTAATAGCGGAATATTTAGTTTGGGAAGACTTTGTAGAAGACGCAAAGAAATTCAATGTTCCTTATTATATGGGAATTGATAACTTTCTGAAAGAATACAAAAACGCTGTTTATTCATGCTTAACTAACTTACAATAATATAAAGTTGCGCACGACACGAATTAAGTGCATAAAACTATGTTAGAAAAAATAATCAAAGGAGTTTACAAAGCAAAGTTACTCAAAGCAAGGCTTTGCGATGTAAAAATCATCGTTTGGGGTGATGGCACACCTAAAACTATTGAGCAAATCAGCTATAAAGAATATGCCGTTATCAAACCATATTTAATTAAAGAGGGAGAATAATCTCCCTCTATTCATAATTAATATAAAGGTATAAATAGCCTGTATACAGGCCCCAACATTACCCGAGTGAACAATAAATGTATAATTACTAACAAAAAAAAATTATTAGATTATGGCAACTGAAAAGAATGCTAGACAGATTAGTGAAGAAAGAGCTGCTGCTCAAGGTGAAGTATTCAACTCTTTCAAAGATGCAGGTGTAGGGGCTGTTCGCTCTCTTGAATTGAACAATATCAATGAAGGAGAAACGGTGACGATTCCTAAAGACTTTAAAATCTTCTTAATGCCTATTAGCGGAACAACCAACAAAGCTGCCAAAGTTATTACTGAAGAAGGTAAGGACTTCTGGATTGGCTGCTTGACTCGTGGCGCTCGTCCTGCTGACGGTAGTGATTTTGTACGTCCAACTGGTACTGTTGTTGATGCTGTTCAGAAGCACGCTACAATGGATGAAGCTTTCAAGGAAGAGCTTGCCGGTAAGAAGATTAAGTTTGAAAAGAAAACCGTTGTGGTAGCCGAGTTCAATGGCGAAACAAGAAACGTCAACGTGTGGACGCTTAACTTCGCTTAAACGAAGTTTTGTAACTCTTAAAGGCAAAATGTATAAGGATTGGTTAGTCACCGGTCCTTATACTCGATACAAAGTGAAAAACGGTGAGAATTATCACTTAAAAAGTGGATATTTTCTTATCAGAAATCACTTAGTATTGAGATATATTCCTGGATAGAAGTTTACACTGTAACTGTTATTAGTATTTTCAATGTTCAACGCGAAAATTCGGTAAAGGAAGGAGAGAAATTGTCCACTAAAAAGACCCTCAATTTCCGGACTTTTTCCGATTTTCAAAAAATCCGCCAGAGTAGGAGTTATATAGCTCACACTCTCTATGGACATTATTTAGTATTTAGCCTATAAAAAGGCAACAAAAAGCGAGGCTACGCAGAAGAGCCTAACACCAAAAATAACTGCTACAAATTCTATGTGCATATTCGCAAACTTGAGCACTATAGGATTTAGGTTGAGCTATAAGGATTGGTCACTTATAGCAATATTATGAGTACTGCTGATATGTCAGTGACCGTACATATCACATATAAAATATGTTATACAATTATGTTAGAAGTTGCCAGGTCTAAGAAGCCTGATTAAAATCTCTAGATAGTAAGAGAGAACCTCATAAGGGTTCATTTTCCATCTCGAACCTATTCGCAAGTTTATAGACTAGCTATCTATAAATTTAGTGATGGAATACCAACGAAGTTGGTGTTCCCGCTTTGCGAACGTTGATAACGTCCTCAGCATGGAAAACTGAGAAATAATCTCCTATCTTATTCTAGATATAGATAGGATTTCCCTACTAGTATAATGGATTGCGTCTCCCTTTAAAGGAGAAGATTCTGGTTCAAGTCCAGAGTAGGGATCTTTATATTATCTTCATAGTTATATTATTTGTGATTATTACTTTTCAGCTACAGTTCGTGAGAATAGTAGCTTTAACTAGAATATTAATTTAAAACTATATAAATATGATAATCATAATCATTTTATACATAATAGCTATCATAGGCTATAAATGTAAGAGTGTAGGAGTATGCCTGTTTTTCGGACTTTTAGCTACAATACTACTTTGTTTGAGAATAGGCTCAGAAATAGGACATGCAATATAATTAAAATAAAGTAAAAATGAAAAAGATTAAAACTTATCCAAATCATTTAGAGATTATAACCTCAGTCTTTATTCCTTATAAAGATTTTGATTTAGAAGATTTCCTAGATGTCCCAACCGTTACAATCCAAGACATTATGAATGCCTGGGCTCCTGTATGCATTGAAGCATTGAAAATGAGAATGGACGCATGTGTCCAAATGCTAGAACGCCATAGAAAGGACATTATTAGTGTAAATGAGGATGCCGTAGAATTCAAAAAGGATAATGGAAGTATCCATCGTTTCCATATTCGTAGTTATAATTTGATGGAACAAACAATCACTAATTTCCAAAATGGAGATTTGAGTCTGAACAGAGATACAGCTTACCAGCTTGTAAAGGCTCTCTATTGGATTCCAGAAAAACTAAAAGCTGAACGGAAAGGTGTAGGATTTGAACTCTTCATATCCTTTGTTCTAAGTCATCTCCGATGACTAAAATAAAAAACTCAATAACTTCCCAAGACATTGAGGGCACCAGTTTCTTATGAATAAATACTCTGAAAAGCCTATATGGGCAGGACAGAGCCTCGAAAGTCTTAGACCAGAGAGATAGTAAGTTTTAGGTGTAAAATGCGATTAATAAAAGAAAAAGATTATGGAACAGTATTTAGATGCAAAAATTAAGAGATTTACTCAAAAACAATTATTCAAGAAAATAACTAAAGTTAAAACTATGCTAGGTTTGGGAGGATTACATCCTGAGAAATACCTAGAAGTTGTACCCGAACATAAAAATTGTGTCCTAGTTGACTTCAATCCAGCAGATGCATTAGTAAGAAGAAATTCTCTTATTGGAGAGTTTGATTTACTTACTAATTCTCCAGCGGAGAGAAGTCCGCTCAACTTCGTTGATTGTGATTTCTGCAAGTCTATTATAAATAATGGAGCAGATTTACTATATATTTATACGAAGATGCAGCTTTCTCCAATTAGAAATAAATATATCACATTTACTTTTAGTTGTAGAACTGCGGGAGACGAGAGAACAATTGAGTGGTTGGCAAAGAATTTCCCAGAACTTGATATTCCAAGAAATTACGTGTTTATAAATGATACAAGATGTAAGGAGATTGGATATCGTCAGTATGTTAAACGTATGTATGATCCAACTAGAGACAGATTCTTAGACATGTACAAATACAGAGATTCTGGAGATAACATGATTACCGGACTAATTAAAATCCTCTGATGAGTCTTTGAAAATTAAGACGAAACTACCCATCTTTGGGTAGTCAGGATTAAAAAGAAAAAGAAATGAGAAAGTACAACAGATTAAATTGCGATTCAACTGTTCGCGCAAGATTTATAGATACTTGGGGACGAGTAATAACTTTAGTCGGAACCCATGCCTTCGAATATGCCATTCACATAGAAGGAGTAAGAACAGTTACTGAAACATTTGAGAATGGAACATTAGCAAGAAAAAGATTTAACGAATTAAAAAGAAAACCATGAGAAAGAGATTTAAGATGAGCAGAATTGCTTCATCAGACAACTATGAGTTGTCAAGAAAGATTCACGCAATGTACCTCCAAAGATTTCACGAGGAGAACATAGAAGTGATTACAGAGATTTCATCTACATTAGTAATTAAAGAACAAAAGTATATTCGGGTATTTGGGAAGTTAATTCCTGTTTCCGAAGAAGAATTGAGAATACATAACACTTTAATATCTGTGAAATGATGGAAGATTTGTTAACAATAGTAAGATGGGCAATAACATTGCCTGTTTGGTTGCTAGAACATATACTTAAGGCTATGACCTTAATAGTTCTGGTATTGGTAATCATCGTCATGGCGGTATTATATCCGCTATTTCGGTCTATCTGGCGTAAGACAGGACAGTCTGTGATTTTTAAGTATGCAACAAAATGGAGAGGAAACTATCCGCTAACCAAAAAAGTATTTGACTTATGGCAATGATAAGAAGAATTACCGAAATAAACGGTGAGATAATTGTGGTAGAAACTATGATTATCGTAGGAGAGATAGTATTGATTACAGTACAAATAAATGGAGAACTAGTTCGCTATGAAATATTATCTGTTAGACAGTTATGGGAAGGTCGTTAGGGCCTTCTCAAGCTGGTCTGAGGCTAACAAATTTCGTATAACTAGAAATAGACCAGATTGGAGGATTGTATGACATACATCGTTGTATTTATAATATTAATCATCATGTGGAAAATGATTGAAGACGAATGAAAACAGTATTAACCCATACAGGAAAAATCTATGTTGATACAGAACATAGACTAGAGTTCTTAACTGTAGGAGACTATGGTAAGGAGAACAACATCAAGGCTGATTTCTTAGGTCTAACTAAGGAAATCAATGGAGTAGAGAATACAGCAGTAGACCTAAGCAAGAAATGGGTAGCAACTATTTCAACTCAGAAAGGCTGTCCTATGCATTGTAAATTCTGTGATGTTCCCAAGTTTGGATTCTATGGAAATGCTTCTATAGAAGATATGGATAGACAAATCCGAACTATTATAGAAGGCGAAAGTGTCAGAGAAACAGACAGGTTTAATGTACACTTTGCTAGAATGGGAGAACCAACATGGAATGATAATGTATTAGCATTTGGACTTGCTCTCAGAGGTGTGGTTAAGTCTGCAGGGTTAATAGCTAAAACTGTTCATCCAGTAGTTTCCACGATGCTTCCGAAAGCAAATAATAAGCTTGGAAACTTCTTACAGGTTTGGTGTAGCATAAAAAATGAGTTCTACAATGGAGAAGCAGGCTTGCAGTTTTCAATCAATTCTACAGACGATGAACAGAGAAATGAGCTGTTTGACTCTAAGAGTTTGTCACTAGCACAAATTTCCCGGTTGGCTGACGAGTTACCAATGCCAGTAGGCAGAAAGTATACTCTAAATTTTCCAGTAACCTCACAAACTATTCTCGATGCGAAGGAATTGTCAAAGCTATTTGATAGGGAGAAATTTATTGTTAAAATCACTCCTATACATGAAACAGCTTCTGCTATAGAGAATGGTTTCCAGGTAACTGGATACTCTGATTATGACGTTTATCGTCGCTTTGAACAACCTTTATTGAAAGAAGGTTGGGATGTTATAGTGTTTGTTCCATCTAAGGAGGAAGATTCTGACCGAATTACTTGTGGGAACGCACTAATCTCTGAAGAGAAGATTTAACAATTCTTAACTAAGAGAAATCTAGATTATACTATATAATAGTAGGCAAACTCTTAGTTATCCTTTCCTTAGTTCAATGGATAGAACCTCTGTCTTCTAAACAGATAATTCCAGTTCGAATCTGGAAGGAAAGACTATTATTCTCCCTTAGCTCAACGGTAGAGCTTTCGACTTTTAATCGAAAGACAAGAGTTCGACTCTCTTAGGGAGAACCAACTTTAAATAATTAAGCTATGATAAATGTAGACGAATTAAGAAACAAAAAGTAGCTCGGAGAAATAGGAGAGCGTATAGCCATTGGTGAATTATCAAAATATGGATTAGATATTTTATTACCAATGTCTGACAATCTACCATTTGATTTTGTTATATATTATAATAACAAGTTTTACAGAACTTAGGTGAAAACTACTGCGAGTAAAACTGTAAATAACTCGTTGAACTTTAGTTTAACAAGTAATAATTATAACAAAGGGACCGTTCACAAATACAACGAGGATGAAATAGATATTATGATATGTTGCGACCTTCATAACATCTATATATTTCCAGAATGTGATGTTGCTAATAGAAATTCTATTACTATTAGGGAGGAACCTCCAGCTAATAATTAGACAAAAGGTATAAACTTTGCAAAAGATTGCATCATATCTATAGAAAGATTAAATTATACTTTCTCTAAGATAGAGAAATAATTCCCTATTAATAGGGAAGTCTTTTTCTTTTATTCCGCTAGTAAACATTTGTTGTGAAACACGTGTTTGCATCTGGGTATAGTCGAGTTGGTAAGATGCTACATTTGGGATGTAGAGACCGCAGGTTCGAGTCCTGCTATCCAGACAAGAAGTAATCAACATTCACTATTAGTACAGCAATTAGGACTGTAGGGTGCCTTTTAGATGAATCCCTGATTACTCCAATTAACAGAGGTGAGTTCCCTTAAAATTGTTACCACGCACTAGTGCGGCTATTAGCTACTAGAGGACTTGGGGTGCCAAGAGGAAGAATTGTAGTAGCTATGTTAATTAGAACAAATCTGTTAATTGCTTTATGGGATAGCGCCAACGATGGAGAGTTGGGACGGACTGTAAATCCGTTGCCTTTAGGCTTAGTAGGTTCGAATCCTACCTATCCCACAATTATGTAAAATAACTTACCAAAAGATGATAAGAATTTCTAGAATTGTAGCTAAGGATAGAATAGCAGATTTGCTAGACTTGAATTTCGTATCTAAGATAACTCTTAGACAAGGTAGACAAGGATTCAAAAATCCTGCAATTTGCAGAGTGGAAATCTATCTCCAAGTAGATAATGATACAGAATACTTTAATAGTGTTATGAGTAACATTGTTGACTGGGGAAAGGAGCGTAATTGTAATATTGCTGTTACCACAGCAAATATGGCTCTACATGATGGATTTATTAAAGAGTCTGCATTTGATGACTTTGATTATCCTATGCCAAAAAAGTATAAGGACTTATGCAGCGTATATTCTGACGAATATTTTAGACTATTTAATAGGAGAAAGATATAATGGAAGACAAATATGAAGGGCTATCTGATGAAGAACTCAAAGAAATCTTCGAAGATATGCAGGCAGACTATTGGATAGATTATTATCAATCTATCTATGAATAAAACCCTATTAGCGAGACCTAGGATATGGATTTTAGAAATATGTATACCCACTGCATATAGGTTAGTCATATTTAAATGAGGAAACCAGGGTTCTCTACTAGGTCGATTCGGGATTGTAACCGGTAATTGGTAGCCGCGCAGACTGTAAATCTGCTCTCTTTTGAGACTGGAGGTTCGAGTCCTCCCAATCCCACACTAATTTCAATATATTATGATGATATTTGTATATTCAGCATTTATATACGTAATAAGCACGTACATAGTTGGCCTTTATATGGCAGTAAATGAACGATTTGTTACAGTTAGAAGACTCGCAATAATGGCATTACCAGTAATAAATACTATATTTGTTATTGTAATACTATTATTTGATATTAAACCATTTATAAAAACAGTTATAAACGAATTTAAAGAAATTACAAAATTACAAAATGACAAATTATGAGTACGGAGAAGGATACTTGCCAGAAATCTGGTACTAGTGTAGTATTCCAAAAAGAAATTAAGCAGTGTAGAGAATGTCCTAACTGCAGAATCTATCCTGACCCAGATCCTGACGACTGGTTCAATGATGATGACGAGAAAGCATTCTGTAAAGAGGCTAATAAATTAATTGAAGGAATGTTAAGACCTTATGAAAAGGTATTAATTCCAGATTGGTGTCCATTAAAAACTAATAAATAAAATGAATAAAACAAAAGCTTGCCTTGAAGTAACTTTAGAACAGGCACGTAAATGGTATGAGAGTGGTAATGAAGACTTGAAAAAGTTAGCTCTTACTGCATTTAGTGAAGAAGTTCTAGTCCCTTCTCTTGGAGAAATATTAGAATCTGAAAAGAATTGGGATGTGCTATTTTTACCTTTAGGGGCATCAGAGCAAACTAAGTCTCTAATTTGTCTACAAATAGTAGCTAATTACTTAAACAACGGTTGGAATAAAACGGAGAGTAACAACGGCTATTTCCTTGGAAGAGGTTCTTCTCTATCTGGGAAGACAGAAACCGATATAAAAGGAGTATATGTTGGTATGCATCAGAATGTAAAATATCCAGGTGTTGTTTATTTCAAAACTGTGGCTGATGCGCAGAAGGCGGTAAAGATTCTTGGTAAAAAGTTATCGCCATTACTTAAATAATTTGATGGTGTTATTAGTTCAGTTGGCAGAACGCTACATTGTGGCTGTAGAGGTCAGCGGTTCGAGTCCGCTATAACACCCTAATCATGTTTTATTAAATATTATAACAAATGAAAAGAACTATTGAAATTGAATGTCCAGATGGCTACAAGCCTATCTACAATGCCAAAACAGGTAATGTTGAAATTGTTCCAGAGAATATTATGGGACGAATAAAGACCTATGAGGACGCTAGAGACTATCTTGGGTACTTATTTAATAGTGAAATCCATTACACTGAATCTGTAAAGGCTCTAGCTAAGTTGCAAACAATTCTGGATGCGCTGAACGAAAAGCACAAGTTCAATCTGCTGACTGGAACTGTATGGTATCCTTGGGTTCGCTTCTTTAGAATGAAATCAGTTCCGAAGGATGCAGAGGTCATTGGTCACTTCCGTTATCAGGGCGAGAAATTCGCGTTGGTAGGCGGCTGCGCGCTTATTGGCGGCGATGCGGGTCTCGGCTCTTTCGATTCTGACAGTGGCGTCGGCCATGCCGGTTCCTTTGTCGGGATGCTTGCGTGCAAATCTGAAGAAATTGCCAAATACGTATCAACCCAGTTTGGAAAGCTAGTGTTCGATGCTTGTTTTGCAAGACATTTCAAGGGTGAAGAATTTGAATGGTTAGACTAAAATTCTAAAAAAATGAATAAGAAATACTTGAGAAAAGAAGACATTAAGTCTGGAATGTTGGTAGAGTACTGTGGTGAGTTATGTCTTGTAGTTGGAAGTACAAGCGGCCTGTGCCTTTGTGGAGTAGATCACTGGTGCCCAGTAGAGGATGCAGAAATGTGGAGGATAACTAGGGTGTACGACCGTACATATCCACGTGAGGCTCGTAAACTAGAGATTGGAGATAGACAGCTCGTCTGGGAAGGAAAACCAATAGTAGAGCTCACTCTAAAAGAAGTTGCAGACAGACTTTACATTTCGGTTGAACAATTAAGAATCAAAGATTAAATGAAGAAATTCTTTATACTTATGTTTGCTATGCTCTGGATGAGCGTAGCAGCTTTTTCTCAGATAACTATCTCACAAGAAGACTATGATAAGTTGCCTGGAGAAACTAAGACTCAAATTGAGAAACTTACTACAGAGAAAGCTGTAAAAGGCGAAATCAAGGAAGTTTCTGAGTATGCAAATCTTGGCAAGGAAATTGGCGTAGCAGTTAATGAAACCTTGAAAGCAGTAGAAGATTCCGCTATAAGAATAGCAGATTCTAGTCTAGGGCAGACAGCAATAACTATTGTAGTATGGAAACTTCTTTACAAAGAAATAGCTGGAGTTATAGTAGGCATACTCCTATTAGGAATATCCTTATTTATGCTTCTAACTGGTCGAGGCAAGCTATCTAAAAACGATGAGGATGCTGGAGGTTGGATAAGTGTAGTCGGAGGAGCAGTGTTCTTCATAGCTTCAATGATTTGTATATTTGGCTGAGGAGCAGTCCAGGCTATAGGCTGGTGTATTCTAGCTATATTCTGTGTATTAGTGCTTCTTTGTATGATTCTTGGCTAGTCGTAAGACTAGCTTTTGGAAGGGTGGCAGAGTCAGGTTTAATGTAATCGTAAAGATGAAAATCTAATACAAATTTTGTAAAAATGAACGCTTGGGAAAGTTAGTATAAATCTCATCAAGGAAATTTAGGACTAGGAAGAGCTATAGCATACTATACTGCTCATTGCATTCCGGTCCTAATTCCCTTGAATGATACATAGAAATATGACATTGTAGTAGATAAAGAGGGTTTGAAGAGAGTATCAGTTAAAACTACTCAACATTAGGTAAAGAGTGGAAATTATGAAGTCTTGTTGAAGAATTGCGGAGGTTCATCTGGAGATTCTAAGATTAGACATTTTGATAATTCTACTTGTGATGTAGTATTTGTAGTAGTTATAACTGGGGACATGTATGAGATTCCCTCAAGTGAAATAAATGTTAAAGGAGCCTTGACATTAACCAGTGATTGGGATAAATATAAGGTTTCATTATAATGGAGGTATAAGCCTAATTGCTAAGGCAGCAGTCTTGAAAACTGCCAGTAATCGTGTAACAGCGATGTGTGGGTTGGAGTCCCACTGCCTCCTCAATCTATAGGATTAGTGTTAACGGTTAGCACGTCGGTCTCCAAAACCGAAAGTAAGGGTTCGAATCCTTTATCCTATGCTATTTTAATTAATAAATTAGATTATGAAAAAGTTAACAATCATTTCGTTAGGACTTATACTACTGTTCAGTTGTTCAGGTCCAACTAGTGAACTAGAAGCTACTAGGAATACCAGAGATGGGATTATTCCATTTGATGCTGCCGTCCAAAATCATTCATGGTGGAGGTACATTCGTAATGCCAGTAATTCAAGACTGGGCTAAAATGTCCTTGAAACCTATCCAAATTCAAGTAAATGTTACTGGTGTTTCCAGTCAAATGATTAAGGTAACTATTCCTGTAACATTGACCACTGGTATCGGAACTACTCAAACATTAATGCAAAATGCTGCAAGTAGATTCTTAACAGCTAAAACTTCTGAAATCTCAGACCAAATCAAGGATATTCTCATTGGTGAAGTGAGAAGCTTGATGGCTACGATGACGATTGAGGAAATTAACGCTGACAGAATCAAGTTTATCGGCAAAGCTAAGGAGAATATTGAGACCGAGTTGAATAAGGTAGGTTTCAGTATTATCAACATTAACAATGCCGATATTTCGGATGATGCAAACTATATCAAGAATCTAGGTCAGAAAGCTGCAACTAAAGCTCTTGCTCAGGCACAGGCTGACATTGCAGAAGAGAAAAAGAAAGGAGATATTCAGATTGCAGAAACCAACAAGCAACGTGAAATTGCTGTAGCAGACGCTGAGAAAGAGCGTGAAACTACTGTTGCTCAGACTAGACAAGAGCAAGAGGTTCGTGTGGCAGAGATTAACCAGGAGAAGGAAATCAAACTTGCAGAAGCTGAGAAGAATAAGCAATCAGGTATTGCTAATCAGAAAGCTGAACAAGCTGCCAATATTGCTAAAGCTAATACTGCAGCGGAATCAGAGAAAGCTAAAGCAGAAGCTGAGAAAATTTCAGCTATAGCTAAAGCTCAAGCAGAAGCCGATTCTAACAGAGCAGAGTCTGAATCACTGGCTGAGGCTAATGTAGCTAAGGCTAAAGCAGAAGCTGACTCTAAGAAAGCAGAAGCAGAAGCAGAGAAACAAACTCGTATTGCTCAGGCTAAACAAAAACAGGAAGCTGAGACGCAAAAGGCAATTAACGAACAGGAAGCTGCAGTTGCTAAGTATGAGTCAGACAAGCGTGTAAAGGCAGCTGAAGCTGATAAGATTGCAGGAGTGGCAGAACAAAATGCCACAATTGAAGTCTCTAAAGCTAAGGGAGAGGCCGAGAAAGCTAAGGCTGAAGCTGAAAAGGTAGCAGGAACTTCTAAGGTAGAAGCTCAAATGACTATCGAGAAAACTAAGCAAGAAAAGCAACTGGAAGTAAACGAAGCAGCTGCATTGGCTATGGAAGCTAAGCTTCATGCTGAGACGATTGTTCCTGCTCAAAAGGAGAAGGAACGTATCACGATTGAAGCAGAAGCTGTTAAGCAGAAAGCTGTACTTGAAGCAGAAGCTAAGGCTGCTGAAATTCTGAAAGAAGCAGAAGCTAAAGCGAATGCTACAAAGTTGCAGCTAGAAGCCGAAGCTGAAGGTACAAGAAAGAAACTGCTTGCTGAAGCTGAGGGTAAGAGAGCATCTTTGATGGCTGAGGCTGATAAAGTCCAGGCTATTGAAATGGCTCCTGCTCTGGCAGTCCAGAAGATGATTGAATCTGGCTTGACTCCTGAAATGGTGGTTCAGTACAAGACAGTTGACCAGTTGACAGGTATTGCAGAAGCATCTGCTCAGATGTTTGAACACGTTCACCTTGGACAGGTTACTGTTTATGGTAACGAGAATACCGCTGGTAATTTCATGGCTAAAACAGCTGAAAGTTTGAATCCTGCATTTGACCTGCTTCGCTCGATTCCTTTCGCAGACACTGTTAAGAGTGTACTGGGAAAGAATCAGATTGAAAGCAAAACAACTGAGTTTGAAGAAGTGAAGTAATTCATAGCAAAGGGGCTTTACAATTCTCTAGTAAAGTATAACAAAAGCCCCTTTGCAATCTGGAGGTATGGGTGAGTGGCTTAAACCACCGTCCTGCTAAGACGGAGGGCCTTCGGGTCCCGCTGGTTCGAATCCAGCTGCCTCCGCTTAAATAAACATTGTTATGGAAGAGAAGATTAGAATATTTGCATCACTACATAAGCCATTCATGGATATGTTACTGCATGATACATGGCTTACGGAAGAACCCATTTCCTTAGAAGAGACAAAAGCATGTTGGATGTGGGCTGGAGAGATAGGAGAGGAAGTTGTTTCTGTAGAAGACTTTGAAACTGTATTTAAGTTTTCTTTACAAGATTTAACTAACTGGTGGAACAAAAATGTATTAGATTTGAGTATCTAATTACATGGGACGATAGCTCAGTTGGTAGAGCGCTGGACTGAAAATCCAGGACGATAGCGGCAGTTCGATCCTGCCTCGTCCCACGCATTGTGTGTTTTTCATGGTAAATATGGGCTTAACGGTTCGAGAGAATAGTTAAGCTAAACTGGGCTATGGTGTAATGGTAGTCACATCAGATTTTGGTTCTGAGAGTCCAGGTTCGAGTCCTGGTAGCCCAACTAAATACAGCTTCGCTAGGGAGACCTAGCCTTGCATACCAAGAGGCGGTAAAGTCAGCTGAATAAATCCGTTGCGGTATTACCTAGTAATAATCTAAAGCTAGCTAAAGAATAACTAGGAACATAGGGGTAGTAAGGCTGTATTTCTAAATTATATAATTATGGATAAGGAGAATTACAGAAAAGTAGTTAAAATCTGTGAGAAAGGCAGATGTAAAGTGAGAGAAAATTCATTTGGAGTTTGTTGGTGTGTAAGATGTGGTAAGTTACATTTTGATGCTCCAGCTAAATTAAAATCTGAAGAACAAATTGTAGTGAAATGAAAGTAATAATTAATGGCTGTTTACTTACAGAATTACTAAAGAACTTCCAAACTTCTCTAGATAATATGAGAGTTATTGGAGAAACATATTCTGAGAAGGACATGGAGAAACTAATCCAAGAGTTCGCTAGGTTCAATATAAAGCCTGACGATATCATTGGTAAAACTGTAATATTTAAGTGTAAATCAATAAGTGCTTATGCTTAACGTAACTTCTTTTAATATTGGAGATATTACAAGTAAAGTATCTCTTAATGCACCTAGTACTGGAATAATTCAGAGGTCTCATCCTAGAAGTAATTTTGTTAGATTTCATGCTAGGTCTCCAATGTCTGAGTGTGTACTCTCTGATTCTCCTAGGCTAACTAAAAACTCTACACGTAAACTTGTAGTACTACAAATAATGGTATTCGGAAATGATGAATTATTAGTAGAATACGTTTATGAAGAGGATTTATTAGAAAGAGAATAAGAAACCTATTTAGGGCCTGTAGCTCAGTCGGTTAGAGCAGGACACTCATAATGTCAAGGTCGTCGGTTCAATCCCGGCCAGGCCCACTAACTAAAATGTAGAAAATATGAAATATCAGTATTTTGGATTATTTCTTTCTGAGAAAGATAGAAATGCACTTTTGAGAGTTATCATTGATAACCCTATTGTATCTAATTTGGTGTTCCAAAGAGGGAGTACTCTGTATCTAGACCATTGTACCTTGCTTCATAGTAGTCAAGGTGATGAAGAGATATTTGAAGCCTTAAGAGGATATATTAGAAGAGGCCCATTTGAAATGCATCGTATAACAATTGACGGAATTGGCTTTTCTGATAAAGCTATAGCTTTCAGAGTTACTATTGGAGATCCACAGTTACCTTGTGCAAATGCCAACCCTCATATTACTGTTTGCACTATTAAGGGAGGAAAGCCAGTAGACAGTAATAGTATTGTAACCTGGATTCCTATTGCAGGGTTTGATGTATACGGGCAACTTAAAATGGTATGATATGTGGAATGAAAATCCTATGAAAGTATATGCTAAGAAGCATCCCGGCTGTTCATTGCAGGAATATTGTGATTACCTAGACAGAGAAGAACAGGAAAGAAGAGATACTAAAAGGAGGGAAGAGGAAAAAAGAGAAGAGCTGTTTAAAAGCTACGTAGGGAAGTGTTTTAGAATTAACTTCAATAATTACTCTTTTATGTACTTCCAACTAACAAAAGAGTTTGGCAACTCTTGTATGGTAAACGAAGATTGCTATGAGGTCTATATTGACTCCAAAGAAACCAGAATTACTTACTCTAAACAGAGAATGCTAAACATAGCCTGGTTTCCTGGTAATATGTTATATGACAGATCAGTAATTGACTGTAGTATAATACCTGATGAGGCATTTGAGAAAATACGTAATTATTATAGAGAAATGGTTAATATAGCTCCTAAGATAAAGAATATAGAACTATAACTGTTGGGGTAGTGGCGGAATGGTAGACGCGCTAGACTTAGGATCTAGTGCCTTCGGGCGTGTGAGTTCGAGTCTCACCTACCCTACAACCTTTATTTTATTAAAAATATGCCAGAGTTAAGTGAGATTATTCAAGATTTGGTAGAAAATAGCAATTCCATGAATCAAATTGATTCAAAAACTGCTATACAGTATGTTGTAGAAGCTTATGAGTCTGGGATGGACAAAGCTCGCAACCTAATTAAAGATAATAATGATTAGTACTAATGACACAGGAAGAATTAGAAGCTAAGCTTACTAGTATTTATCATGAGTTCGGAAACACTATTCAAGAAAGTGAGACTGATGAACAAGTGATTGAACGTTCCAAGAAGTGGTTCGTAGAGAGACTCTCCAAGGAGACAGACGACGAAGAAGCTATTGAATCAATAGCTAATCAATTAGTTGGATGCATTAGACAAGCATCTGTATTAAATAACATTTTAGAAGACGAAAAAATGAACAAAGTTTGGATGTATTCTGGAAATATCTACAGTCAGGTAAGCCCAGATTACAAGGTAGAGAAGACTCTACCAGTAGGTATTTACAACATTTGCCTAACTAGGAACGGCTTTCATCTTGAAAGACATACCGACAAGTTTGTATTCCCGTACAAAATGTATGGTTTGCAAGAGGAGTTTATTAACCACGTAATTAAGACTTATCATGCTACTTCCGATAACATGGGAATTATGCTGACTGGTACGAAGGGTACTGGAAAGACAGTTACAGCTAAGGAATTGGCGAACAAGTTAAACCTTCCTATCATCATAGTAAAAGATATGGGAGATGCTAATCAAAGCATGATTGAATTTCTTTCAAGTATCGAAAATGACTGTATCCTATTCTTGGATGAGTTTGAGAAGAACTTCAATGAGTCTGACTCCACTATTCTCCAAATTATGGATGGAGTATATAATTCCGGTTATCGCAAGGTATTCTTGCTGACTACGAACGAAATGACCGTTAACGATAACATGATTGGACGCCCGTCTCGCATTCGTTATGTCAAGGAGTTTGGAAATCTCGACCTGAAGATTGTGAATGAATACTTAGACGATGTTCTACAAGTTCCAGAAGCACGTCAAGATTTGCTCGACTTCATTGATTCTTTAACTATATCTACCATTGATATTCTTAAGACAATAGTTAATGAAGTAAACATTCACGGAATTGAAGGTTTAAGAAGAGCAAAAGGATTCTTCAATGTGGTAACTAATGAGTATGAATACTCCTGCATTAGAGGATATGCATATTCCTACGAAGTTACATCTGACAAAAACAAGTTCTCTGTAAAAGAGTTCTCTAAAGCTGTTGAAAGATTTAACAATCCCTTGCCTAAGCCTATGGTTAAAGATGAGGATAACTGCACAGCCGAGGAGAGAAAAGCTCTTAACGAGTATTATGAATATCGTCAGCATAACTTCCACAATCTATCTTATAACTATGTGTCCTCATATGTCAAGTTCTCAAGCTTGAAAGTAGGAGACGATTTTCATGGGGATGAAGTTATCTCTATTGACAAGAAATTGGGGATTGTGGTTACTAGGGACGATAACGTTATTAACTACTACTGGGTTAGAGACCCTAACAGTAAACCTTCTTTGTATCGTAGAGGTAGTTATAATCCTCTAGTGTTTTAAGAATTGGGAGCTAGTCTCCCATTACGTCTAGATGCCCGAGCGGTCTAAGGGAACGGTCTGCAAAACCGTGTTTCGTGGGTTCGAATCCCACTCCAGATTCTACACTAATTTATTTGCCTATGGACAGAAAATTAAGAAGAGAGCTTTCTAAAAGAAAGTGGGTTTCTAGGGCTAAAAAGGTCTATGATTCTTGTGGACGATTCTATATTCCTGTTAATGGAATTAAAGCTACTGTAAAATACAATGTTCCTATTTTTAGGAATAAAGCATTAAGAGTTTGTGAATCAATTACAGATTTTCTAGATGGTTCTAAGTATGCTAAAATGCTAAAAAACTGTACTTCTCCTTATAGAAGTAAAATGACGCAATACGAATACAAAAAAGAGAATAGAAAAGATCGCAGAAATGCGAGAAAACAAATAATAGATGGGATTCAAGAATATGAAGAGAGATATACTGATTAATGTACTGACTATAAATAAAATCTATGTTCGTCCAGCCCATAGAGATGAAGACTGGAATTATTACCATGAAGTATACGACAAGAAAGTCGGATTTCTTTGGTGGAGACGTAGTAAGCATATAGACAGAGAATACTGGATGACTCCATGGTCATTTGATGACCATAAATACAGTATAAGTGAAATAGAGAAGGCTCTAGAGAGTTATAATTTCCTTAAAGATAAGGAAGTTTACGTGAAGGCTTCTGTGAAGATTACCTTCTCTAAGAAGGATGCGGAGTATATTTACTTCGATTCTGACCAGGACATGAGAGACTGGGTTGATGGCTTTATTAGTAAATATGGAAAAAACTATATTTCTATATAACTTTTGTTCGTTTTAAGGTGAAGAATAGTAACTGGTTTAAAAATGAAATGACTGACAGGGAATAGCACTGTAATTAACATAGTTTAACTTTGAATCTCTGACTATGCAGAGTATTATTATGGCAGAATTGATTTTCTTAGCTAATGGAAGATGTGACTTGAAAATGCACGCACCTATCAAAAACTTCAAAAGAGTTGAGGTAGTAAAGCACAAAAGAAACTTCTTCAAGGTGTTCGTTGATCGCAACGACAGCGTTTATGACGTTAAGCGTTGCACAGTTATCACATGGAAAACCGTAGACAACGGTAAAAGAAAATTGAATGTTCCAGACAAAGTTGAGGAGGTACGCGATGCCAATCTCTTCGACAAAATCAAGGGAAATCCATTCAAGATCGCACTTACTAAAATAATTGGCGAAATTGAGGCCCAAGAATTACTACATTCGTAGTAACGTTTAGGAGAGTATCGTATAACTCTCCGTAATGCAGATGTGGTGTTAATGGTTTGAGCACGTCAGACTTCCAATCTGAAGGGGAGAGTTCGAGTCTCTCTATCTGCACATTTGTAGGTATAGCACAATGGTTAGTGCATCGGCTTGCCATGCCGAGGATGTGAGTTCGATTCTCATTACCTACTCAAAATTTAAGTTTTATGAAAATAAAGTGTACAGTATGTAATAAAGAATTTTATTATGGAGACCATAACTCTCCAATGTTTATTGATGAGGTTTGGAACAAGATAATAAATTACTTTAAGCTAACCAATTTTGAAAAAGAAGCTGCAAAGAAATTCTCCTCTTATTACAAAGGGGGAGGTAAAGATTATTATCCAGACCACCATGTGTTTATCTGTAGCGAATGTGCGGAGAAGGCTCTAGGTAGGGAAATAACTGATAAGGATATTAATGATTCATTATTTAATATCCCATTTAGAGAGAAGTACTTTAAATCTTAATATCCGTGTGGGTGAATGGTTTAGCCATCAGTCTGCAAAACTGAAAAGAGAAATCTTTAATGAGGGTTCGAATCCCTCCACGGATTCTAATTTTAAATTTAAAAATATGGCATATATTTATTGCATTACAAATTTAATTAATAGCAAGCGATACGTAGGAAAAACTACTACTTCTATAGAAGAGCGCTGGAAGGAACATTGTTATGACTTTTAGAAAGAAAGATGCAACAAAAGACCTTTATATGATGCCATGAATAAGTATGGTGTTGAGAACTTTATGATAGAGGAATTGGAATATGTAGATAGTAACTCTGAATTATCTGAAAGAGAAATCTATTGGATAAAAGAGCTAGGAACTTATGGTTCTAATGGGTACAATGCCTCTAAAGGAGGAGATGGCACTATTCTATACAATCATAGTGAAATTGTAGAATTAGCTAGATTGGGATATACTAGTTCTTAGATACAAGAAAAAATAGGGTGCTGTAAAGACACTATTTACAAAGTTTTGAAGGCAAATAATATAAAAATTAGAAAAAGTAACGCAAAGTTAATTGCTTAGTATGACTTAGCAGGTAATTTTATACAGGTATTCTTTGGTTCCAGAGAAGCTTAGGAATGGTTAATTAATAACGGAATTACTGACAATAAATCTGCATAGAGTCATATTATAGGATGCTGTAAGAATAAAACCAAATCATAGTATGGCTATATTTGGAAATATCTTCCAGAGCCTATTTAATCTTTAAATCACTGTTTCGACATTTTCAGTCTAAATGCCGTGTCTGGAGACGTTACCAACCAGTCGTGCTATACGGTTAGAATAGTCCGTGCCTCACTGGTGATAGAGGCATCCCTGGGTAGCGGATGTAAAGTGGCTACCAATATCGTGGAGTAGAGAAGTGGTCATCTCGCTAGGCTCATAACCTAGAAATCGTCATAAACGGTTCGAATCCTACCTCCGCAACGAAACTCCTTTTGTGGCTCTGAATTAGATTAATTATTAACAATTTTAAACTTTGATGTTATGAAGAAAGTAATTAATGTTGTGAAGAAAGCTGCTAAGTGGTATTTTGAACAGAGTTCTAAGAGCTATACATGGTTAGTTTCTGGAACTATTCCACCTCCCTACAGAGGTCTAGAGTAAAGATACTACTAAAAGGTAAGTACCAAAGGGGTACTTATCTACACCCGTGGAGAAAATTAACTATTGGGGTATAGTTCAAAGGTCAGAACTTTTGACTGTTAATCAAAGAATCATGGTTCGAGTCCATGTGCCCCAGCTATTGACCTTATATTAGATTATGCATCAGTGTGATTATTGTTGTTGGTACTACAGTGGAAATTGTGATTGTCCATATGTAATGAAGAAACAAGCGTGTGAAAATGCTTTGAAAACTAAAGAGAGAAATGAAAGACCTATTAGAAAAGTACAAAATGTTTCAAACTCCAAAACTAGCTAATGAGATTTCATGGAAAGACATGAAGGAATTTAACTCTTATATGAAAGAAGTAGTTCGTGATTATAAGATTAAACAGGCTAAATCAATTCAGAGTGCTAGAAACGTAATAATATCCTGACCTGGCAAGGTAAAAATCCATTCGGGGTTTAAGTTGAAGCCAGTCCCTGCGGAATCATAAAGACCTTTTCTGACACGATAGTCGATGAACTGAGAGAGTAGCATGGTTGCGAACTTATGCTACTAGAACATGATTCAAACAAAAAAAACTTATCTGGTGTTGTTAAGTTATGGAATCTTAACAGTGGAAATTTATGGGTATGTCACCAATTAAAAAGAAAATCCCAAAAATGGGCCGTTAGCTCAAATGGCTAGAGCGCTGGTTTTGCACACCGGAAGATAGGGTTCGAGTCCCTGCGTGTCCACAAACTTTATTTAAAAAATTATGAAAGTATATGTAGTTGTAGTAAATTATCACCCAGCTAATGCTCCTCAAAATTATGAAACTGATTGCCAAATCTTCTTAGACAAGAAACAGGCAGAGAAGTATAAAGAGGCTAAGGAAAAAGAGTTTCCTATTAGATGGGGAGGAGAGTATAATCGTTGTAAACTAATTAAAAAGCATTTGTAATATCGCGGGATGATAGCAGAGGTAGCTAGTCAGGCTCATAACCTGAAGGTCGTCGGTTCGAATCCGACTCCCGCTACTAAGTTATTTTTAACAATTAAAATTAGATTATGGATTTCAAGAATCTTACAAAGGAATCTCTTCCGAAAGAATTTCAGGAGAGAATCGAACGTTTCAATCGTTTGTTCGTTGAAGCTGGTGATGGTACATTTGAAGAAAATGACCTATTTGGTTATGAAATGGGTTGTATAAAGCAAGCCTTATCGTTTACCGAGTTTTTCAAAGAAATGAGTCTAGAGGAATGTAAAGCCTTCTATGAGAAATATCCTAGCTTATTTGAGCTGATTGAGGCTATCAAAGACAAACTTCCGTACTTTGATAATGGTCATAGTGGAAACTCTATGAGCATGAGTTGGATGCTATACAGGTGTTATAAGGAGAAACCCGAACTTGTTCCTTATATGCACGGTTGTTTAGCCCAACTTGTTGGGGACGAGGGCTATCATGATAACCGTTCTGATGTTCCAAAACTATGAGTGTAATACAACAAGTTTATTTAGCTGAAGCTGGTTATTCTATTTACATAAAGGGAATTAAACCAGATAAGGATAATGAATGTTCTGGTGAGATTACTATAAATGGTAATCCCACTAGATTAGAGAGAAAAGAACGCTATCATATTGATGGCAGTATGCTTGTAACTGACAATTACCACATTCCTATGGACTTCATAATTAATTTTCTACAGGCCAATGGTTGTATAGAACAGAAGGAAGACGGTAAGAGATACGTTGTATTAAAGGAAGTAGAATTTAAGCTTAATAAATAATGTTATCTATATTATTCTCAGAATTTAAGGAATGGGGTTGTCCTAATTGTGGATGTGATTCTGTGACCAGTGGTTGTTTCTCTTGCGGAGGAGTTACCTCTGGAACTTGCAGACATTGTAAACTAACATTCGAAATAAGAAGTGATAACGGAAAAGGCATAGTGCAATATGGCTCTCATCCAGAGAATCCTTCTGATCCAAATTCGGAATCCGTAATGGAGTATGCTCATCGTATTGCTCATCCTAGGTCCGGTGTTTCTGCCTGGCATTGGGAACCAAAAGACATTCGTCCAGAGGAAGGAGAATACTGGAGTTCTAGAGGTGTTGGATATGATTTATCTGGATTCGTAAAAACTAAAGCTGCTGGTGAACGTATATTAGCTATGGTGCATGAGGTTTTGGGAACTGATAAGTGTGAGACTTATTTAGACTATAGACCTAGTGAACCAACTTGGATTCAATTTAAGTTCCAGTCTAGCGAGTTTGACTTAGAAAAGTTGGATAAGCTATCTAGAGAAGCTGATAGAGTAGTTACTAAGGAAATATTAAAACAGTGTTTACATGGCAAAAGTAATTAATAAGACAATCACAACACATCTTACAAATATGAAAGATGGAGATGTAGCTGAGATTGTAAATTGGTTCTGTGACGAGGAAATGGAGCCTGGAACTATAGTTCAGAGGTACGGAGATGCTTTAATTATCATTGGTGGGCGTAGCGGTCTATGCTATCCTAAGCTGTTTACTGTTGAGGATACGCGTCGTTTGCTTACTTGTAAGGTCACAATTTTGCCTCCTGGCTCAACTATAATGCTATAATTTCTTTTCTCCAGTTTTCTAATCAGAGATAAACTGGAACATGGGCCTACTTGGATTTGACAGGCGATTACGAATTATAAGGACGTGTAGAGCGCAATCTCTTTAAACGAAGAAAACAAATAACTGCAGAAATTGCACCTGTAAGAATGGCAGCCTAAGCTGCTGACTTATTAATAGACAATATTAATCAAGTCGGGTTAATGGGGAGACCTAGAAACAGAAGAGGTTTGTATCTAAGTGTTATAACGAGACCTTCGGGGAAGAATCATAGTACCTACAGGTTACAGTGAAGCTTAGATGCATTAACTTGAAAGCCAAAGGTTAGTAGAGCTGAAATCTCCACTGCCTATCTATGGGCTACAAATAGACGTTCTCCAACGTAAATGGAGTGGTGGAAGAATGACTTCTAGTCAGCCCCCCAGTTTGGTAGTTTGTAAATTAGTTAGTAGGAGGACTGCTGGTTCACCTCTACTGTAAAGAATCCAGCTCTTCTAATAAAACTATCTAAATGCTAGAACTCACTAGCTGATGTAATAAAAATGAGACGCACGTTATCCTTGTAATAAGGGTTGTTTGGACACGGGTTCGACTCCCGTTAGGTCCACATGACAGGGCTATAGTTCAACCGATTGGGATGTAGTTTAACGGTTAGAACAAGAAACTGATAATTTCTAGACGGCAGTTCAACTCTGCCCTTCCCAACTAACACTGTAAATAATATGTAGAAAATTTCTGAACAAATCAAACAACAAGTAAAAATCCTCAGAGAAATATGGTACTGGGATTAAATATCGAGGCTGTGGTGTAATGGCTTGCATATCACACTGTCATTAAAATTAATTAAACTTATCTGTGAATCGAGAACAATCTCTTAAATTGTATTATGAGAATCCTAACCACTGTAAGGAATGTGGTAAGGTAATCGAAGTACTAGATAATCAGAGGGTCGCAGATGTGAGGAAGAAACAGTTTTGTAGTCATTCGTGTGCTGCTTCTTACAATAATAGAGGTAGGATAAAGCACGATGAAAACAAGATATGTCCTAGATGTGGTAAACCTAAGCATAAAGATTCAGAAATGTGTCGTAGTTGCTGGGAAGAACTTAATGGAATTGGTAACAAAACATTAGGTTATTATACATCTGGGCAGAAGTACTTATCATCTAAATGTCAAGAAATAAGGACTAATGCTCGTAGAGTATTAGAAAGTTCCGAACGTGAGAAAGTATGTCAATATTGTCATAATCATGAATTTGATGCAATACTTGAAGTACATCATCTTAAAGGAATATTAGAATTTGACGAAGACACTCTTATTAAGGAGATTAACAACGAGAATAATTTAGTATGGTTATGTCCGAATCACCATATTATGTTAGAGAAGGGTTTAATTAGTCTGGAGTAATCCAGTTACACTGAGGGTTAGTTCAGTGGTAGAATAGTGCACTGTCTATGCGAAGGTCACCAGTTCGAGTCTGGTACTCTCGGCACTGTGAAGGTTGGGGTTCGAATCCCCCAGTCTCGGCATTTATTCCCCTGTAGTTTAGTTGGTTAGAACACGTGATTTGTAATCTCGAGACCTCGGTTCGAATCCGAGTGGGGGATCTTAACCATTAAATTAGATTAATTTTTATGACTAGATTGGAAAAGTATTTAGTAGCAACTGCTACTGAGATTATCGAAGCGGAAACAACTGTTTCTCGCTACTTTGTCATTGGAAACGTCAAAGTTAGAGTATCAGACCATTTAAGTAAAATGAGTGATGCAGACTTACAAGTGATTATTCCATTGAACGGAGGGACTAAGTATATAGTTACTGTTAAAGATAGTCCTGGAAAATTTCTTGTGTGGAATGCAACTCAAATAAAAGACTTTATTCCTTCATTGCAGATTATTAAGGGCTTGAAGGAAGGAGTGCAACTTAAGCCAAAACCTAAAGACTCTGCAGTTCAGAAGATTCAGCTAGCATTAAATAATAGTAATACCGATGGAGGTTCGTTAACGTTTGATGGTACTATTATTGAGTCTAGATTGAAAGAAAAGCAACTTACTTCCAAACAGCGGGAAGTTTTCAGGAGAACTAAATCTACTTGGGACATTTCTCAGATTGGAACATTACCCAGTATGATTAAAGTAGATTTGGGATTGTCAAATGGTTCTGTAAACGAAGATGTGCAGATATTTCTAACTTGTACATCTTTAACCTACAAAGAAATTCTGAACATTTATAAAATAATAGTTGTTGATAACCGTATGGTTCCAACTATTAAACTGTTGCAAGAAGCTTATAGCTTGATTGTGCAGTAGGATAGCGCCATCATCTAATGGTTAGGATTCAGGCTTTTCACGCCTGCCATACGGGTTCGAATCCCGTTGGCGTTACTATGTACCCCAGCAGCGGAAGTTGTTGGGGTATTTTTTGTTTAATATAATTAATAATTGATGAGAAAAACATTTGAGTTTGTAAAGGTTGGAGGAGTCTGGTTCTATTGGTGGCCAGATTACGACGGAACACCAGAGGAACTAGCAATGGTTGGTGGTGCAGATGAACTTCTTGATTCTCTAGATAATAAGTTTGTTAGATTGCAGATGATTGACCCAGCTGCAGCTAAGATAACGTTGTCTAAAATTGAGGAGGATGAATGTGGAGCAACTTACTTATGCAAAAGTAAGAATTACAATGACAGGGTATGGATTTGTGCTGTAACTCTATCAGTATTCGGGGAATATCCTCAAAATATTTACCTAAAAGATATGTAAAAAATGAAAACGTTAAATGAGATTTTAGACAATTACAAAGACTATGCCGTAGTTCTCGATGACCGTTTCGGTTCTAGATTAGCAAAGTTTTTAACAGAAGAGCAGTTAGAAAAAATAGGCTTCAAGTACGATGGTGATGAGCCTTATCCAGAGCCTAAGGAATGGACTAGAGGGAATATCCTAGAGCAACTTAAGTCTGACGTAGAGTTTGGTTTTGAGAAGGCTCTAGACCAGAGAGGCATTTCAGCTAGCCTAATGTTCTACGTGGTACTAAGATGGAATCAAGTTCTAGAAGAGGGCTTAGAGAATTATCCTGAAGAGAATTATGCTATGTATGGGTTGCCTTTGTTTAAGGCTACTGCTGTAAAGTACGGATGGGAGAATCCTATAGGCGACGATAATGGGGACGAAGAGTTCTACAATGAGTAGCGCTATGAAGGAATCTTCTATACTTAAAGCAATTTCTGACGCTATTGAAGAATACGAGGAAAATCAACAAAGACGAATAGACCTGTTAGAGAGTAAAATTCTGCTATTTGAGAGAGAAAGGGAGGCTTTTATTCGGCATTTGAGAGAAGGAAACATTCAATTATTAAAGGATTATCTAGGAATTAAAGATGAGTAAGTACTATTTAATTAAGGAATGTAATAATATTCCTTTTATCTTAGGACAGTTCGATAGTATTGAAGAGGCTGAGGCCGCTCTTCCTTCTACAAATAAGAAGGGAGCTAAGCACTTTGTCGTTTGTTCTACAGAGCAATTAAAGTCAGCAAGGGCGGCTATATCCTACTTACAAGAAGAACTTAGAAAGAGTCGAGAGGAGGTACGGCAATGGAGGGATTTAGAACTTAAAACAAGGCTAGATTTCTCAAACCAAATCTGTGAATTATCGAAGATAGCTAATCTAACTGTAGAGGACCTAACTAAAGTATTGTTATGATAGTAAGTTCTCCTTTTGATAAAGATTTGCTTGGACATGAGATAAGGGGTGTAAATACATCTTACTACGGACTTTCTGCATTGCAGGCTGTAATAAATCATGACGGAATCCGCCAAGATATTTCAAAATATTTATTTAGAGACTGTGTGGTAGATAGTGGACATAAAGGGATAATTATAGGGTTCGAAGATAATAACCAATTCTTTGATTACTATTATATAGTCTATGTCCCAGAACTTGATAAAGTTGTTTATCAACTATGTAATGATGCAAGATTTATTAATTCTATTGAGATATGAAAAAGAGAGTTTTAATTATTTTAATGATTAGTATTGTATTCGGATTTGCAACTGGTTATTCCTTGCACCACTGGATATATTCTGCGAGGTTTCCAGAGGAGAAAATTATGCTGATGCCGGAACATCCATTCTATTTGATGGAGGAGGTGAATGAGGAAGTATTGTATAATACTCTTAAACACTATGATTTCCCAAGTCCTGCTATCATAACAGCTCAGGCTATTCTAGAATCTGGTAACTTCAAGTCTAAACTTTGTAAGGACAACAATAATTTGTTCGGACTGTATAATTCAAGAACGATGTCCTATTTCAAGTTTGATAGTTGGATAAGCTGTGTATTTGCTTATAAGCAATTTATTCTAAGTAGGTACGATCCAGAAGAGGACTATTATAGATTCCTAGATAGGATTGGATATGCCGAAGATTCTCTATATGAGAGTAAGGTTAAAGAATTAGAGTTAGATATTATCAACAAGTATGGAAGCCCAGATTGAAAAGGCTATTGAGCTTAGAAAACAAGCTAACTTTAAGATTTTAACTAGACTAGCTCAAATCATAGAATGTAGTCCACATTTGCGATTCCAGCAAATATTATCTAATTACAAAGTCTGTGAATTAGGTAAGGATAAGTTCTATGAGGAGAGTATAGAAACTCTTAGGAATTTAGAAGGAGAAATGAACAAAAAGTTGAACACTTAATAGATTTAAAATGGAATTTAAGAATTTTAAGAAAGATGTAGAAGCTGCTTTCAATAATATGATTGCAGAAAACCTGTTTGTTGCTAATGTTGATAAAGACCTCCTTTGGATGGGCTATCTTCTGTCGTTTGAAGATGAAACCGTTAGACAAGACCATAACTGCAATGCCTGTAAATCTTTTATCCGGCATTATGGTAAAGTTGTAGCGATTGACCCTCAAACATATAAGACTAAAACATTCTGGGATGATGTGCACACTCCTGGATACGAGAAAACAGCACAGGCTCTAGCTAAATTAGTTAAGGAAGCTGGAATAGGAGATGTCTTCATTCAAGATGTGAACGAATTTCATGGTTGTGACCATAATGTTCAACTACTCCCTGATGGAACAACTAGAACTTGGACACATCTGTACGTAACTATTCCGAATAACTTCAAGTTCAACAGGCGAGTTCATGGTTTTGACTCTGCTGCCGGTTACAGGGGAGATGTCAGAGCAAGAGCTGGGGTATTTGAACGCTCTATCAGCGAGCTTAAGCTGGAGGCAGTTGAAACTGTTATTGAGCTTATAGAAGGAAATAATCTCTATAGAGGTGCAGAGTTCTTGAAGAGTTTGGAGGAATTTAGAAGAACACTAGTTACTGCTCAAACTCTGAGTCCAGAAGTAAGAACTAACTATTGCTGGTTAAACTTTAAGTCTCCTATAGCTAAGATTAGAAATACGGCTATGGGAACTTTACTTATTGATCTAAGCAATGGTGTAGATCTGGAGAAAGCCGTAAGAGCGTATGAAAACATCATGGCTCCTGCTAACTATAAGAGACCTACTGCTCTTATTACTAAGAAACAAATTGAAGCCGCTCAGAAGAAGGTAGAAGAGCTAGGTCTTACTGATGCACTTCCTCGTCGTCATGCTCATGTGGAAGATATTTCTGTGAATGATGTTCTATTCGTAAATAGAGATACTAGAGCAAAGATGAAGGGAGGAATGTTTGATATGCTCTCTGAGACTTCTACAGTAAATCCAAAAGAGTTTACCAAAGCCCAAGAAGTTTCTGCTGATGCCTTTGTCAAGAATGTACTTCCAGGAGCTAAGGAGGTTTCTATCTTGGTAGAGAACAGACATATTCCCAACTTTGTTACTCTGACTGCTCCTGAAAATCCGGATGCTGGACAGTTGTTTAAGTGGAATAACAACTTTGCTTGGGTTTATAATGGTTCTGTAGCCGATTCCTTCAAGGAGAAGGTAAAGGCTGCTGGTGGAAATGTAGACGGTTTCATGAGATGCTCTCTTCACTGGTTTAACTATGATGACCTTGACCTTCATGTAACCGAACCTGGTGGAAGAGAAATCTATTATGGAAGCAAAACTGGTTATACTGGAGGAACTCTTGATGTTGACATGAATGCAGGTTCCGGAAAAACTAGAGATGCTGTTGAGAACATCATATGGACAGACCCTAGCAGACTAAGACCGGGAGATTATGTGGTAAGAGTGCATAACTTCTATAAGAGGGAAAGTATTGATTTTGGTTTCGAAATGGAAATCGAGATTAATGGAGAACTTCACAAATTCCAGTATGGAAAAGTAGTTCTGAGCAAGGAATACATTGAAGTTGCTCGTATCCATGTTGATGGACAAAGAAACATTTCCATGACTCCTACTATTAAAGAGGGTTCTACATCGTTCAAATCTACTAACGAGTGGGGAATTGATACAATGAAATTCCAGAAGGTTTCTTGTATTATGTTCTCTCCTAATCATTGGGAAGGCAACGCTATAGGAAACAAGCATCTGTTCTTTATGATAGATGGATGCAAGAATCCAGACCCTGTTAGAGGTTTCTTTAATGAATATCTGAGAGCTGACCTTGAAAAGGAGCATAGAAGAGTGTTTGAAGCTCTTGGTTCTAGAGCAAAAGCTGAGTACAGTGATGACCAGTTGAGTGGATTGGGATTTTCTAGCACATCACACAATGATGTTGTTGTAAAAGTTGATAATAAATCATTTAAAATCATTTTCTAATTATGTTTAAACAAGCGTCAAAAATGAAGTTGCGTTTCGCAACTAGTAAAGGTAATCTGAGTGTAGAAGATTTGTGGGACTTGAGCCTGCCAGTATTGGATAAATTAGCCGTTTCTTACGATGAGGAACTAGCTAAAAGTCCAAGAAAGTCTTTCATAACTAATGATACTCCCAGCAATACCGAACTTGAATTGAAGTTCAATATTGTGAAGGAGATTATAACGGATAAGCTAAAAGAGAAGGCTGATAGAGAGACAGCTAAGAATAAGGCTGCTGAAAAGGCTCGCCTGACGGAACTGTTAGCTAAGAAACAATCTGAGAAGTTAGAAAGCTTGTCCGAAGATGAAATCAAACGGAGACTCGCCGAACTCGGGTGAGTGTGTAGTATTAAAGACTGTCAGTCCACAAATCTTAGACAGACTAAGAGAAAGTGGGTTGACAGTTTGTATTTGTTGCGAATTTGAAGGAGTAGCCTGGTTGACATTCAGTCCTGGACTACCCTTTGATATTCATGGAGAGGGTTACGATTTTGAAGAGCTTGGGTTAATAGGCACAGAAGCTAATCTAAGATACTTTGAAAAAGTTACCCCTAACTATATTGATTGTGGAACTGATGTTGATAAGTTTATTAACACCTGTCTACAGTTTAAGTAAGTTAACAGTTTTTAACTTTGAATTTAACAATTCGGAGACTAATCTAGTAAGAAGATTAGAAAAATGATACTTTAGGATTATCTCTCGGTAGCGGTTCGTGAGAATAGCTACCATATGCCCGGATGGTGGAATTGGTAGACACGTCAGATTTAAGCTCTGATGCCCATTGAGGGCGTGTGGGTTCGAGTCCCACTTCGGGTACTATAAAATGTTTTGATATGGAAAGATACATAAAAGAACTAGTAGAGATTTATACTAGCAATACTCTTAAGTCAAAAGAGGAGCTAGAAAGTTTGAAGAAACTTATTATGAATGCTCATAGAGCTGGTTTCATAGCTGGAGAAGAATCTATAGTAAATGTAATTGATAAGTTAACAAAATGAAAGAAAGTGTATTTTTTGGAAACGAAGGATTGACTTCTACATCTGCTAACTATTATGCTAATGTTGCGCAGGAAATGATTCAGGCTGCTACTGAGCGTCTGAATAGTGTGAGGTTCTATCAAGTGTTTGTAGCCTCTATAGGAGGTGGGGAGAAGCAATTAATGACAGTAGGTCAAACTTCCCTAGACTTTATTAAGGACGACTTAGAAAAGTCAGCGGAAATGAATAGCTTCTGTGCTTGGGTGCGGGAGGCTATTAAGAAAAAGGAGGAATTGATTTCCTATACTACTGCTTGCTCTATCGAAAAATGGGCTAGAGAAAACAATGTTGAGATTCCAGAACAACCTCAATATCCAGATTCACCTATTAAGGCGGATGAAAAAGAGGTAATGGATTCATGGGATGCCAATAAGAGAAACAAGTATCTAAGACTTGAAGCGTTTGCTTCTACTTATGGTAAATATATCCATCCTAAAGGGGCTTTCAGTAAGGCTAGAAAGGATGTCCATGCCGCTGAGAATTGTCCTATCTATAAGGAAGGATCTGGTAGAGATTTAATTCTCTATTACCAAGACCCTACTATTAGTGTAAGTAAGGTAGATGATATGTTTATGTCTCTCCAAGACATATACCGTTCCTACGAGAAAGAATTAAACGCTCTTAAAGCTGAACTTAAAGAGACTGTGAATAAGATTGATATGACTAGAGAAGAGGAATATCAGGAAAGACTTGCAGAATTTAAGGCTGATTATGAGAGATATAATTCTAAGATACAAGAATTAAGAAGCCGCTTTAATAATTGGAAGACCTCCGAAAAGGAGCGGATTTCACAGTTAAAAATTACCTTGCCAAAGAATCTCCTAGGAATCTTCGAAGAGATTAAGAAACAAGGCGATCCTTCTTCTAAGTAATTTAGAAGATTTTCTGTAGGAAGCTAACAATTTATACTTAACAGGAATATAAATAATTGCTATTAGAAATCACTGGATTTCTGACAACTCATTCGCTGACTGTGCAAAATTAAAAAAAAAAATTACTCTTATAATATATAAGAGTCTTTGCCTTAGTCTTTGTTAGTACGGTCAGGTCTTAGACTTTGCTTTTATCTTTGCCTGCGCGTTAGCTTCCTACTAAAATAGCTCGCCAACCACGTTGTTGGAGGAGTTACGAAGTCCTTAACGGGATTTCAGCTTTGCTTCAGTTACAAGTAATCTTTAAACTTGGTGACTATTATCCCAAATTCTCAACAAGATGAAAAGGGAGGTTGGCCAACCTAATAACGGTACAAGCTCTTCGGAGTATTGGGAGTGGGGAAAATATCTGGTGAAGCACAGATATTGGAACCACTCTTTTTTTTGATAGATAAGTTATTAATTTTAAAAACTAATGGAAATGAAGAAAGTACTATTGCTTTTCGGAATGATTGCATTGATGTCTGCTTGTGCAGGAAACACTAAGACCTCAGAGAATGACTCTATTGTAGTCATTGAGGAAGTTGTGGACACATTAAGTGTAGATACTGTAGATACTGTAGGCGTTGATAGCCTCGTAATCAATCAGTAATATGGATTTCATCGCAACCAGAGTCAATGAACTCTTAAGTAGGATTTCGCCTATTAAGCGATGGCTTATTTCTGATGTTGCGAATGAATATTATCGTAAAGGTTATGAAGATGGTCAGAAGTTAGTCTACAGAAATGTTTTAAAGGGAAACGCTTTGAAAGACTTCATAGATGTCTTAAGTCATTGCGGAATTAAACTAAGTTATAATTTGCGGAAGGGAGGGTTAATTGTCAGTGTAAAACCTGACAGACTCTCAAATCTGCAACGTCTTATTGAATGTTACAAAAATGAAAGTGAAGAGAACAAACAACTACAGTGATTCCCCTCCTCTAAATGTTCAGTACGAGAACATAATGAGGAACTTTGATTTCGACAGAGTTCGCGAATTTATGAATTGGGAAAAGAGCAAAAGAAGCTATGACGATGAGGGGAATTGTATAGATAAGTCCTCCTGGAAAATGTTTGTAGCACCTAGTATATATAAAATACCTGACATAAGTGAACTTAGAGACTGTGCTAGCAGGTTACTTAAGGGTGTTATGAAGGTTAAGGAAACTAGCAAAGCTCCTGTGATTTTTATGGCTACTGGACCATTTAAGGCTATATACAGATACGGTATACTAGAGTTAGACTGCATTATAGGATCTTGGAGCGATGATTGAGTTTAACGAAGTATTTTGCCTAGACTTAAGAGACGATTTTGAGGAAATGGGCAGACACGAGAGAAACTTTGAGTTAGACGAGTTTATTCAAAGAGATTTGAGTAGAGCTTTTGCTTTTGGATATTGTCATTTAGATTGGATAGGGGAGAAAATGTGGTTTCCAGTTCCTATTAGGAAAGCTCTTAGACACCTATCCGATGGGCTAGAGGATTTCAATCCTCAAATCAAATGGTTAAATGACAAATACGGAGCTATAGGTAAGAGAGTTAAGATTAAGGATTACGCGAACTATATTCTAGAAAATATAATTTGTGATAATTATGATGATTTGATAAAGATTGCAATATTACTAGGAACTAACATGAGAGTAAATTCTCGTGATGGAGAAATCCAATAAGGTTCTAGAAGTCTTCACTGATGGAGCTTTTAGTTCGTCTAGAAACACTGGAGGGGTAGGAGTCGTATTTGTAATTGATGGAGAAAAAGTCTATGAATTTAGCAAAATGATTCCTAATACTACTAATAACAAATGTGAGTTGTTAGCAGTAATATATGCCCTTAATGCAGTAAGCAGTCAACTTAAATCTCTTACTATCTATTCAGATTCTCAGTACGTTATAGGATGTGCTACTAAAGGATGGAAAAGGAAAAAGAATGTGGAACTATGGAATTTGTATGACAAGGTTTTAGAAAAGGCAGAAAAATTCTGTCCTAGTATAAACTTTTGTTGGGTAAAAGGACATACCTCCAATTCTGATTTCTTTTCTCAGATGAATAATCTCGCAGATAAATTAGCAGTTGAAGCAAGTCAAGAATATGAAACTAAGAAAGAGTAAGAACAAGAAGCTCATTAAAGAGGCTATGAAGTTCTATCCGTTTGATTATGGTTTCGTGCTCTCACTAGAGAAGCAAGCCTTAATCAGAATGTATGAATACTTCAAAGTATCTAGAATTGCTAAGGGTAATGAATTTGTTGAAAGGGATCTAAAACTAGCACTAGGACTCTTGGACATTGTGTTAGAGATAGATTCTGCCTACCACTGTGATTTCAGACCTAGGTCTAAAGGATTTGTAGATAGGCACATAAACATTAAGAATTGGAAACGATTCCGTCCTAAAGCTGCTGATCTCGATTGGAGCGAACCTATTCTCCAAGACTCTTTGAGAAGAGAAAAAGCCTGGTACTTGTACAACAAACTTAAGTTTGAACGTATGAGAACTTGGTGGGATTAAATTTTAATTAATGTAATTATGAAGAAAATTTTTAGTATTATTTGTTTGTGTTTAATGTGTGCGTTTGCAAGCGCACAAGTTGTAGAAACCGGAAGTTTGAAAGACAATTGGTATATTTCCGGTAATGTTGGAACTACAGTCTGGGACAATCAGAGAAGTTGGGCTGAACCTAATGATATTCTGGTGAATATTGCTGTAGGTAAAGAAATTACACCCATCTTTGGCCTAGAATTAGACATGGTAGCGGGTATGAATCAGGGAAATAAGACATTCTTTGATTCACACAACCTTACGGCTAATGTTACTACCAATCTTAGTAATCTGGTATGTGGCTATGAAGGCAATAGACGTCTGTTTGAACCAGTATTGATTATAGGAGCAGGTTGGTATCATACCTATGGATACGTCTATAATAACGTATCTGCGCGTGGTGCAGTAAGATGTAATTTCAACATTACTGATACGTGGGCGTTAAATATAACCCCAGAATATATGCTACTTCCTAAAACTACTCCATTAAACCAAGAAGTCAATGTTTATGTAGGAGCTACTTACAGATTTAAGTCGAGCAAAGGGAATTTCCCAGTTATGAAACTTTATGATGATTCGGAAATAGAAAGCTTAAATGCGTCTATTAATGAATTGAGAGAGAAGAATAATGAACTTATGGCTCGCAAACCTGTTGAGGTAGTTAAGGTAGATACCATAGAAATTACTAAGGTAGAATTACTTACTCCTAAAATCCAATTCCTACAAAACTCCTCTGAAATATCTGCTACCTCTAATGTTGCTGTGTCCGAATTAGCAGCTTACATAGCAAATAGTGGTAAGTCATATGTTATAGAGGGATATGCTTCTGAAGAGGGACCTATTGACTTCAACAACAAATTAGCTAATGCTAGAGCGGAATCTATGAAGAAGGCTCTAGTTAACTATGGTGCTCCGGAAGACAAACTTACCGTGAAGGGGTGTGGAGTTACTACTGATTTTGGAGATAATGAATTTAACAGAATTGTAATAGTTTCTGAGCAATGAAGTACAAGAAGAGAGTAGCTTGGTTGAAATCAAAGCAAGCATGGTGGGATAAGCAAGGGAAGGATTTTCAAGCTGCTACCACTAGACCAGGTTCTGTAAAAACTCGGTAATTTATGATTGCGTTTATAATTATATGCTTACTATTCATCGCATATATCTACTATGATCCTTATGTAGATATTGCGGAGGATAGTGTACTACTGTGGTATAATAAGAAAAGCAATAGAGAATATATTATTTTATGGTCGAGAAAAACCTAATTAAGGCATTTATTGCCATAGTATTAGTTTTTGTAGCCTATAATATGGGACTGTGGTTATTATCTCAGTCCCTATGGGTTGCAAACCTTGGAGGACTATTGTTATTATTTATAGCAATTCCTAGTCTAGTCTATAGGACTATTAAACATTTCAAAAAACATTTTAAAAATAAAAAAGATGAAGACAATAATTAAGTTTCTGTGTGTATTAACTCTGGTATTTGGTTTGTCAAGTTGTGGCTACGAGCGGGTAGACGCTGGACATGAAGGAATCAAGGTAAATCTTTACGGTGATGGTAAAGGAGTAGATGACATCTCATTGGTCACGGGGGCTGTTTGGTATAATCCAATTACCACAGCTGTATATGAGTACCCAACCTATGTGCTTACTGTGGACTATGAGGCTTTTTCTATTAATGCTAAGGATGGTTCGTCATTTACTGTTGACCCTACTATATCTCTTAAGATAGTTGATGGAAAGTCACCTGAGGTATTTAAGAAATACAGAAAAGACAATATACTTGATGTCGTAAATACTACATTATATAACTATGTTAAAAACGCATTCCGTATACAACTTAATAATTATACTACTGATGAATTAGTTAGCAAAAGAGAAGAGTTTGAGAAATCTATAGAAGATAGATTAAGCAAAGAATTACTTGCCGAAAACTTCCAACTTGAGCAGCTAACTTCTGGTCTCCAATATCCTAAGACACTAGTAGATGCTATTGATGCTAAAAATAAAGCGGTGCAGGATGCTCTTAAGATAGAAAATGAGGTTAAATCTGTAGAAGCTAATGCTAAAAAGGCTGTAGCCCAAGCAGAGGGAGCAGCTCAGGCTCTGAAAATTAAGGGAGACGCAGAAGCTGAGTATAACAGAAAGATTGCAGCTTCCTTATCTGCATTGATTGTACAACAGAATTTTGTGGAGAAGTGGGATGGAAAACTGCCTACTTATGGTACTGTTCCTACCTTATTTAAGGATGTAGCTGGAAAATAACTATGATGTACTTAATAATATGCACTGTGATGATAATCGTCACGGTGCTTATCTTAAAAGATACTCATGTTACGGTTTATTGGACCGGGTATAGTAGCAACTATGCTAACATAGACGAAGAGTATGACATTAAGGTTCCAATCTGGGCAGTATTAATGATTATAGTTCTGGGATTTGTCCCTGTCTTGAATATAGTATTATATATGGTAGGCTATATATACTATGCAATCCATGCTCTGTGGAATCCTAACAGAAATGACGGATATACTCACAAGTATACGTTAAGAGGTAGAAATTTTCTGACTAAAATTATAAAGAAGATATGGAAGATCTTAAATTTGTGTATTTAATATGCGACGGCATAGGGCTTATACTTTATGCACTTCTATATTACTGTCTGTACTACACCTACCAGGTAAATTGGTTAACTTCTAAAGCTACAAGAATAAAAATCCCTAGATGGACTATTATTATTGTTGTAGCTAGTTTGATTATCCCTCCGCTTGGTTTAGGTGTCTCACTAGCATCGTGGGTAGTATACGCATTTGCAGTGTACAATGAAGACTATACAGTAGATGTCCCTATTCTTAACTTCCTAGGAGATTCGTTATATGATTCGGATATTAAAGCATCTAAGAAGGATACTAAGGCATAAGTTCTGGGTTGCATACTATTGCTTCCAATTAGGACTATACAGGCAGGGCATTTTGCACGATTTATCTAAGTTCGGATGGTATGAATTTTCTCGCTCTGTTAAATTTTACGATGATAACACATCTCCATTAAATAAGGAGAAAGAAATTCTGGGCTATTCTAGGTCCTATTTACATCATAGAGGAAGGAATCCACATCATTATGAATATTGGGTAACTCAATTAGATTCTGGTGGAGTCCCAGTGAAAATCCCTAGAGAATACGCATTAGAGTTAGTGTGTGATTATTTAGCCGCTGGTAAGGTATATAATGGAAATAGTTTCCAAGGAGAATACAACTGGTGGATTAAATATATTAGCGCTCCTAGAGCGATTCATCCAGAGACAAAAGAGTTTATTACTCAATGTTTTAAGAACTTAGCTGTCGGTAAAAACATGAAGAGTTTATTAACAATTAGTTATTAAAATAATTTTTAGAATGGAAATAATTAATGCAACAGATGGTTACAAATTAGGCCATCACAGGATGTACCCAGAAGGTACTGAACAAGTTTATAGTAACTGGACTCCGAGAAGTAACAAGTACTTTCCAGAAGCTACCGAAGGTTCTGTAGTATTCGGAATCCAATATTTAATTAAAAAGTATTTGATCGACGAATTTAATAAGAATTTCTTTGTATTGCCTAAAGAGAAAGCTATAGAAATGTTTTATCGGAGAGTCCACAACTTCGTTGGAATTGAGTCCGTGGGATATAGACATATTGAGGCTTTGTATGATTTAGGATATCTCCCTATTCGTATTAAAGCGTTGCCGGAAGGTTCAGTATGTCCTATTAGAGTTCCTATGATGACTATTACTAATACGAAACCAGAGTTCTTTTGGTTAACTAATTATCTAGAGACTTTGATTAGTTGTACTTTGTGGATGCCTTGTACCTCTGCCACTAGAGCAAGACTCTATAAGAAAGAACTCAAAAGACACTCAGTACATACTGGATTTCCGGAGGATGTAAACCTGGATTTCTTGTGTCATGACTTCTCTATGAGAGGAATGGCTGGTTTGGAAGCGTCTGTTATTTCTGGTATGGCTCATATGACTTCATTTGTAGGAAGTGAAACTATTCCTGCTATTGCAGCTCTTGAAGAATATTATGGAGCTAATTCTGATAGTGAATTGATTGCTGCTACTGTTCCGGCTACTGAACATTCGGTAATGTGTGCAGGAGGAGAAGAGGACGAGTTAGGAACATATAAACGTCTCATTAATGAGTTATATCCTACTGGGTTTGTTTCCATAGTGTCTGATACTTGGGATTTCTGGAATGTTGTTGAAAACTTCCTTCCTAAGTTGAAGAAAGACATTATGGCTCGTGACGGTCGTGTAGTTATTCGTCCCGATAGTGGAGACCCGGTAGATATTATTTGTGGTCTGAGAACTAATCCTCATTTCAATACAAGAATAAGGGAAGGTAAATACTACTGCTGTTATGCTCCGTTTAATGACGATGCAGAATACGTAGAAGTATCAGAAGGTCAATATTACGGAGCATACTATATGCTTGGTAAGATCTTCGGTTGGAATACTACTTCCAAGGACTACCGTTATCCAAGCACTAAGATAGGCTTATTGTATGGAGATTCTATTACTTTAGAACGTCAAAAGCAAATCTATATGAGACTTGAGAATGCCCACATGGCAGCTTGTAATCTTGTTCTTGGTGTTGGTTCATTCTCATATCAGTATGCAAGTAGAGATAGTCTAGGCTTTGCAATCAAAGCTACTGCTTGTGTAGTTAATGGAGAATTGAAAGAAATATTCAAACATCCTAAAACAGATGATGGAACTAAAAATTCTCTTAAAGGTCTAATTGCTGTCTATCAGGACGTTAATGGCGTTTACTATGCTGAAGACCAAGTAACTCCTGAGGTAGAAAGTGGAGGCTGTTTAGAGACTGTGTTCGAAGATGGCGTCCTTAAAAAGGAGTACACTCTTAAAGAAATTAGACAGCGAATTAATGAAGGACTTTATAGAAAGTTTTAACCATCCATTTGGAAAAGAGGCTTGTAAGAAGCGACTATTAGAAGAGTATAAGAAATACGGAAAGCTAATAGTCGCTTTCGACTTTGATAACACTATCTTCGACTATCATAATACTGGAGGAGATTATAGTTGTGTTATTAATCTACTGAGACGTTGTACTATGTTAGGTTTTGAAATGATTTTACTTTCTACAGAGGAAAACGAAAATAAAATTATAGAGAAACAAGTAGAGTGTGTCCAAATGAGGATAGGAAATCTTATTAATGATATGATTATACCTCCTTTTACAAGCAGTAGACTATTTCCGAACTCTAGAAAGCCTTATTACAATATTCTACTAGACGATAGGGCGGGCTTAGAAGAAAGTTATGAAATCTTAAAATATGTCGTAGATGAAATTATTAAACTTAATTAATTGGGATGAAAGTGAGATTAAGTATAACCTCACTACATTCCCTGACGGAGAGCCTCAAATAAGTTTTCCAGACGAATTTGATAGGAAAGATTCGGTAAAGGTTATGTGTAGAATTACTTCTGCCGAAGAATTGTTTCTGTTAGCTCAAGTTGGCGATATTCTAGACAGACAAGAAATTGAGTGGGACTTATTTATTACCTATCTAATGTCTATGCGTATGGATAGGGTAATGGATTTTAACCGTCCATTTTCTCTGAAAATTGTGTGCAATATCTTAAATGGAATGAACTATCGTTCAGTCTGTATTTTAGAGGCTCACTCTAACAGAGCAAAGAATCTTCTAGGTTCTAGATGTTGGTGTCAAGAATTGAATTATGGAAGCTATATACCACAACAATCTAATGTTGTATTCCCTGATGCTGGAGCGTATCAGAGATACAGGGAGTACTCTAAGGTATGGGGACATTTAGTGTTCAATAAGACAAGAGACTTAGAAACTGGAAAAATCAAGGAATTCTCTATAGGTAGAAATGTAAATTGTTACTATTCTACGTTTGTATTCATTGATGATTTGTGCGATGCTGGAGGAACATTCCTTGGAGAACTTAAAGTTCTTAAAGAAAAGTATCCTAACTATAGATTCGAGATTATAGTTTGCCATGCTGTAAATATAGAAGGCTTGAAAAAGTTGTGTAACAATTTTGATCATGTTACGATAACTAATTCATACTGTGATTATGAATATCAGCCTAGTAATAATAACTTAACAGTAATAGATGTATGCAAATAAAGAATTTAGACGCTGCAAGACGTCTTGTAAAAAAGTATAGAAGTATTACAAGAGAGGAACTTGAAAGCAATGCGCATGAGGACGATGATTGCTGGCATGAGGCGTTATCTAGGATAACTGGATTTGGGAGTCTTAGAAATTGCTATTTATGCAACGAATGCGGTTATGAGACTGGAGACCCAGATTGCACTGGGTGTTTATATTCTTGGAACAAGGATAATGTAAATAAGTTTAGTGTCCCGTGTATAAACCAATATACTTATTGTGCTATCTATATTGCTGAAAGTCTAGATGAACTATATGAAGCTATACAGAACAGAGCAGACTTCATCGAAAATCTTATTAAAGAAATAGAAAATGATAATTGAAGGCTCCTTTTATAGGCTAACCCCTATCAATGATGCTTCTCCTCGTTTCGACTTGGAGCTGCTATATGATATTGGAGGGAAAAATCCGAGAAAAGAATTTAAAGTGGAAGGCTATGGCTATTCACTAGAGGCTGCTGTAGAACGTTGTATAAACTACGCAACTAGAAAGAAATTCGGAAAAGATGAAATTATAACTTTAGGTCAGTACTTAGATGAGTTTAAAAAAGCAAAAAAAGAGATTAAACTCGAAATCACCGGAAGTGCAGGAAATTCTAGCGGAGAGGCTTAATAAGCTTTGTAAGTTTCTGGATGAAGAGTATGACATTAATGCTGGAGGCTGTTGTTATATAGCATATTGTTTAGCTAGACTACTTAGTAGAGATAAATTTAAATTCAAAGTAATAATCTATGAAGATTATTTTCTTGGAGGTAAATTTAGCGAAATAATAGGTAGTCATTGGCATTATGCCATAGGTATAGGAGAGTATACAATAAACTCTTGTGACTGTGAGGACGATAGTAGCTTCTGCAAAAATGTTTATACAGGAGTAAAAGCCTCTGAACTTTTAACTCATTATCAGAGTAGAAGCTGGAACGATTGCTATAATTCAAGAAAAAATTCATTTATTTTCAAAACTATTAAAGTGTTTTACAATGACCTTACGGAAGACTTACGAGAAGGATAAGCAAATTGTATATACACATGATAAGTTTATCTATTGTAGTTCGATTTATCAAATTTGGAGTTGGGGAGCGGCTCTAATGGAGGAGAAATACTTTTCTTCTAGTAAACCGATTACTATAAAAAAGAAAAATCTTTCTGTAAAGAAAAAGAATTATTCACTAAGAAGGTTCTTTGAATTACAGTTTGCTCCAGAAGAATATCTAATTAATAACGGTTTTAAAATTGTAGAAAATGAAACAGGATGTGATTGAGTACATGATTGACTCATTTGTAGATTTCAAGGGTAAGGAACATAAGATTGTAGCGTGTGCTCTGAGTCAGTCTCCAGAAGAAAGTGAAGATGACTACAAACTTTCAGTTGGATGGGCAAGTGAAGACGGCTATATTTGTGTAGACGATCCGGACTATGCAGAAGTTTGCAGAGTAGTATCTGTAGGTATCAGTGTATGTCACCCAACTGACGAGTTTGATAAGGAGAGAGGAAAAGCTAACGCCTATAATAAGGCTTTACATGATCCTAAGTGTCCTACTATCTACACTAAGTCTAGAGGTGTAATTAACAAGACTCTGGTTAAGGCATTCTTGAAACAAGAAATAGGGTTTATTAAAGAAAACCCTGAACGAATCATCAAAGGATATAACCAGATGAAAGCCCGCTTTGATAAAAAAGAAGCAGTCAAGAAAGAAATAGAGGATTTGAACGGTTCTGAAAAAGAAATATTCAATGCTGCTAAAAGCGGAAGCGTAGATGTTGCTAAATGCGTCGAGCTTGTAGAGAAGGCTAAGGCGATGGGCATTGAGTTAAATGAACAAGGTTAAGCTCTGTTATATTACAATCATACTAATGGGATTATTAATTATATACTTACTATCTTCTAGGAGGGACCACATTGACTTACCTATAGTAGACGTGCAAGAAATTGTACGAGATTCTATTATTAGAGATAGTATCTTTATAGTTAATGATTCTATTGTAAAGGAGATTGAATATATAGACAAGAAGTATGATGAGAAAGTATCTACTATTATGTCTAGTTCTGATAGCGTCAATTTGTGCTTCTTCTCAGAATACATCGACCGTTACAATAACGGGAGAACAGCTAAAGACGGCGAATCTGATATTCGCTGAACATCAGAAACTTTCTGAGACTGTTCCGTTATTGAAAACCAAAATAACTAATCTGGAACTAATAAATAAGAGTTGGGAAAGGACGGATTCTGTTCGCAGAGTTCAGTTACTATATTATGGAAACATAATCGAAGATAAAAATAGATCTATTGAAGGTCTTAATAAGTCTTTAAAGAGAAAGCAGAACGTTATAAAATACGGAGCTGCTGGTTCATGTGTATTAATATTGTTATGCCTATTACTGAAATAATGTTTAAGGACAAAGATGGTTTTCACTATAAACATCCTGAACGCAGTTGTACTAGGTGTAAGAATTATCCATGTCTCCAAAATATGGATAAGCTCCAAGGAGATTTTGCATCCTATGGTTGCAAGATGTTTGAGGATATTAATACATTCGATGTGTGGAAACCAAAGAAGTAACTTACCATGTAAAATTTGTTGCTAAAAATGAGGACGGGATGGGCTATGCTAGTTATGTTTTTGAAAGATTTGAATATGATAATCTGGATTATAAAGATATAATGTGTGTAAGGTTCCCAAACTGGAATCAGTGTTCTATGGAATTAGGAGATGTCGGATATGTTACTGTGAGGTATGTAGAAGAAGGCATCGATAAGTGGTACGATGGTAAAGATTTTGTTCCATATAAAGAAACGAATATAATTTTCCTGAAGTTTATTCACGAAAAGCCGTTGATTGAAAATGGGCAAATATTATTAGATTAACATTAAAATAAGATGAATTATGGAATATTATTAAAGAATAATTTATGACTGTATTAGGAGATAAGCTGAAAGAAGCTTTAAATGATAAAGCAAACGACATCAATAGTTACGTATGGAAAGGTCCTAAAGTAAACGGGGTCCAGGAAGAGGTAAAACTAGTAGACGCTGATTATGACCAATTGAGACGGTTTTATAACCATTGTGAACAAATGTTATACAATTCTGATACTAAGAATCCGGGTCGTATAACATTGTTGGGCATAGTGTCTGACCAAATTCAGAGATGTCGTGCTGAGCTTCTTATTAGATGGCTTAGAGCTGAAAAACAATATACCAATACTCGCTGTTTGGAAGACTTGAAGGCTATTATCCAGAACAATAAAGAGGTGTTAACTAATGAAACCATTAAAACTTATCCCATTGGGGATATTATTAATGGTATTCCAGTAGAATTTAGAGAAGTGTCAGTAAGTTTAGTTATGGATGCTTGTCTTGATTCTCTGGGACTATTCGACAATTCTCACTTAACGCTTAACTTTATTGTTAAGATGGGTTTGTGGTTTACCCAGCAAGAGATGCAAAAAGATTTGTATCGTAAAGACCCAATAACAGGAAAAGCTGTCAACAGACTGGAAGTAGTAAGTAAGGAACTTCGTTTGAATCCTTCTATAGCTTTAAAAATCTGTGATACTGGATTAAGTTATGCTGAATTTAGATCTATGTGTAGACTGAAAAGAGATAAATACGCTAACTTAACTAGTGATCAACTAAGACTGTTATCTAACAAAGTCTTGTATCGCTTCCAGAATCAGTGCGAAAACCAGGCTAAACAGTGGAAGGACAAGATGGAGGAAATCAAAAAGGTTGCAGAACTTAAAGGATGGGACATCACTAGGAACATAGATTGATGAAAGATCTCTTTACTCCTGTTACTCGTGATGAGCGGCAGGAGCAATGTAAGAGAGCCTGGTTATTACATAAGGGAAAAGGAACCATAGAAGCATGTACCGGTTTTGGAAAGACTCGATGTGCAATCAATTGCCTAAAAGCTGTTCTATCCAAGTATCCTACTATTAGAGCACTAGTGGTAGTTCCCACTGAGCTTTTGAAAAACCAGTGGATAGATATATTAGACAAGGAAGGGCTTGGTCTTAATACAGAAGTACAGGTTGTGAATACTACAGCTAAGAACGGATATGAGTGTGACTTTCTAATCATTGATGAGATTCACAGGACCGCTGCTGAAACTTTACAGTTTGTATTCAGTAAGGTAAAGTACAAGCTAATTCTTGGATTAACTGCTACATTAGAAAGGCTAGATGGTAGACATACTATTGTCGAAAAATACTGTCCAGTTGTTGATAGTGTTAGTATTGAGGTAGCTAAAGCAAGCGGTTGGGTATCGGACTTTACAGAATATCAAGTAATTATTACTGCGGAAGATATAGAAAACTACCGAGAGCAAAATAGGGAATTTATAAAACATTTTGAATTCTTTAACTTTGATTTTGGACTCGCAATGAGTATGGTTGGTAAAGACGGCCTCAGAAATAGGCTAAATTATAGAACTCAAATCTGTAATAGTTTAGATAAAACTGAGCTATCTAATGCTTTGAAGCAGATTACTTATCATTCTACAGCTTTTATGAGAGCCTTACAAGCTCGGAAGAAATTCATTCATAATCATCCAGCTAAGTTAGAAGTAGCTAGAGAGATTATTGCTCACCGTACAGACAAGAAAATAATTACCTTTTCAGCTAACACTGCTATGGCAGAGAAAATTGGGATAGGATATGTCTATACTGGTAAAGAGAGCAAGAAACAGAATAGAATTACTCTTGAAGAGTTTGCGCTTTTGGATAGTGGAGTTATTAATAGTTGTAAATTAGCTATTGAAGGATTTGACTGTCCTGGCCTGTCAGTTGGTATAATGCTAGGAGTAGATTCTAGTAGTACTAAAAGCACCCAAGCTGCTGGCAGGGTTATAAGAAAGGAAGGTTCTAAATACTCTGAAATATTCACATTAGTGCTGGAAGACACCGTTGAACAAGAATGGTTTAAGAAATCACATCAGAAAGGTAACTATGTTACTATTGATGTTGAAAACTTACGAAAGTTACTTAATGGAGAGCCTTGGGAACCCTACAAGAAAAAATTACAAAATTTTACTTATCGTTTTTAATTATGGAAACTTATTACACCAAAAGGGAGTACAATGAGATGAAGTCTGCTTTGAATAAGAAATGCAAAGCATTGGAAACTAAGGTCGGAAAACTTACAGAAGAGCTGAAAGAATTAAAGAAGAACTATGCAATCCTTCTTGAGACAGCTAGTGAAAAGGTTGAAGACTAAGTTTATATCACGTAACCAAGCTTTAACGCTTTAACAGGTAAACTACGCTTGGTGTATAGATTAGTAGAGAATCTATTAATTTGTACACGTGAAAAATCTTGAATTGAAACAGCAACTCTTATTTTGCGAGAAATATGGTATTAATCCAAGTGAATTGCTGTTATTAGAAATTATTCTTATCGCCCAAGAGGACGATGAACCAGAAATTGTCCGTGAGTATTTCTCTTCTAGAGTTTGTGCTCGCGGTTTTACTACGGAACTATTAGTTGGACTTCGTGATGCTGGGGTTATAAATAAAACCTATAAGATTCCCGAAAGGGGGTCTGTATTTAATCCACTAGACGTACCTCTAAATAAGACAATAGTAAAGGACTTTTATAAATGTTCCTTTGACTTAGGCAGAGAATTGTGGGAAACTTATCCTTTATTTGGAATAGTTAATAATACACAAGTAGGTCTGAGAGGGGTATCTAAGAAATTTGATACTATCGAAGACTTCTATAGGTTCTATGGAAGAACTATCAGATGGAAACCTGAAGTCCACAATCAAATCATAGAGTTAGTTAAATGGGCAAAAGAACATAATATTCTTTGCACCACTATAGCTAATTTCGTAATAGACCATAAGTGGGAAGAACTTAAAGCATTGAAAGAGGAAGGTGGGGTTAACTATGATTCCATGAGATTGCTATGATTTCCGAAAAACTTCTCAATGAAATTGATAGAGGTAGATTAGGACTAAATCATGGTATATCTATGAAGTTACCAAAGCTGGAAGGAATTATAGATGGAGTTACTAGGGAAACCTATACTTTAATTCTATCTAATTCTGGTGCTGGTAAGACTTCATTTGCTCTATATGCTTATGTTTATAGACCACTGATGGAACATCTTGACGATGATGATTTTAAGGTATTGTATTTCAGCTTGGAAATGGGGGAAGTAGCATTATACATTAAGCTATTATCTATCTATATCTTCGAAACATACGGAGTGCAACTATCTTTTAAAAAGATATTGTCAAGAGAAAAGGAATATATTTTATCTGAGGAACATTATGATTTAGTTAAGCAGTGTATGCCTTGGATAGATAAGATTAGTAAAAAGCTAGAAATCTTTGATAAGAAAGTAACGCCTAATAAGGTATATGCAATCTTAAAAACAAGATTAGAAGAAATGGGAACTTTCTCTGAAAGTGAAACCAGACTTTTATATAAGCCTAATAATCCTAATCTTATCTATAATGTCGTAATAGACCATATTGGTCTAGTGGGTACTAAACCTGATATTGATTTACTTTCCAGCTATCTGATATTTTTCAGAGACAAGTGTGGAGTTAGTCCTGTTGTAATTCAGCAGGCGAACAGAGAGCAGGGAAATATAGAGAGGTTTAAACAAGGAAAAAGTGCATTTACTATTCATGATGCCAAAGACTCAGGTAATACTGTGCAAGATTGTAATATCATGATTGCATTGTATAATCCTCATAGAGATGGACTGAAGACTTATAAACATTATAATATTGAGTATTTAGGCTCCTATTTTAGGAGTATTATGGTACTCAAGAACCGATATGGAGATTGTGATGTTGAAGTTGGAGTTAATTTCTTTGGTTGGATTAATATGTTCAGGGAACTTCCCAAGCCAGACGAAATCTATGATTACGAAAGGTTTACAAGTCCAAATTATATATTAGAAGATGATAGTTCTATAGTAGAACAGGAGCTAGATGATATTACAGAATTAGATGATTCAAATAAGAATTTTAATTTTGCATTAGAATAATGGCTGCTGAAACAATTGCTATCGTGGGTGAATCAGGTACTGGAAAAAGTACAAGTTTAAGAAATCTTAATCCCGAAGAGACTTTTATTATAAGTACTACGGGTAAACCTCTTCCTTTCCGTGCATGGAAAAAGAAATATATTCCCATTAAAATCGAAGGAAAGAACGTAAGTGGAAACTATTACGTTAGTTCTAAATGGGATCAAATACTAAAAATCTTACAAATTATTGACAAGATGATGCCTAATATCAAGCAGGTAATCATTGATGACTTCCAATATGTTCTCTCTTATGAGTTCGTTGATAGAGCAACTGAAGTTGGTTATACCAAATTTAGTGAATTAGCTCAACATGCAATGGAGATTCTGAGATATTCAGAAAAGATGAGAGAAGATTGTAAAATGATTTTCTTGACTCACTCAGAGAACGTTGGAGACAACGTAAATCCTAAGTTTGTTATCAAGACTGTTGGAAAGTTGTTGTCTGAGAAAGTAACCTTAGAAGGTCTGTTTACCTATATCTTCTTTACTAAAGTAAGCGAAGGGGATTCTGGTAGAATGGAATATAAGTTAATCACTAATAATGATGGTACTTGTGTGGCTAAGACATCCTTTGGTATGTTTGAAGACCTAGAGATTGACAATGATTTGAATGAGATTATCCATGTTATTGACGCTTATAATGAAGGAGAGTAATGAAGTTAGACATACTGTTTCACTACGAGGTGAATGAGCAAACTGGTGAAATCACCTATATTGGGAAAGAAGAAATTTCTGTTGACACTAAGGCAACGAAAAGTGCTACCAAGACATCTACTAAGGCTTCTGCAGCCAAGGTAGATGCTAATCCAGATCCTATTATTACGCTTGATTCCAACAAGTTAGTTTTAACTCAGGGAGCTGTAGACCTCTTGCAGGTTTGCGAAGACTGTCGTGTAGACATCAAGTATAAGAAAAAGGATAAGAAAGCTGTTCCTATTATTGGAACGGACGCTGCCTTTGGAACCAAGAGTGGAAACAAACTAACTAAAAGTAATACCGTAAGTTACAGAGGAGCTGCAAATGAGAAGCTTTCTGCTTATGGAACTACTTTCAAGTTAGAACCTACTGAAGATAAAGGAATTTATTACTTAGTAGGAGATAAGGTACAGGAGTCAAATCCTGTGCCTAAAGAGATAATTGATATCGAGAATGAACTCGATTTAGAAGCCTTAGATAATTTAAACATAGACGAAGATGATAAAAACTTAGAAAAATTTGATTTTAATTTGAACTAATTATGGGATTTAATTTTGGTATATCAGCAGAATCAGCAGTAAGAAACACTCGTCGCTCATTAACTCCTTGGAACATCCATGATGTAAAATTCATGGGATGTGAAATTAAGGAATTTGACGGAAAGAAAGATCCAACAGCTCATTATAAAGTTCTTTCAATCAACTTCGAAAATGAAGATGGTTACTTCTCAGTAACTCAATTCTTCCCGAAGGCTGGTGACGATGAACGTAGAGAATTTCCTAGTAAGAACGGTGGTGTTGTAACTATGCCGTCTAACTTTGAAACTATTATGGCTGTAGTTAAGCAAACTGCACAGGTTCTTAATCCTGCAGGATTTGAGAAGATGCAGGCAGCTAGTTCCAAGTTCAGAAGCTTCGATGATGTAGCTAAAGCTCTTATTACTGTAACTGACAGGGTTAAGGGTAAGGAGACTAAACTTAAGCTGATTGGTAAGAACCGTGACGGTAAAGTAGTTGCTGATATTCCACGTATTGTTGGTATCAATAAGCAAGGTGAATCATTCATTTCAGATAACTACATTGGTGACAAACTGTTCTTCTCTGATTATGAAGAAGGAGAACGCGAAAAGTATATGAAGGCTAAGCCTACTGAAATGAAGTCTGAGGATCCTATTACTGATGTTGCTGGAGTAGACCAGACATCTGGTGATGATTTGGACCTTAACAACTTACTTTAATGATTCGCTAGTAGAGTAATTCATAAAAAATTCCTTAGTGACTATGTTTGATTATACTTTTGAGCCAAAAATTACTAAGGAATTTCTTCTATCTAAAAACAATGAGGAGACTTACATGACTTATTATTTGGGTATTCCAGTTAAGAAAGGATTGTTTAAGTCTCCTTTGCGTAGTGACAGTCATGTCACCTGCAGTTTCTTTAGAGGAAAATCTGGAAACTTGTATTTTAAGGACTTTGCTTCTGGAAAATGTTTGACATTTGAAGGAGTAGTTATGGAAAAGTATAGTTGTAACTACCACACTGCTTTAAAGATTATAGCTAAGGACTTTGGATATACTAAGAATTCTTCTGTAAAGAAAGTTGCAGTAAAAATCCAGCCTAGATTTGAAGAGGAGAAGCAAACTTTTATTCAGATAGAGGCTAAGGAGTTTTCAGAACCTGAGTTAAAGTGGTGGGGAAGCTTTGGTATCACTAAAGATATTCTACATAAGTTTAAGGTATATAGTTGTAGTACTGTATTTCTGAACGGTAATATATATGCACAATCTGCCCAACATAGTCCTATTTACGGATACTATTTTGGAAAGAAGGAAAACATCGAGCAATGGCGTATTTATATGCCAAAACGAAAGGAGTTTAGATTCATAGGTAACGTTCCTACTAAGACTATTCAAGGCTATAAACAACTGGCTAAGACTGGTAAACTGGTAGTAATAACTAAGTCTATGAAAGATGTAATGTGTTTATATTCTTTAGGAATACCAGCTATAGCTCCCAACTCTGAAACTCAGTTTGTTTCTGATAAAGTTTTAGAAGAATTAAAGCAGAGATTCAAATACATTGTGTTGCTATACGATAATGATCTTACTGGAGTTCGTTTTACTAATAAGATTAGAAAGCAACATCCAGAACTGATTGTATCAATGATTCCAAGAAGTACAGGAGCTAAGGATATAAGTGATTACTATCATATGTATGGAAGAAAAGGTACACAAGAATTTATTACTAACTACATAAAGAAATTTAAAAAGAATGAAAAAGTAGACTAATACAAGTGTTACAGCCACATTTAAAAATGGAGAGAAGAAAACCTTCGAAACTATAGAGGAAGCCTCAGAAGTAACTGGTCTAGAGATAAACTCAATTAAAGCTAGGGCTAACAAACCTGGTTCTGGAGCTAAATCAAAAGACGGAATTACCTTTGAATGGGCAGACCCCGCGGTTAGAAGAAGTAAACAAGCAAAGAAGAGTAAACAAAAAGGTTCTCAATATGAGTTAGAAATAATTCACAAATTGAGAGATATTGGATATGAAGGATGTGTATCTAGTAGAAGTCAGAATAAACTGGCGGATGCTGACAAGATAGATATTGTTGATATGAACAATGAGCTTCCAGTTAATATTCAAGCTAAGTTCACTCAAAATATGCCAAACTATTTTGACATTAGAGATGCTTGTAGCGACAAATCCAAACCCTTCTGCATTTGTTGGAAGAAAGCAGGAAAGAATGGCGAATCAGCCAGAGGGCAAGTTGCTGTGATACCTATAGAATATTTTTATGAATTGCTTAAGAAATGAAAAAGTTAATAGTTAAGGGTCCAGTACCTAAATCGATTCCGAATTGCATAATTAATGACTTCGATGAAGAATATGCGCTTTATTTAAGGAAAGCTAAAAAGAATTGGAGAACTAAAGAAGCATTCTCCTTAGAGTTTAATTCTACTCTCTCTGATTTACTTAAGAGTCACTTTATTTATGTAGATAGGGAAGACCTTGAGCTATTAATAATGAAGCGATTGAACGTTATTGAAGTAATTGAGTTATGAACACATATTTATTTCCATGGCATACAGATGAAGTCTGTAGCATTGGCAAGATAGTAGCTAGAAGCTACGAGGATTGTGAAGAAAAGATAAAGAGTATGTATATAAATAAGTACGACGATTTAGATGATCTTCTAGATTATGATGATTTTTGTGAGGAACTTGCCGACAAACATGGGATATATTTAGGAGAAGTATCTGAGATAAATGAATTTATGTAATCCATTACGAATAGCTTTAGACTTGGATGATACTATTTTTGACTTTTGGGGAGCATACAAAGCTCTATTCCCAAGAAAGTCTGATTTAGTGGAACACGTAATTACACGAAACGTAGTAAGTCTTCGCTGCAACAAGGAGTTTTGGGAAAATTTACCCTTGCTAGAAAGGCCAAATTTTGAGCCGTATATTTATGCGACTAAAAGAATTAATAGCAAAACCTATACTAGGAATTGCCTAGCTAAATACAATTTACCCATAAGACCTATTTATCAAATGTATTATCAGCACGGAAACAAAGCTGATTTGATAAAAGGCAAATGCGACGTATTAATTGACGACAGTATCAGTAATGTGAGAATGGCTATTGACTCTGGACTCCCAGCGTTACTAATAGACAGACCACATAATCAGAACGATGATCCTTTATTCCGCATTTATAGTTTAGATATAGATGAAATAAGATTTGCATATGAATTAGAACTAGCAACTTTAGGATGGAATTAAAAGATATCAAGCTTAGGCCGCTGTTAGACACGCTAAGACTAGAGAAGATAAGTGATCAAGTATATTTTTCAGAACAGTACAGTGGGTATGTAAGTAATTCTCGTCTTGGACTAATTAATCCTAGACAAGAAGGAAATCCGGACAAGTTTTTTACCGGATTTAAAAGCTTCTTCTCTCCAGCATTGGAATTAGGAAGTGCCGTACACGAATTAGTATTACAGCCAGACAGTTTTGAATTGTCCGAAGACATTGAAAAGCCTACAGCAAAATTGGGAGCTATGGCTAACGAACTCTATCCAGTCTATCTAAAGGGAGACGTAACATTTGAAGATGTTAAAGCTGCTTCCGATAAAGTAGAATATTATAAGGGTAAATTAACTAAGGACTTAGCTAAGTCTGTAATTAATTCTTCTACTCAATATTGGAAAAATAGACAGGCTAAAGAATTTGACTTATCTCAGGATAAGGAAATTATATACTTGGACAACAAATCACTAGAAATCGTAAAGTCTTGTGTATCAGCATTAAATAGCAATAAGCAAGTACAGAAACTTTTGCATCCTGAAGGGATTACAAAAACACCTATTTCTGAAAACGAGCAAGCTATTTTATTGGACGTAGAAGCTACGTGCCCCAATGGAGCGCAGTTTATTCTACATTTAAAGTCCAAACTAGATAATTATACGATAGATACTGAAACTAATACTATTACAGTGAATGACATCAAGACGATTGGTAAAATCGTTAGCGAGATTGATAATAATATCAAGAAATTTCACTATAGTAGAGAGTTCGCAATGTATTTATATCTTCTGAAGCTATGTGCTGAGAAATTCTATAACTTAAAGGATCCAAAAATTCAAGCTAATTACCTAGTAGTATCTACTATTCCAAACTTTTATAGTAAGGTTAGACCAGTTACTTATGCGGAATTACGTGAAGGATTTCATGAGTTTAAGACTCTACTAAAGTATGTAGCATATCAGATAGGTTACAGAGACTATTCTCTCGATGAACGACCTTCAAAATATCAGCTTTGAGAAATTGTCAGCGATATACACTAAGTATTTTACCCTAAGTTACCTAAACAGTAATATGGGTGATAAATTAGCTTGTATTGCTCTTACTTGTTATATAACTAATGAGCTAAGGAAAAAAGGACAGAAAGTGACATGTTATGACGTACTACTAAAAGTCGGAAAAGACTTTGGTCAGTTACAGAAAGATACCTTTCTGAAGTCCTTAGGGGCTATCTGTGAGGATTTAATGTATGGGTGTGATACTTTCCTTGATTTTGGAATAAAGCCAAAGGACATGCCCAAACAGCTCCAAATTTTGCTGAACAATTATGTGCCATTTTAATGTTAAAATTTTTTATGATATATCTATTAAGAAACAACAACTTTTTGAAGATAGGCTTCGCTAAAGATGTCTAGAGGAGAATGAAGTGCTATAATACCTGCGCCTTTGGATATCAATTGTTAGATGTAAGGGATGGAGATAAACAGGTAGAAAAGCTACTCCATAAGATGTTTAGAAAATACTAGGTAGCTAAGGAATGGTTTGAAGATAACAACTATATTATCTTACACTTTCATGATAGTGTAGAGAGACTAGTAGAATAGTCTCAAAATATTGCCAAGTAGAGAAAATACATCAGAGTCTGGACCTCAAGGGGCATATTCTATAAGGATTACGATTCCATATAGGAATGTTCATAGAGTTTAGGTTTTCCGATATAGGATATAAAGAATGCTTTAACTAATAAAAAGACAAAAGTCGGAAATTTTATTGTTTAGCATAAGGTGTGTGACTAGGGTCAATTTAACACCCTTTAACATAAAATTAACATTTAAAGATTAGGGTTTCCGTACAAGATGTAGTATAATTGATTACATCAGTAAGGGAAACGATACTGATTAGATATAGAAAAATAATTTCAGATTATATGTTAATGATTTATGTTTAAAAATTTTAATTATTATGAGTACAACGATTTTGAATTTTAAGAAAGTAGAAGTAGTAGCAGAAAGCAAAGAAGCAGCAATCGCACAAGTAGAAAGTACATTGTTCCATGTAAATGGTGACGCAACTCAGGCTTACAAAAATTGGAAAGCCAAACAAACCAAGGGTATCACAGAACGTGATGTAAAAGAATTTATGCTTGAATATCTTGCAAAGAAAGGTAAGAATTGCCCTGGTGCTGGTTATTTGATTACTGTTGAATCATCTGTTGCGGATACACGTGAACGTCCGTATAAGATTGACGACGTTAAGGGTGACGGAAAACGTAAGTTTAAAACATTCTACAAGTGGATTGACAAAGAAACTCAGACAGTAGTTTGCCAAGTTGATACAAACAAGGCTGACGCTAAAAATGCAATCAAAGAATTGTATAAGAGTGGTAAGTACAAAGGAAACGCTGAATTGGTGAAAACCAAAGATGTTGTTGAAGGACAAGCTGTAGTAGCTACTGCACAATATACTCCTTCTAAGAACACTAAGAATGGTACTTGGTTAGCTTTCGGTATCGAAGCCTAATTTCTTAAAAGAAACATATTTAAAGGGAAGATTACCTTAGGGTGGTCTTCCTTTTTATTTTGAGATAACAACTAATTTTTAATAGATATTAAACGTAATTTAATTATGGAAATCTAACGATTAATTAACAATTAAATGGAGAAATGGAAACGGTATACGGGTGAAGAAATCCTGTATAATGCTTTGGATGAGAATGGAGTAGTTAGTAATGAACCTATGCTAGAAGATGCAGTAAAGTTAGGTATAAGCACATCATCTAATGGGGAGTGTATATTACTAAAATTTTATTGGACAGATGGATTTGGATGGTACTTTAAAGACGGGAAAATAACCTTTATATTGCATGAGTGTAAAGTGGGAGATTCTGTTGTAGGTAAGACTATGAGAGGATATAAGACTTGCTTAAAGAAAGCATTACTTCAAAATATAGGTTACTACTTTAAAATAAAGAACTATCAATATACTAAGTTTAGTAAAAAATTAAAAGATTTGGCAGAGGAGTTTGGCTATACAGATATTAATAAATTCATTATTGACCACTTTGGGATGTTTTTGATAACAACTCCGAAGTTTGTATGTCATGCAACTATGACTGAAGATATTAAAAGATTAGTTAATACCTTAGAAGATCCAATATCTAAAGCTACAAGTTCCCCAAGCGAATATTGGGGAGATAAGACATCTAATATGAAGCAAATTATGCTGGATTTTGATGCAGATGACCTACCGTTTGAGATGATGCCAGACAGAGTAGATTTGGCAGATACTGGAGAGATACTTAATAGTATATTAAAAGAGGAATAAATGGAATTGACGATTGAACAATTAATGCAAGGAAAGGCAACTAGAATTAAAGATAAAGAATATTTTACTACAGAAGCTTATGTAACTCCATTTATGGACAGAGTTTCTAAAATGACTGATAACTTTATAATTAATGCTAAACCTGCCGATCAAATATCACTTACTAAAGACGGGGAGATTAATTTTGATGATGTAATATATAATAGAGTTTGGATTCAGGGCGTTCTTCCAGACGAATATGCTTGGGATAATCATAAGAGAGTAATTAGTATGATTTATGCTCTTGATACTCGTAAACCATTAGTTAAGTTCTATGTGGGAGCTTTAAATATGGCTTGTCTAAACTTGTGTGTATTTAATCCAGAAATGTTGAATGTTTCTGAGTTAGAGCCGGAATCTGCTATTAACTATAGCTTCTTAAGAAATGCTATGTCAATGACAGATGAAACTAACGTAACTCTAAAGAGACTTTCAGAGATGGAATATAAGAAAGATGATATATATGCTGACTTGGGTCACTGGGTTGACAACTGCATTAATTCTAAAATCAATATGGGATTTGGTTCTGTGAAGCTAGCTGAATCTGCGCCAATTGATGTGTATAAAGATTTGTTTTACGATGAGAAATCTAAATATTATACAACAGACAATGTTGTAGACGGATTTACCGTATATAACGCATTTACCGATTTGATTACCCAAGACAAAAGAGACTTGGTTAATAAATTTGAAAAGACATTGTTAATTAAAGACGTAATGGGTATCTAATATGCAGGTAGTAAAGAGAGACGGAAGTTTGCAGGAATTTGATAGTAATAAAATAGTAGAAGCAATATCTAAGGCATTTAATGCTTGTTGCCCAGAGGAAAATAAGGAAGTTATCACCTCCATGGTAACTGATATGCATCTATGGGATGGAATTACTATCGAAGAAATTCAAGATGTTGTAATTGAGACTTTGAGGGACTATGGTTATGATGATGTAGCCTCAGCCTATTCTCAATATAGAAGTGAGCAATCTAGACTTAGAGAAATCATAGCTAAGATTAGTTATCAAGATAATTACATCAATAGCTCTGAAAATGCAGCTACTTCATCTGAAACAGATGGAAATGCTAATGTTGTATCTAAGAACGTTGCTACATTAGAGAGTGAAGATAGAAAGCGCGAGAACAGAGAAATTCAGCGCTATCGTATGAAGAAGAAATTAAAGCTTCTTTATCCCGAACTCTCTTCTCAATATTCTAGAGACCTAGACAGTCATATTATTTATACTCACGATGAGGCTTCTACGTCAGTACTTAAACAGTATTGTATGGCAGTCTCGTTATATCCTCTAATGTTAGAGGGAGTAGGTAATATTGACGGAGTTACTCCTGGCCCTCCTAATGATTTGCAGTCATTTAGTGGACAGGTTACTAACTTAGTATTTCTATTGTCTTCTCAATGTAAAGGAGCAGTTGCTGTAGGTAGCTATTTTATTGCACTTAACTATTATATTATTGCTGAATACGGAGAAAAGTGGTATGAGAAGCTCGATTGTATATGTACTTCGGAACATTCTCTTATTAAGAGAACTATCGAAGACTCCATCCTTAAAGCTTTTAAACAGTTTGTTTGGGGAATTAATCAACCTGCTGGAAACAGAAGTTATCAATCTCCCTTTACTAATGTTTCGTACTACGATAAGACCTATTTTGAATCTCTATTTGGAGAATTTTACTATCCAGACGGAACTAAGCCAGAATGGGTAGCAATTGATACTTTACAGAGATTGTTCATGTCTTGGTTTAATAAACTTCGCTTGAAACAAGTTCTGACATTTCCAGTAGAAACCTTTGCTATGGTGCATGACGGTAAAGACATTATAGATAAGAACTATAAAGACTTATGTGCAGAAATGTATTCTCAAGGTCATAGTTTCTTTACCTATATCTCAGACAGTGCAGATAGTCTTGCATCTTGTTGTCGTCTTCGTAATGAATTAGCTGAAAATACATTTAGTCCTACCTCTGGTATGACTGGTGTAAAGACAGGTTCTTGTAATGTTATTACTCTGAATATTAACAGAATTGTCCAAGATTGGGCTAGACAAGAAACTACTTGGTGGAGTGAAGATGGAGACAAAAATCTCTTGCATTGTAAAGATAATGTTGCCCTACTCAAAAAATATCTAATAGATATTCTAGAGAGAGTATACAAGTATCACATTACCTATAAGACCATGCTCTATGAGTGGGAGGATAAGAAGATGTTTGCTTCTTCAAATGGAGGTTATATAAACATCAAAGACCTATATAGTACTATTGGGCTAAATGGTCTGAATGAAGCTGCTGAGTTCTTAGGAATGAAGGTATCTAATAATCCAGAATATTTTGAGTTTTTACAGCTCATACTTGGAACAATAAAAGAGCAGAATAAACTTCATTCTATCCATGACAAAAAGCGCCCCTTCTTATTTAATTCTGAAGTCGTTCCAGCAGAGGGACTTGGTGGTAAGAATTATAAATGGGATAAAGCAGATGGCTATTGGGTTCCTGAAGATAGGAATCTATACAATAGTTACTTCTATAATGCCCATGATGATACATCAGTGTTGGATAAGTTTATACTTCATGGAAGGCAGACTTATCAGTATACAGATGGAGGTAGTGCAGCTCACATTAACTTGGAGGAACATCTGTCTAAGGAGCAATACTTGAAGCTTATAGACTTTGCTATTCAGCAAGGAACTAATTACTTCACGTTCAATATTCCTAATAGTAAGTGCGAGGATTGTAAACATATTGTGAAAGCTCCCATTAAGGTATGTCCTAAATGTGGAAGTGAACATATTACTCAATATACCAGAATTATTGGCTATCTAAGACCTATCACTGCTTTTGGTAAGGATAGAAGAATAGAAGCTGAAAGAAGAACATATTCAAAAAATGTATAAAATAGAAGAGTTTGTAGGAACAGCTGCTGAGCTGGAGAAGTTCCTTAATGAAATGCAAGTTATTAAACATTTTAATCTATCTCATATAGTATCTAGACAAGCTAAAACTTTTGCAGGACCTGGATGCTCAGTTGATAGAACCGTTTATACCTTAGTATTTTATGGGAATGACGAAGAAAAGAAGAGACAAATATATCTTGAATATGCTAAAGAAAACTTATGTAAAGATTGCTTGACTTGTGCAGACTTCGGGTATTATTGTAGAGGAAATAAAGAAAGATGTAATGCGTGGAAATACGATGAAAAAGCACATTATAGAATTGATAAAGTTGTATGAGTAAAGTTTTAATTATTCCAGATGTTCACGGTAGACCATTCTGGAGAAAAGCAAAAGAGAAGATTAATAGTGTGGATAAGGTAGTCTTTTTAGGGGACTACCTCGACCCATATGGTTATGAAGGTATTACTAGAGAGAATGCGATAGAGGAGTTTAAAGAGATTATCCAATTCAAAGTTGATAATCCCGATAAGGTAATACTACTCCTTGGAAATCACGACTGTGCTTATTGCTATGATTTCGGAAGTGCTTCTAGGTATGATTACGCTAATGCAGAGCTAATTAAGGAAATGTTTGAGAATTTCAAGTCTCTATTCCAACTCAAATACTTCTCGGAAGGTATTCTATATACTCATGCTGGAGTTACTAATGATTGGTTAAAGAGTATGGATTTTACTATTACTGACCTAATTACTAAGCCTGAGGACTTTCTAGTTGGCTTCCTATGGGAAGTATCTCGTATGAGAGGAGGGTGGTCTAATACAGGCAGTATGGTATGGAGCGATGTCAGAGAAGGAGATAGAGAGTCTACATATTATCAAATATTTGGGCATACTCAATTGGAATCAGAACCCATTATTACTGACAAGTTTGCTTGCTTAGACGTAAGAAGACCTTTTATATTAGATACAGAAACTAAAAAGATTGAGGAGTATGCTTAAATATGTTGATGCCAGAGTAGTCTTTCAGGAAATTCCGGATGAGATTACATTAGCTATAAATATATCTAACTGTCCTTGTCATTGTAAAGGATGTCATAGTCAATACCTAGCCGAAGATATAGGTAAACCATTAATTGAATATCCGCAGGGGTTCTCTGATGATTACATTATTCATCTAGACGAACTAATTACAGATGGTATTTCGTGTATAGCATTTATGGGAGGGGATTCTGACCCTCACTTAGTAAATGTGTTAGCTAGTTTTGTTAAAGATTATTATCCGAATTTAAAAGTGGCATGGTACTCAGGTAGACAAGAACTATCAGAGCACGTGAATATGAAGCATTTCGATTATATCAAGCTAGGTCCATATATTGAAGAAAACGGGCCTTTAAATAGTAAGACAACTAATCAAGTTATGCTTCATATAGATAATAGCTGTGGAAAACCCATAGTTAAAGACATAACATCACGTTTTTGGAAATGATTCTTAAGGTTGCATATGATGATAACAGTCAACATCTGGTTGACGAATTAAAAAAGGTTCTTTCTAAATATCCTTTAGTAGAATTACAAACTTACCATGAAGGCTTGTTTAAGGAACGTAAAAACGCCTTCAAGCTTAAGGGAGGTTTTAGCGCTAGACATACTCCATTTGCTGTATTAATTGATAATGATGCAGCTCCAGTAATGGCATTCTACAGTGAAGCTAATACTTGTACCATAGAAGAGATAATGAAAGCATTAAATAATCCTGTAGTGTATGGTAGAATTGAAGGTTAAAGATATTATTGAAAGGAAGAAACTTCTGATAAAAGGACTTGAAGAGAATATCTTCAAGGACTTTACTGAAGAAGAAGAAAATCTCTTGCACTCCAAGCACGGAATGATTAAAGTTAGTCATAGGTCAGGCGCTGGTAAAGTGTACGAAGGGATAACTGGAGCGTTTAAGGTTGGGCTTCCTCTAATTATTGATAGTGAGCCGACTAAGATAATACAGAGAATTACCATGATAGATTGGGACTCTAGTATGTTCCAGGATGCAGATGGAGAGTGGTTTATATTTGAATTTACTCCAATAAGACTCTACGAATTAAGTGTATGATAAGAAAATTTACTAACATCGTTTGTGTATATTACAACGACAAAAATTATATTCCAGCTAAGTATAATTGTCCAGACTTAGAGATTGATGATGTAATTCTCAACCTGACTACAAACAAGGAACAGAATTATGAAAAGATTTCTGAGATTATTGTTGATTATGCCTTTGCTTTGTTCTGTAACAAATCTGATTTAAAAGATTTTTCACAAGACCGTAAGAAGTATAAGAGGCAGAACTGGAAATTGCTCGACTTTAGGGAAATAATTAAAACAACAGAGATAAAACCAAAAGATCAGAAATGAAATATGGAGTTATTTTAGCTAGGTTTCAGCCCATTCACAATGGGCACCTAGCTTTAATTAAAAAAGCTTGTTCAGAGAACGATAAGGTTCTTTTGTTAGTTGGTAGTGCTGATAAAGTAAACAAGCGTAATCCTATTCCTATAAAGGTTAGGATAAAATTACTAGAAACTGCCTTAGAGGACGAAGGTTTACTTAGTAGATGTATCATTCAGCCTCTTAATGATTTGACTGATGAGTCTGATAACTCTCAGGATTGGGGATTCTATTTATATGCTAACATAGTTAGTATTATAAAAGAGTCCCATTTTAATATCTACTATAGCGATGGATACGAAATTATTACAACATGGTTTCCAAAGTTTATGCTGAAGGGTTATATATCAATGACTCTCATGGCAAGAGAACAGGTAGAAGAAGGTATATCGGCTACTGTTGTAAGAGATGCCCTAAGATCTAATTTAAGCCTAGAAGGACTAGTTCCTAAGTGTGTTATAGATGCAAGATTTTATTTAACTGAATTTATTTTATTACATGAAAGTACTCATAATTAATAAATCAAGACATCAACTTCCTCAGTATGAAACTCCCTTATCAGCAGGTATGGATATTAGAGGAGACTTTAGTAGAATTAAGTTAGTAGACAATAAGCCTGAGAAATTCTTTTTCGATGCTGATGTTGTAGCTATTAGTAAAATTGAAGATCCAAATGGTCCATTTGTGGTAGACAAGGAAGGAAATCTTACTGATAGAAGAGTTCCTAGTATTCCCGTTGCTTCTACTATTGAAATAAAGCCCGGAGGTAGATGTTTGATTCCGACTGGATTGTTTATAGCTTTACCTAAGGGTTACGAGGCGCAAGTTCGACCACGAAGCGGTCTTGCATTAAAATTGGGACTTACTGTCCTTAATTCACCTGGAACCATTGACGCCGACTACAGAGGAGAGATTGGAGTTGTATTAGTGAACACTTCTAATGTCCCAGTTAGAATTACTGATGGAGAAAGAATTGCCCAAATAGTTATTGCTAAGCATGAAACTATAGAATGGGAAGTTGTTGAAGAATTACCTTCCACTGAACGAGGAGAAGGGGGATTTGGACATACCGGAGTATGATATGGATATTAATGGTATTGGGGTTATGTAATTTAGCCCTAATACTTTGTCTCATGCGGAGAGTTGAGGACATTAGTAATCAAATCAAAACTAATTATCACTTTATTGATGATACAAGAGACAAAGTCAAGTATCTAACTTCTCTAATGGATATACGAGTGAATATTCCAGAAGAAATCGAGAAGCAATTTGGTAAGATGAAAAAGGAAATTGTTGTTAAAAATGTATTAAAAGTACCATGACTAAAGAGGAATTGAGGTCTAAAATATTAGAACTCGAAGAAGCTATGAGAGAAGAAGACAGCAAGTCTACCACAGCTAAACTAAGTGATGAATGGGATGAATTAATGAGTAAGTTGGAAGATGTTATCTATGACGAACTCGAAGGTGTTGCAGTTAAGATAGTCACTGAAAGAATTGTTGATAAATACGATGTAGACACTGATATATTAATTGCAGAGTATATGGAAAGTGGAGACCTAGAGGAATCATTTAAGATAGCAGCCGAGGAGTGCGATTGCGGTTGGAAGACAGATATTACAAAAAGAATATTAAAATAATTACTACTATGACTAAAGAAGGATTTGTAAAGCTTATTGAAAATGCTCAGAACTATTCTAAGGAATTGGATAGATGGTCTGATTTTGGAATTGATTTGTTTGAACTTCCTATATCCGAACTAGGTTGGGGATTCTTAAATACAGTACTTCCGGAATTGTTCTCTGATGAAGGAGTGGACTGGGTTAATTGGTGGTTGTTTGAGAAGCCTGGACTATTCAAAAATAGTCTTCCTAATGAAGCTTATGATGAAGACGGAAATATAATTCCTACTGATACTATAGATGATTTGTGGAACTTAGTTAAGGACTATCAGAAATGACACTAGAAGAACTTAAAAAGAAAGTAGTCACTATTACAGTACACAAAAATATTGTATTAGGAGAAGATTTACAGGAAGAATGGCTAAAGAAATATATAGAGGAAGAGTTCGTTAGCGATGAAGAGCTTTTGAAAACCTTAATCGAGAATGAATATGACTACAGTGGACTAGATGATGTATTAGACTATGATGATTATAAGGTAACTATTCATGATTAAATATTTGTTAAGCAAAGCCTCTACTGGTAAATTTAGAGTTGTATACCTATCTACTACTGAAGAGTGGGATGAAGAAAAAGCTGGATTTGTAATAAATAGAGTTACTGGACAGCTACATGGAAAGATGACAGAACAGCCAGAAATCGTTATTACTAAGGGTAAAGCTGGTAGAACGCATAGAGAGCAGCTTGAGTTACAGTTTAAGTCTGAGCTTAAGAAATATTTAGATAAAGGTTACAAGGAAATGGAAAATGATCCGGAAACCTACAGTGAAACGCAATTGGAGGAATTTTATGGAGACATCAAGACGGACCAGAATGGATTTGCAAAGCATATGCTTGCAAAATCTGCAGATAAGGTTAAAGAATCCTCAATCAATAAGGTCAAGTATTGGTACGCTAGCCGAAAAATTGATGGAGTTAGGTGTTCCTTCTACTACAAGGATGGTGAGATTTTATCTGCTTCTAGGGGAGGGGGAAATTATGACTATTCAACAGGTCATATCAGAAGAAATGAGAAATTGCTTAAGTTCTTCGAATCTCATCCCGCTTACATACTTGATGGAGAGTTGTATAAACATGGTAAAAGCCTCCAACAAATCAGTGGAGCAGCTCGTCTTGAGAAGAACGCAGTTGACTGCGACTGGCTTGAATATTATGTTTACGACATCATGATTCCTGGAATGAAGTTCTCAGATAGATTAGAGATTCTTAAGCAGTTGCAAAAGGAACTTAATCTTGGATTTGACCCAAATAGAGAATGGGAAGAAGGAGAACTTCAAATGCAATTAGTTCCACAGGAAAAGGTTTCTGAATATGAGAACATAATGAAACTTCACGACCAGTATGTATCAGAAGGTTGGGAAGGAGTAGTATGTAGAAATCCTGATAAAGAGTATGGCTTCGGAAAACGTACTAATGATATGCTTAAATTTAAATTCTACAAGGATGCAGAGTTTGAAATTACTGGCTTATCAGAAGGTCTTCGAGAAGAGGATATGTGTTTTACGTTAATAACTGAAGATGGTATAGAATTTAAGGCTAAGCCGATGGGTTCTAGAGAGCTTAAGCAGCAGTATAGAGAAAGACTTAAAGAGCTTATTGGAAAGATGGCTACTGTTAAGTATTTCTATCTATCTGATGAAGGAACACCATTACAGCCTGTTCTAAAGTGTATTCGTGACTATGAGTAAAAATGAAAAAGATTAACTACAGACAGTATTACTATGGAGGTAACTATGCCGATATGGAATTACAAGTTCCAGATGAGTGTAGTTTATACGAAATAGGAATGATTAATACGTCTCACAAGGTTCAGGATATAGAAGAGGAAACCTGGACAAAGGCATATGCAATGTTATGCCCAACTGAGTTTGAAGATTCTACCCTTCTAGGAAACGTCTATTTTAATTACATAGACGATGTATTTATTACTGATTCCGAAATAGCTGTTCTAGACATAGAATCTGCCCCACGATTTAGTGGGGTATACTCTGTTATGTATTACAAAGACAAAGAGTCAGAATCCAAATTTTCAGCCTATTTATTAAGTAAGATTGGAGATATAGGAGAGGCTAGTCCGGATGAATTAACGGAATTAGTAGAGATAGGAAAAGAGTGTAAGAAAATATGCTCTATATGTATGCTCAGGAAACTTACATATACCGGAATAGAAGCTAGTAATGTATGTTTCAAGGATTGGGTTTATGGAGAAGCTATGGCTTCTATGAGTATTATCAATATAAAATTCGGAAGAATCTTTATGGAGGAACTTACTACTGATGAAAACATATCAGAGTTGTTCTTAAAGGAGTCTGAGAAAATCTATAAATCTATTATTAACAATGAATGATGTAGAGAAACGCTATATCTGGCTAGTAAAGCATCTGATATGGAATGGTTCTAAACAGAAAAATGGTGTCTATTGGGTAAAGATTACTAAAGAAGACGCCTCTCTCCTAGAAGAAAAGTATGAAGTGTGTGATACACGAGCTTTAAAGGGAGGAATAAGAGCGAATGTTATAAAAATGTGTGATAATTTTATTGTACTTGATACGCGATGAAATACGAAAAGTTTGATATTTTGAAGAAAGCTAAATACTCTATTATTCCGAATAATAGGGAATTGTATATAGTATATGTGGAGTGCGATGCGAACGATGGAGATTACATGAGAGATACTCTCGAATTTGATAAAAACTCCTTTGAGGAAGACGAGCTTCTTTTACTAGTGCTGTCCTATGTCAGTAAATATTCTGGCAAGTTCTCAGAGGGAAAAGGTTGGGATGATAGGCATTATGGACAGCACGTGGATGAGAATGAGGACTTCCCATGGTTAAGTGACTACTTATCAGAGAATGATATTCTAATCTTTGCTGGGATGTGTGATATGCCGTGCCACAGTGTAAGTGGTATAGACATTGTATACTATGATGATAATGGGATAGCTAACAAAGTAAAGCTTCCAGATGTGGATGATTTATTTGAAAGCAAAGGGGAGTTTGTAAATTATTTAAACAAGCTATATTCAGCTTATTATGACGAAATTGAATAAAGGAGGGAAGCTTCCAAATAAGTTTAAAATAGCTAATCAAGAAATAACTGTAGTCATGGAAGACTCTCTTCCAAATAATGACTATGGTTATTTCTGTGATGCTACAAATACCATTAAGTTAGCTAGAACTATTAACTCTGAACATGATGGGGAAGTTATTTTAAGTGATGAACAAGTAAGAAATACTTTTTATCACGAATTATTCCACGTGTTTCAATTTTACTTTAATAATGAGTTTAACGAAACACAAGCTCAGGTGTATGCTAACTTTATGTGTGAATTTATAGAAACTACAGAAGAACCATTTTAAATAGAGAATAAATGAAGTTATCTAAGAGTAAAAGAGCCAACGTAAATTATTTGGCAAAGATTGTAGACATTAAGAATTTCAGAGCGCATAGTAATCCAGAGGTTACTAGACTTAAGTGTTGTACCATTGATGGTTTCAATATCATTACTGGGATTGACTCACAGCCTGGATTGTATGTATACTTTCCAACAGCCTGTTGCATAAATCCAGACTTTTTGAGGTATTGTAATCTATACCGCCATAAGGAATTAAATAACGACCCAGAACAAACTGGTATGTTTGAGGACAATGGTAGGGTAAAGGCTATCAGACTAAAGAATGAATTGTCTGAAGGATTTATTCTTCCAGTAGTTCAATTCCAGAACTATATAATGTCGGTGACTAATAAGGAGATTGATACTGAAGCAGGTACTGAATTTGATATTGTAGAACATGAAGGCAAGGAATTTTGGATTAACAAGAAATATATCCCGAAAAGACAGCAAGGACAAGGAGGGACTCCACGTAACAACCAAACGAAGAAAGTCAAAGGAATCAGCAAAGTTATTGATGAACAGTTTAGATTCCACTACGACACAACTCTTATTAAGAAATGTCCTAATGTAATTCATCCTAATGACCTAATTAGTATTACTGAAAAAATACATGGTACCTCTGGTATTTCCGCATATGTTTTGTGTAAGCAAGATTTAGACTGGAAACAGAAGATTGCTAGATGGTTGACAGGAGAAGAGTTTAATAAGTATGACTATCTCTATGCCTCTAGAACTGTCATTAAGAATCAGTTCTATAACAAAAATGTTACTCCAGGATTCTACGGGTGTGATGTTTGGGCAGAAGCTGACAAAATAGTAAAACCTTGTTTGTCTAAGGGCATGACAGCATATTATGAGATAGTAGGATTCTTACCAAATGGTGGTTATATCCAAAAGAACTATGATTATGGATGTATGCCTCCTAAAGAAGGAGAAGCATATACTCCAGAGAAACACTTTAAGGTTCGTATCTATCGAGTAACTATAACTAATGTTGATGGAGTTGTTCATGAGTTTTCTGCTCGCGAAGTTCAACAATGGTGTGCCAAAGTTGGACTTATTCCAGTAGAGGAATGGTATTACGGAACTGCAAAGTCTTTATATCCAGAACTCAATGAAGCTGAACATTGGAATGAAAACTTCATGGAGAAGCTAGCAAATGATACACAGTTCTATATGGAACGCAATTCTCCGTCTTGCGACAATAAAGTACCTCATGAAGGGATTGTTATCAAGATTGAGAATATGAAGTCAGAAGCCTTTAAACTAAAATGCTTTAAATTCCTTGATAAGGAAGGTAAGGAATTAGATAAGGGAGAAACTAATATTGAAGACGAAGCTTAATTATGCAGAAACTAGCTATAACATATGAGGTTACTATGTCTCAACATGCTGACATTGATATTGATGAAATAATTGAGGCAGTTATAACTAATCTTAAAGTCGAAGGGAAAGCTATAAACTTGGATTATTTAAGCTATGAATTTGAAGACAATGTAGGGTATTATTTAGAATCTCTCAATATGATAAATGATGCAAGCTTACTTAGTGAGTCTACTGTAGAAACAATTTGTGAAGCATTTCGCTATAGGGCTGCAAGAATACATCCTGAATATGCTGGAACGTCTATTTAGTAAAAAGTATGGAAGTCTGTATTATAGGATTTCCTACTTTTTTCATAGTAAGATTCCGTTTATCTCTCCAGGGTGGAATGAGTATAGAAACCCTTGGTATCACTGGTGGAAGGTTAGAAAATATTTTAAATGTCCAAAGACTCATTTCTTCTTTAGGAAAAACTTCTGGACATTTGGACTTCCAATCAGGAGAGACTACTATAACCCTGTCCTAGACATAGGATTCCATGCATTAGGGTGGAAGGATAAATGGGATAGTCCGAGGCATGAATGGGACCCCATGATTTGCATAACCTTTTTCAGAACTTGGCATTTGTTATGGATATTTAACTGGGTAATCGAAGAAGAAAAGAATAGTATTACAAAGAGCATGGCTACTTGGGAAGCTATCTTAGATTATTCCTACTATAACAAGACTATAGACCAAGCTATCGACAACCATGTTTGGAGTTATGAAGAGGATAGTGAAAAGAAATATATAACTATTATTTCTAATATGACTAAAAAAGGATTAAAAGAATATGAACCCAAACACGCTGAAGAAAATACAGAGGTTGAAGAATGGTGAGTCTTTTGTTACAAGCGAACCAGGAAATTCAATGCTACCTCTGTATAAGAGTAATGAGAAACATCTTGTCACGCCTATAACTTGGCAAGAATGTAATATTGGAGATGTTGTATTCTGTAAGGTTAGAGGTTCCTGCGTCACTCACAAAGTATACGCAGTGGATTCTAACAAAGGATGCCTTATTGGTAATAACAAGGGGCATATGAACGGATGGACTAAGAATGTTTATGGTTTAGCACACAAATTATGAAAATATGTGTTTTGAGTGATTTGCATGGATTTCTAATTGATTATATTCAGCCATGCGAATTAGTGTTAATCTGTGGGGATATTGTGCCGTTAAGGATGCAAAGAAACAAACCACAGTGTGAAAAATGGCTAAAGACAGAATTTGCAGACTGGATAAAATCTCTTCCCTGTGAAAAGGTTGTATTTGTAGCCGGGAATCATGATTTTGTATTTGAGAATAGAGAGCTATTATGGATAAATTCTATAATTACTCATCCTACAGAAGGAAAAGCAATCTATTTAGAGAATTGCCATTGCGATTACTTAGGTAGTGAAGGAAGGGTATACAGAATATATGGAACACCAGCTTGCCACATATTTGGTAATTGGGCATTTATGTATTCAGATGAAAAGCTTCAAGAACTATACTCAAATATTCCAGGAAATTGTGATGTATTAATTAGTCATGATGCTCCTAAATTAAATAATTGCGGTTTAGTGCCTCCTAATATGTGGCATTCTGACCCTGTAGATGCTGGAAACAGTGTCTTGGCCTCAGCAATCCTAGATAAAAAACCAAAATATGCTTTTTGTGGACATATCCATGAGGGAAATCACCAGCTGACCGAAGCCGGTGAATCTAAGATTGCTAATGTATCTATACTTGATGATACTTACAGTATTAATTATGAACCTTTATATTTGGATATTTGATACTGTTCTTGTGTATTTATTTGGAGGAATAGTATTGTTATTAGTAACAGTTGGAATTTATGAGATAATACAGGAGGAAACTAACTTCCTTAATGCCTATGGGTCTAGATTCATTTGCAATATTAAAAATTAATCAAATGGAACAAGCTGTTTTTCAAAGAATGTTGGGAGAATTTAACGAGGTTAACGAACGTGCTACAAAACTAAGAGATTTTATTCTCAGTGATAAAAGCAAGGAGATTGATAATCTTAATCGTGACCTATTAATAGCTCAACTAAAAGCAATGGAGGCTTATGTATCTGTACTATCTATTCGTATAGGACTGAACTCTCCTAAAGATGAAATACAAGAGGCAGAGATTGTAAAGGAAGGTGAATAAAAAAATCATTTTCACAGACCGTTCGGACTCTCTACTAACTAGTTATCTCAAAGATATATCTAGGTATCCAATCCTAGATAGTGATGAGATAATTAGATTAATAGGAGAGGCTCAGAAAGGAGATGATATTGCTAGAGAAAAGATTATCAAATCAAATCTTAGATTTGTTGTAACTATTGCTAAGCAATTTCAGAATAGGGGTATTCCGTTGATGGATTTAATCTCTAGTGGAAATGAAGGTTTAATGAAAGCTATTGATAAGTTTGACCCTACTAGGGGAGTAACATTCTTATCTTATGCTGTATGGTGGATTAGGCAAAGCATTTATAATTCTATATATTGGCAGGCTAGAGAAATTCGCTTGCCAATGTCTCAGCAATTGCTAGTAATTAGCATTCTCGATGCAACTAATAAATTCTTACAATCACACGATAGAAATCCTAGCTCGGAGGAATTGTCCGAAATAACGGATATTCCAAGAGAGCAGATTGATTATCTAGCACAATTTTCTAATAAATTGGTTTCTGTTGATGATTTTATAGGAGGAGATGAAGAGAACAGTCAGGTTTGTGATATTATTCCAGATGGAGATGAACTCCTCGATGAGCAAGTAAACAAAAGCTATGTAACTAAAGAACTAGAGAATCTGTTATCTAAATTAACTATTAGAGAACATGATTTATTATGTATGTTATTTGGTATAGGAATGGCCCCGGTTAATCCTAAGATTATAGCTGATATGTATGGTGTGGGAGGAGAAAGAATCAGACAGATGAAGGAAGGAGCGTTAGCTAAATTGCGGCGCAGATTTTCTAACCAACTTAAAAATTTATTATAAAATGAAATTCGAGGAAATTTTACCAATGTTGAGAGCAGGAGAAGTAGTAAGAAGAAGTGTGTTTCAGCGTAACCTTGTAATATTTATGCAGATTCCTGCATCAATAGGTTTTCAAGGAATAGTTACTATGAAATCTATCCCAGATGCAATGAAGGCGCTTATGTTGCTAAATTGCGCTGGAGTGAGATATCATGATCAATTTATCATGTATGATTTCTCAGACCAGTCTTGTACTTACTATCCTTTCGATGGGGAAGATATGAATGCAGATGATTGGGAGGTAGTAGACGTGTTACGCTATAGACCATATGGTAACTAACAACTATCCTATTGGAGCAGCTAATGATCCTGCAGCTCCTTATAACGAACCTTTACTTAATAAAGTAAGAGCAGAGGTGGGAGTTGAGCTGGGATTATTTGTAGATGTTGAAGTAGTAGATGAAGATGATATTATTAGTGCAGTTGAGGAAGCTATTATTGATAGGTTCAAATCTGAAGATGTTGAAGTGAATAATATCAAAATCTATCAACATGATTTACTTAGTAAGTCGGAATAAAACTTTATTTGGGTCTACAAAATATCAAGATGTTAGTTTTGAAGAGGCAATGAAGATTTTGTTGCCTCTTTCTTTGGTACAATTTGATACTGAAACTAAAGGATTAGATGCTCATACTAAAGACTTATTAACTGTTCAATTAGGATGCAAAGAAAATCAAGTCGTCTTTGATTGGACAACTATGTCTGCTGAGGAAAAGGCGGAACTAAAAGACTATTTTGAATCTGATAGAGTGTTTCTTGGTTGGAATTTAATGTTTGACTTAGGATTCTTATATGTTCAGGATATTTGGCCGAATCATATCTGGGATGGTATGATTGCTGAAAAGCTTTTATGGTTAGGGTATCCAGGTAATATGAGAGAGATGAGCTTAAAAGCTGCTGCTTGGAATTATCTGAATTATGATTTGGATAAGTCTGTAAGAGGTAAGATTATTAATGATGGTCTTACTGAGGATGTAGTAGTTTATGCCGCAGGTGACGTAATGTGGCTAGAAGACATTAAAGAGAAACAAGAAATAGAACTTGCCAAGCAAGAATTAAAACTTGCTATGGAATTTGAATGTGAGTTTATTAAAGGCTTAGCCTATTTCAAACATTGTGGTGTTCATCTAGACGTCACTAAATGGAGAAATAAAATGGCTAAGGACCGTATTAAACTACAAGAAGCAGAACAAGAACTCAATGATTGGGTAGTAGCATGGGACTCAGAGAAACATCATGAACATGATGGATGGGATATACAATACCCAGAAATGCAATTCTACAACCAATTAGAAATAGAGGAAGAAACTGCTAGACTTCTTAAAGAGAAATATATTAGGTGTCCGCAAGAGGACCTTGATACTCCAGCAGGAAAGGTTAAAGCTTATAGAAAGAGAGTAATTAGTCAATTTACTAGAGTAGATAATCAAGGTGATTTATTTAATGGTTTTGATACTAAACCTAAATGTACAATTAATTGGAGTAGCTCTTCACAAGTTATTAAATTATTTGAACTATTAGGAATTAAGGTTAAGACTTTTGATAAACACACTAAGAAGGAGAAGAAGTCGGTTGAGGCTAAGTTATTAGCTCCTCAAGCTAATGATTTTCCTATTATTCCTATCTATCTAAAGTATCAGGAAGCTGCAAAGGTGGTTTCTACTTATGGAGAAAACTGGTTAAAAGCTATTAATCCAAAAACTGGTAGGATTCATGTAGACTTTCACTCTTTAGGAGCTGATACTGCTCGTGTAAGTTCTGGTGGAGGAGTATATAAGCTCAATTTGCAGAATTTACCGCATGATAAGGAAACTCGAGCATGTTTTACTTCTGAAAAGGGTAATAAGTGGATTTCTGCCGACTACCAATCTCAGGAAAGTAGAATTATTGCTTCTGTATCTAAGGACAAGGCAATGATTGATGTGTTTGAAAATGGGTGTGGTGACGTGCATAGTCTAGTTGCTAAAATGTCATATCCTCATATTATTCCGGCCGATTGTCCTATAGAAGAGGTTGCTATCAAATATAAGCCTCAAAGGCAAGATGCTAAAGGTGTAGAGTTTGCAATCAATTATGGTGGAGACGCTAATACCATTATGAACAATAAGGGTATTCCTCTAGAAGAGGCTCAAAAAATCTATGATAACTTTATGAAGGGTTTTCCTGGAGTAAAGCAATATCAAGATTATTGTCGTAAGGCAGTAATGAGAGATGGATATATTTTATTAAATCCCATAACTAAACATAGAGCACATATATATGATATTGAGGACCTCTGGCGTATTTCCAAGAAATTCAACGATCCAGAGTTCTGGGATTATTACAGAGAGATGAAGAGAGATTCTCCAGGCTGTGATACTGTCCAAGACGTTAAAAGGTATTTCCAGAGAAAATCAGCTTCTGAGAAACAGTCTATCAATTATCGTATACAAAATAGAGGAGCTATGTGCTTTAAGTTATCCTCTATAAAACTTTTTAATTGGATTAAGGAAAATAAACTTCTTAATGTAGTTAAAATGTGTGTTCCAGTCCACGATGAATTTAACCTAGAATGTCCAGAATCTATCGCTGATAAGGTAGCCGAAGTTCTGGTTAAATGTATGGTTGACGGAGCCAAACCATTCTGCCCTAACGTATTCTTAGGTGCAGATGTTGATGTAAATGATCATTGGGTTCATTAACAAGGGGCTATATTACCGATGCCAAACCTGAGCCCCTGAGCCTTACAACCCTAGTCCGCATTAATCGTATCATGGGTACACTTAGAGTGTTTAAAGAGAAGGTCTAGTATCGAAAGGGAAATTGGAGTATATACTAGAAGGGCATAGTAAGTAGGGCGACAGACCACGGAGTAATTTCCTAGGAGTGCAGTTAGGGCATCATTTTTTAATTCTAATTTAAGTACTTATATGAAAAAATTATTAATTTTATTGACTACAGTGTTAGCTTTGTGTACTGCGTGTGCAGATAGTAAAACCTTTGAGAGAGCAGACGGAACTAAGTTCGTTGCCGAACCATATGGATGGGCAAATTATCAATCTAAGAAGATTGAAGGAGTAACATATGAAGCATGTTTTGAGAACATTGTCTGGGATATTGTTGCTATAGAAACCGTAATTGTTCCAGTATGGTTAACTGGCTGGGAATTGTACGAACCAGTTTCTTATACCGAACCAAATGTTACTAAGTAATTATGGATACTTATACACCAATGAGAGCTATGATTGTCTGTGCTAATGGCACAGGCGATTATATAAAGAAAGAGGATGCTATTAAGGCTTTGCAAAATATCTTTAAGGAAGATTCCTCTAAGATAATAGAAGCCTTTTTAAAAGAATTTGATTAACATTATGAAGGCAATCTTTTTAGATATTGATGGAGTCTTGAATAGTAATGATTGGTATGTTAAGACTCGTGGTGTTGGAGGATACAATGGAGGAGATGTGGACCCCGAATGTATTGAACTCATAAATGACCTAATAGATGCTACTGGGGCTAAAATAATTATGTCTTCATCATGGAGGTCTGATTATGAAAATTCTTGTGAATATTTGTATGACAATGGCTTATATTGTGATGCAATTATAGGAAAGACTCCACACTTCTGCTATACTTGTCAGAATGACGATATCAGAAGCACACTTTGTAGAGGAAATGAAATACAATACGTATTAGAGTCAGAGGATATAACTAATTATGTTATCTTTGACGATGATCAGGACATGCTATATTCCCAGAAGGATAATTTTATCCATATAGATTATATGCATGGTATTACGAAAGAACATATTGAACAAGCAATTAAAATATTAAACAAATGACTGTAGATTTTATAACAACAGAAGTATTAACTGATGACCAAATTCTTAGAGGGTTTGGTGAGACACTATGTTATGGAGAAGGTAAGTTTACTGAAAATGACTTCTTTGAGTCCATTGGAAGTTCTTTAGATACCTATGGATCATGCATGACAGAATCCTCAAAGGGAGAAGTTATTAAACAATTAAAGGTATTACTAACTAAACTATTAGAGGAACTATGAGTAGTTATTTAAATATATATGGAGTTCCGAAAGAAGGAGAGCTAATAAAGATTGTTAGCTTTAGTAGGTCACATTGTGTATATTCTCCATTCTGCGATACCCTAAATATAGCATGGGCGGGAGAAAACAAAGTCTACACAGACTTAACTACAAGCGACGTAGAGCAAGTTATTAAAGATATAAGCTCTGATTTGAAAAGTGCTAATAGTAGATTGCAAATATATGAAAAGTATGCTTCTCAAAATCCTGAATATATTCAGGAAATTATAAGTCTGCAAGAATATATTGAGGAGCTTAACACTACTATACATTATTGTGAAATGATAGGCATTATAGTGATGCACAGCTCTTTGTCTTTTTCGGGATTTAGTAAAATCTGCTGTAATATATCATGAGATTTAAGTTAGAATTTACATTTGATATTTCTGACAGCTCACTGCTGATAGATGCCAATGACGGTAGAGATGAGGAATACACTAGCCTAGAAGATGTACCAGAGGATACTCTAATGGATGTAGTATACCATTATTTAGATGGGGTTGTAGAAGGTATGACTTACGATGAAGTAACAATTAAGAAATTATGAAAAGGTTTCTAATACATGTTAGCACCTACTGGTGTGGAATGGACGACACATTTAGAGCAGTTGCGGAAGATGAGACTCAACTATGGGATCTAGCCGAAGAGCTAGCTTATCAAAATTTCCAGTCCTATGGGCTAGATGAAGAAATAGCTGAAGACCAGGGATATAACCCAGATGAAATGTCAGAGGAGGACTGGGATAAGATGTGGGGTGAAGTAGACGAATCTGCTTACTACAGTCATAGTATTGAGGAATTTGACGGTAATAGTACAGAGTGGGAAGAATACGGAGGAGAGGTATATGGAAGAGAAGGTTAAATTCTATGATAGAGAAGAACTAGACTCTAAGGATATACTGGAACTTATTAGAATATGGGAAGGTGGAGCTGGAGAATCATTTACTGATTACTGCTGCTTTCAGCGTCAAAGTGATGCAGACTTTCTAACCTTTCTAAGTGTTTGGTATGAACCTCTATATGATTACTGTGTCAATCGTATAGTAGAGGAAGGTGGTAATTACTTAGAGTATACTATACAGTATGTAGCAGATTACTGTGTAGATTATTATACTAGTTGGATTCCTGGGGATAACCACGAGTTCTGGGATAAATCCTATGAAATAGGAATGTACCCATTGGCACATTTTATAAAGGAGAATGACCTAGCTTGGAAAGCATTTGTGGAGTTTTTCACAGATACTGATAATACATGCTCTGGGACTCCCTATATTGATTGTTACAACATTAGAAAACAGTTTGAAGATGACAGAAAGTTTTAAATTTTATGAAGTAGGTGGTAAGATACGTGATGAACTCCTTGGATTAAAGTCCAAGGATGTTGATTATGTTGCTGTACCTACCAATGAATTGTTATATAAAGATTACACTGCCGAAGAAATGTTTAAACTTCTTTATGCTGACTTGGCGATGGAGAAGTTTGAAATCTTCCTAGTAACTCCAGATTGCTATACCATACGTGCTAAGTTCCCAGAGGGATATAAGTATCAAGGCGTAGCAGACTTTGTAATGGCAAGAAAGGAAGTAGGGTACGTTCCAGGTACTAGGATTCCTATTGTAGAGCCAGGAAATCTGTATGATGATTTGTCTCGTAGAGATTTTACTGTTAATGCTATGGCTAAAGACCCTGATACTGGAGAGATTATAGACTACTTTAATGGCAAGACTCATTTAGCAAGGAGGCTGCTGGTAACCCCATTAGACCCAATAACAACATTCGATGATGACCCACTAAGAATACTTAGAGGTATAAGATTCTCTATTACTAAAAGGTTGCTAGTATCTCAAGATATGTGGCAAGTTATGAAGTCTTATGATTATTTCAATAAAATGCCAGTAGTATCAGAGGAGAGGATAAGGGAAGAACTAACAAAATGCTTTAAATGTAACTCATCTTTAGCATTGGGATGGTTATCTGAACTTACTGAACTGAGAGATTATATCTTTACTAAAACTAGCTTGTGGCTTAAGCCAACTAATGAGAAATAATATGTATCATATTTTAGAATCTCGTAAATTAACTGAATCTCTAAACTCTCTTCCTACAGTTAGGGAGATACATTTTGATGATGTTATAGAGATTAGGCGAAGTATTGGTCAGGGAGCCTATGTGTGTAAATTATTAGCTCAAAAAAGCTATACTAATGAAGATGCCATTAAATTGTTTCACGATAAAATGAAAGAAATTTGTAATGATTGATTCAGAAAACTTATGCAGAAAGGCGATGGAGATTTACGGATTTCCAGCTCAAGCTGCTATGGTAGTAGAAGAGTGCAGTGAACTTACTAATGCTATCTGTAAATTTAGAAGAGGTAGAGTTGGTAATGATGATATTATAACTGAAATTGCTGACGTTATAATTATGTGCGAACAGCTTTCTTATTATTTTGGAAAGGAAAAAGTTGAACTGGAAAAAGAAAGAAAGCTAGAAAGATTAAAAGAACGTTTATCAAAATATACTGATTAAATGAAAGAGAGAAAACTTATTATTTGTAGAGGTATTCAAGGAAGTGGTAAATCAACTTGGGCTAAACAATGGTGTCATGAAGACCCAGAACATCGTGTGAGATTCAATAATGATGATGTTCGCAATATGTTAGGCGATTATTGGGTTCCAAGTAGAGAGAAGTTAGTAACAGAGGCTAAGGCCAATATGATTACATTTGCTCTTATTAAGGGTTACGATGTAGTAGTTGATAATATGAACCTAAATCCTAAAGAGGATGCATGGATTCGTACTTTATGTGAGAATGTAGAAAAGGATACTGGGATTCATGTAAATATAGAATATAAAGACTTCTGGACCCCAGTTGAAGAATGTATTCGAAGAGATGCTGCCCGTCCTAATCCTATTGGAGAGAAGGTTATCAAAGAAACTTGGAGACGTTACAGAAACTTTATTATTAGTTCTGATATTAAGGAAATGCTTAAGAATAAGGCTGAACACGTTGATGGAGGAAGACCAGTGATATTAGTAGATATGGATGCCACTCTTTGCCTAAATACTTCTGGAAGACCGTTCTATGGAGAAAATAGTGCCAATGGTATGCTAGAGGATACTCCAGTAGAAGAGATTTGTCGTCTAGTAAGACAAATGGGAGAACATTGCTTAGTTTTCATAGTTACTGGTAGAGAAGGAACTGCTGAGGTTGTAGATGCTACAAAGGAATGGTTAAAGAAGAATGAGATTCCGTCTGATGCTATGTTCTTTAGACCAGTAGGAGACTATAGTCCAGGTCCGGACTGTAAGAGAAGAATCTACGAGGAAAACATCAAGGGAAAGTATAACGTACAATTTGTCCTTGATGATAGTTCTAAGTGTGTAAAGATGTGGAGAGAACAGGGACTTATATGTCTACAACCTAACGAAGGAAAGTTCTAATATGAAACTTCTACAAAGGTTAAAGAATCTATTTCTTCCAGAAGGCAAGATCTCCGATGGATTTCATAGCTTTGACGAACTTTATCATTATAGAATGCTGTATAATGCAGCATTCTTTAACAGTTTAGAAGGTAAATATGAAGTCCACAAATCTTATAGGCACGCAGATGGAGAGCTATGCTTTGGAGGAGGATGGTTCATAGTTATGGCTTATCTTCCTACTGGTCAAGTAAGTAATCATTACAGAATAGAGGATTGGAATCTGTTTAATATTCCTGAAAGATGGAAAGCAGATGAATGGGATGGTCATACTCCAGTTGAAGCAGCTAATAGATTATATAGGTTTTGTTTACACTATAATGAATATTATCCTATATGGGAATGTTAGTAGGGCAATTAATTAAAATATTGGAGCAATTTGACCAAGACAGAGAGGTTATGATACACACCTTAAGTGGGGAGACTGTAGAGGTTAGAGGCTACTTTGTGCAAAAGGATATAGATGATAATTCGTTTTATATAACTGATTTGGATGTAGTTCCTAGGTGATGTGGATATAAAAGAAGCTATTGAACATTGTTGGGACAGAAAAGACTACCCAGAAGTATTTAGAGATGATGCAGGACTGGATATTTCTATTCCTGGATTCATCACTAGGGGTTCTTGGATTAGAAATAATTCTCCAAGAACTGTTACACTAAATGTAACTACTTATCGTGGAGTGAGTTGGAATGCAATCCATTATTATGGTAATATTACCATTGAGGGAGTAAGTTTTAGTCCAGAGGACAGCCCAAATACTTACACTATGTGTAAGGAAACATATGAGGCTGAGGAGAAGAATCCTCTAGCTGCTGGATTCTATAGAATAGAATTAGTAAGACCTGTTACTTCTGAGGAAATTGAAGAAGATGGTTCACGATGGAATGGATATAAGGTTGGTGATAATACTAACGCTTTCTATTCTCCGGAAGACGTAATAGCCATAGCTAAGGAAGTATGTAAAGCTAGATTCCTTGGCAACTGGAAACTTAAGATTGTTGACTATAGTGGAAAAGATCTAGATTCTGAAATTTTAATCAGTGAGCTATGACAAAATTTAAACTATATGAGGATATATTGTCCCGTTCTTGGAACAGAGACTTCTATGATGTAGAAGCTGATACTATAGAGGAGGCAGTTGAGAAAGTTAGATATGGAGAGGTCGATTGTTATGATTCAGAACAAATCTATGAAGTTATTGATGAGTTAGATCCAGTAGATAATAATGGAAGTCCTACTAGAGAGATTTACAATGATAAGGATGAACTTATGTGGCATAATGCCGAACTAGTTAACAGGGGAGAGATTATTACTCAAAGTATAAGAAGTATTTCCGAGAATTTGTCGCTAATTATGGAAGGTGAGCCAGAATTGTTTAGAGGTGGAGATATAGCATTTTCTACAGCAAGAAGAGTGATGGAAATGCTAGGTTGGAAATGTTCTTATGCTGGAAAAGCGACTCTAGGACAAGATGCATACTATTGTATAATTTGTACAAAACCAGATAAAGATTTTAAATATAAGATTTTTGGAAATGCCTACGAAGGAAGTATAAGTATATCTAAAGAAAACTATGAAAGATGAATTAGGAGATAGAATGAAATCTTATTATGAGAATCGTTCTAAAACATTTTTGGTTAGACGTACACCAGTTATTATAAGACTGGATGGAAAAGCATTTCACACATTCACAAGAGGTTTTAATAAACCCTTTGATGAGGCTATGTGTAATGCTATGCAAGAAACAATGAAGTACTTATGTGAGAATATTCAGGGATGTGTTTTAGGATACACACAGTCTGATGAAATTACTTTAGTACTTATCGACTATCAGAAACTTACTACTGACGCCTGGTTTGATTATAATGTCCAAAAGATGTGTAGTGTAGCAGCATCTATGGCAACTCTTGTTTTTAATAGAAGATTCCAAGAGCAAATCGTAGAGCTTTCTTATAATGGAAAGTTAGATGATGATGAATTGACTAGCTCATATAAGCGTTCTCTTAAAACTGGAGCAATGTTTGATGCTAGATGCTTTAACATTCCAAAAGAGGAAGTAACTAATTGTATCCTATGGAGACAGCAGGATGCTACGAGGAACAGCATTTCCTCAGCTGGGCAGGCATATTTCTCTCATAAACAGTTGGAAGGTCTAAACTCTAATCAAATTCAAGAGTTACTATTTCAGGAGAAAGGAATTAACTGGAATGATTATCCTACTAAGTTTAAAAGAGGAAGCTGCTGTATAAAGAAATATCATCAGACTATGAACCAAACCTTAAGAAGTTATTGGTTTATTGATAATGAGATTCCTATCTTTAAGGGAGAGGATAGAGAATACATTGAAAAACTTATAGTATGAGTAGAACTTATAAAGAACACCATCCAACTGCTCACAATCCAAAGAACAGATTTCCTTCGCCTTATCTAGACAAAGAAGGAAAAGTAGAGCGCAGGAGAAAGCATAGAGCTTACGGTTCTCAAGGCTGGAAAGGATGGGGCGGAGAGACCTACTTTAAAAAGTACGGAGAGGTATGGATTGATGTAGTAGACAAAAAGAAAACTAGGAGAGAATCCAAAGAATACATAAAAAAGGAATTATATGATTGACAATTTTGAATATTTATCTAACCTATTTGACGGGTTAGTGGACAAGGATGATTTCTACTTCGTTCAAATAATACAACGAAAGAAGGATGGAGTAGAACTTCCGTCCTATACATCTGGAGCAAGGACTATTAGAAGCTTTTACTTCTTTACCAAGGAAGAGTTTTTAAGACAAGAGTCATACATAAAAGAACTATGCAATAGTAACAATGCTCGTGCTTATTTCTGGATTAATCCTAGAAATACTCTTGATATAGCTTGCGAATCTATTAAACAATTCTCGGACTTAATAAAGAATGGAAACACTAGACAAGGAGTAGCTGTATATGATAGAGCTACTGGGTCTTGTAGAAGTAGTAACTATAAGAAACTATGGATTGTTGATATTGATTCAAAGGATTACGAATATAGAAACAACATGGCTAAGCTGATTAATGAGTGTAGGGGTACGGAAGGAGAAAGAATTAAGCATGTCATTCCGACCGTAAACGGTTATCACCTTATAACTAGTGCTTTTGATAGACAGCAATTCTCTCAAAAGTTAGCACTTAATCAGTTAGATCCGATTGACATACACGATAATAATCCAACATTGTTATATTATAAACCAATATGTGGGAAATTATCTTAATAGTCATATTAGTTATGACTAGCCCCATTTGGATAGGCTGCATAATTATAGGAATATGTTGGTGTGCAGCAATCCTTTATTATATTATTGCCATAGTTCTAGGATTACCGTTGGTAATACTAAGTAAAATTTATAACAGAATGAAAAGATGAAAACCTATACATACTATATAGAATTTAAAGGAAGATTCGCTGAGACAGTTACAGTAGAAGCTCCAAGTGAGGAAGAAGCAAAGAAGTCTCTAAAGGAAACTTTTAGAAATCTGACCCTAATAGAGCTTATTACTGAGGAGTAAAATATTTTAAATAGACTGAATATATGTATTTAGAAAATGGTGACGAAGTAATTGAAGCTAGCAACGGAAGGTTGATTCTAGCTAATAGTGGAGCTTATTGTGATGAAGAGGGAAACCCGACTGGCGGTTGTATTGACAACGAAGAAGAGTTTGTATATGTAACTAGGACTGGTGGTACTTATCATACTAACAGAGAATGTGCTTCCTTAAAAGCACGTAAGCCGGAGCTTAAGAAGATCTCTTTATCAGATGCTCAGAAACACGGATATAAAGCTTGTAAAAGATGTCAAAAGAACTAGAAGTTTCTTTGGTAAACTATCTATGTCCTATTTGCGGAGAAGTAGCAGAGGAGGGAATCATAATGAATTCCCTTCTTTCTGAAAAGGCTGCCAAAGAAGTAAAAAACTTACATGGAAAAGCTGTTGGATATGCGGACCATGTCTGCAAGGAATGTACTAAATATAAGGACAATGCTATCTTCTTAATAGGAGTAGATACCAAGAAATCTAAGAAAGAGCCTTGGAGAACAGGAGAAATTGCAGCTATAAAAGATAGCTGTTCATTAGCTTTGAAAGTAAAGCCCAATATAGCAACACTGAAAGATGGGACTACCTATTGCTTTATAGATCAAAATTTAGGAAAAGAACTAGGATTATGGAAATGAAACTGATTAGTAAGGAAGAACTGGCAGATCTATTGAGAGCAAGCAGCAAGCTTAGCTGTTTAGAAGCTGGAGGAGTGGATAATTGGACATGGTACGATGAAGCATTATCTGACTACGATAGTGATTTAGATGACGATATATTAACTGAAGACTATAAAGACGCATGAAGCTAGTTAAACCATCATTCGAAATATTAGAACAAAAACCAAGAGAAATTATAATTCCAGCAGATATGGAAATAGGTCCTAGGATGGCAAGAGAAGAGCTTATAAATTCTGTATATAGACAGATTGAAATAGCTGGAAGAACTTGTTATAAATCTGAGGATAAAATCACTCCAGATTCTGCTAAGAAGTTTGTAGAGAGAATGGTTAAATCAGGTCATGGTGCTATGTTGGAACATGGTACTGTATATCTGTTCTTGACTATGTCTTCCAGACAGCAATATTTTAAATATTGTAGTAACCCTTACTCAGTAGCTAATAGTACTGGGGAAGCGGAAAAAGGAACTTGGAACGGGTTTGTTACTACTAATTATAGAGTATTAGTAGAAAATGGTTGGCTTGAGGATTTGGAATATATCTGCAATCCTGGTAAGGAGCATGAGAAGAGAATTACGGTTCGATTTGTGTGTGATAGAGGCGTATCCCATGAGTTTGTAAGGCATAGAGTATTTAGTTTTGCTCAGGAGAGTACTAGGTATTGTAATTATGCTAAGGATAAGTTTGGAAATGAACTTACCTTTATAATTCCGCGTTGGTTGAGCCTTAGTAATGGTTCTTACACCTACGATTATCCTAATGGATTTACCAAGGATGGCAGTAAATGGGATTCTAAATTAGAACTTAATACCTTTCTTCTGTCTTTAGTTAGGAGTGAAGCTGCGTACTTAGAACTTATAAGCCAGGGATGGGTAGCCCAACAAGCTAGAGCAGTACTTCCTAATAGTTTGAAAACTGAGTTGATTATGACTGGTACTCTTACACAGTGGGAAGGATTCTTTAAATTACGTGACGCAGAAAGTGCGCATCCGCAAGCTAGAGAATTAGCGGAACCTCTACATGCAGAATTTAGAAAAAGAGGATGGTGTGAATGAAAGCTAGCGAATACTTTGGAGATTGGATGGATGTAATAGATACTGTAGAACTACGCAGGATACTATCTTGGGTAAGTACTATAGATAAAACAACTTTATGTCCCTCCTCTCCTAACATATTTAAGGCCTTTAGGGCTTGTCCTTTGAAAGACTGTAAAGTAGTCTTTCTGGGGCAAGACCCTTACCCTCAACAGGGTGTAGCTACTGGAATATTATTTGGAAATTCTGAAGACACTCCAGAACATAGACTATCGCCTTCATTACAGGTAGTCAAAGAAGCTGCAATAAATTATGAGATTCCTCATAATAGAATAGATTTTGATAACACTCTAGAATCGTGGGCTAAGCAAGGCATTTTAATGATTAATACTGCCTTTACTTGTGAAGTTGGTAGAGTAGGTTCCCATTTTGATATATGGAAGCCATTTACTGCCAAATTGATTCACAACCTAAGCACCAAGGATGGAGGTATAATATATGTATTATTTGGTAATCAAGCATCGTCATTTAAGAAGTATATTGTAAATAGTCCAAAAATTATGGAGGTATATCATCCTGCTTACTTTGCTAGGCAGAATAAGAAAATGCCATATAATGTATTTACTGAGCTAAATCAAGAGCTACAGAAATTATATGGACAGCAGATTGAATTTTACAAAGAAACGGATTATGGAAATTGTTAATTATGGAATATAATATTGGATTCGTAATAGGAGATCCTAGTGGAGATGGTCATGCTTGTACAACAGAGTATCATATAGTTGCTAATCATTCAGTAGATGAAATATCTGAGGCTTATAAGAAAACTACTGAACTCTTGGGTTTTGATTTCGTTAAGGAAGTTGGAGTAGAATTTCAGTCAGACCCGTGGATACCAGAAAAGTTTACTAAAAAGTTGTTAGAACTAGAAATAATAGACAAGGAATATGTAATAGAATCTGATTCTGAATATGGCACACCGGCTGGATGTTATGAGTTTGAATGTGCGGAAGATGAGTTTGTAGATATATACTTTGCTATAGCAAAATATTTTCTTCCAGACTTGACGTGGAGAGCTAGAAACTTAGAAGAAGAGATTCTATGGGATCTAGAGGGTGCAGCCTATGGCTTTACGTATCATGGGGAGTAAAAGAAGGATTCCTAGAAAAATAAAGAAAGCTCTTAAGTATGCTTTCCTACATCCAAGGGTATGTGGAAGGCTTATAAGATATGGAGCTGTATATACTATAGGAAGAAACTCTAAGTGGACTCGTAAGGCCGCCAAAATAAAACGGCAAAGGGATTATGCAGAAATGATACACAATATAACAGAACAACTAAAGGATATTTATGCAATTAATCCAAAGAAAGACTATTCTGAAATAGATTCAAGCTTTTACGAATGGGAAGTAATAACTAATTTTAAATAAATAAAACATTATGAATTTTTCAAATATTTTTGGTAGCAAGAAAGTAAAATCATTTGCAGAACAATTGGCAGAAGTAAAGAACGTCTTTAGAACATCCTATGACCAAGCTATAGCTTTAAACTCGGCTATTGCTGAAGATATAAAGGTTAAGCAAAACGAGATTGCTTCTATTCAAACTCAAATTGAGTTTAATCAGCAGGTTGCTGATGATAACAGTAAGTATATATCTAAACTTAAAGACTTAATTTCGTAATTATATGAGTGAAAAGAAATATAAATTTGACCCAGAACATACATTTTTCACCTCTGACACCCATTTTGGACATGCCAATATAATTAGGTTTTGTAATCGTCCTTTCAAGAATGTAGAAGAAATGGACGAAGCCTTAATAGAAAATTGGAATCAAGTAGTATCTGAGGATGATACAGTCTTCCATTTGGGAGATTTTGCCTTTGGTGGAAGTAGTGTATGGAAAAGTATTATCCCTCGTCTAAACGGTCATATAAACCTTATTATAGGCAACCATGACAGGAAGAACCTTAGACAGGGTTACATGTCTAGTTTTGATATGGTAGTCCCTCAACTTCAGATAGAAATCGAGGGAAATCCTATATATTTAAATCATTACCCATTTTTATGTTATGGAGGTTCCTATAGAGGAGTATGGCAACTATTCGGACATGTTCACTCAGGTCCGAACGCCGAAGGACTGGACATTTCCAGACTTGAATCATTGTTTCCTACTCAATATGATGTAGGAGTGGATAACAATGACTATGCTCCTATATCCTATAGGGAGGTTAAATCTAAGATAGCATTTCAGAAAACTAAATTCTAAGCATCTAATAAGTAATGGAACTTTATGAAAGAAAAGCTGTGAATGACAGCTTAAAGAAATATGACCACTTAGCAAAGGATTCAGACTTTATAGAAGTGACAGAGTGGGCAAATGGAGAAGGTTGGGATATTAGCTTAAATGATAAGCTGATATCTTTAACATATGGACAGCTAGAAGCAATTAAATATTTAGTTAAAGCTTTAGAAGTAGAAAGAAATGAAAAAGTTTAACGTAATAATTTGGGACGTAAATCTTAAAGTATTCAAATATTATAATGTAATTCCTTATTTAACAGATTGTTATAATAAGGAAAAGAATAAGCCAGTAAATGTTGAAGATTTTAAAATTTTTATCGAGAGGCATAGCAGGAATCGATGGTGGGCTAGGCATGAATACGAAATAGTATTGAAGGATTGCTCTGGGGAATCCGAATATAAGATAGACGTCCACGAGCAAATAACAATGAATATTGATATTATAGCGAAGATATTGATGGAAAGTATTAACAAACAATAAGAATATTTAATATGAAACTAGAATATACTGATGGATGTATTTGTACGTCCCTTACCGTTGATGGAAAAGAAACCGCAGATATGACCTCTGAGGAAATAAAAGTATCTATACAAGCTATGCTAGATAGGGAGATAGATTTTGCGGTTCTTCAAGACATATGGACGACCCTTATTGAATCTCAGGGAGAATATAGAGACCTTGGGCATTGTGAGGAATGTGGAGATTGGATCTCCAATTATACTTTGGAGTTATAACTACTAAATAATTAATAAAATGATAACAGCAAAAACTGCTAATAACAAGGCCTTTGAGGCTAAAGAAGCTAAGGAGTTGTTGAAAGAGAAGCACTATCTAGAGGTACTTAAGCACGTAGAAGATAGAATTATTGAAGCTACCAAATCTGGGTATTTCAACACAGTTTTGAGAACTGACTTTATGTATCCTTTTAGAGATAAAGTAATAGGAGAACTTACTAGTAATGGGTATAAAGTCAAGTTACACCCTGCAGGAGGAATATCAATTAGTTGGGAATGAGTTATACAGAACTACATACAGGAACTCTAACTAAAGTTGATACAAAAGGGCTTACAGTAGAAGAATACTGTGAGCACCTTTGCAAGAAACATGGTTATGAGATAGCATATGAAGAAGATACGTATGCTACAACTCTAATGGATACAGATGATACCTATAAGATACTTAATGGTGAGTTATATAGGTGCAATGATACTAAATATGAAGATAGTTCCTATTTAGTTAACATTAGAAGTAATGGAGATGGAACTTACGAATACGTTGCGCAATTCTACAATGGAGGTACGTGGTTAGATGAAGTTTTGGAAGAAGGGTTAAACAAACTAAAATGATAAACATAAACGAACACATAGCTAAAGCAATGAAGTCTAAAAATCAAGTAGAACTTCGTGCATATAAGAATCTGAAGGCAGAAATTCAGATTCTACAAACTGCTAAAAATGCTAAACCTTATGATGAAGCAGCTGAGATACAGCTTATTTCTAAAATGTGTAAGAAATTAGAGGACAGTATTTCTAGCTTTATAGAGGCTGGTAGAGAGGACTTGGCAACTGAATATAGGGATGAATTGGAAGTACTAAAAAAGTTGCTTCCTGAGCCTGTAAATGAGCCAGACATACATTCTGCATTACAAATATGGTGTGAGGGAAAAGGCTTTATTGAAGATTTCTATAATGAAGAAAATTCAATAGATATGGTTAGTTTCCAAATTCCAAAGAAAGAAATGGGAAATGTGATTAAATATTTGAAATCAGAATTTCCTCAAGCAGACGGTAAGATGATTTCTGAAATTGTTAAAAAATATATAGTATGAGCCATTTTGTAGGATTAGTATTCGGTAGTAATATTGAAGAATTATTAGAACCGTATGATGAGAATCGAGAAGTAGATGAATATGTCAGATATACTAAAGATGGGGCGGTAGATGAAGTCAAAAAGAGACATATTGATAATTACGAGTATGCTCTTAAAACATTAGAGAAATACAAGAACCCTACTACAGACTGGGAAAGAAGTCAACTAGAATGGGCAAATAAAGTTATCGATAAAGGTATTGCTATCTCTTATGAGGAAGCCTGGGAAGAAGCTAAGAACTGGGGATATGAAATTGATGACGAAGAGAACTTGATGTCTACATATAATCCTGACTCTAAGTGGGATTGGTATTGTGAAGGAGGTAGATGGGGAGCATGGTTACTTCTTAAGGAAAAAGGAGAAGACGGAGAACCCCTCAATGCCATCTTTGCTACCAAAGAAGAAGTAGACTGGAATGCTATGTTGGAAAAAGATAGAATTCCATTCTGTTTTGTAACAGAGGACGGAGATTGGCATGAGTCTGCTAGTATGGGTTGGTGGGCTATGACTACCAATGACAAAGATGAAGATGTTTGGAGAAAAGAGTTTCTAGATTATCTGGAATCAGTAGAAGATGATGTAGAAATTTCTGTAATTGATTTTCATATTTAATAAGAATGGTAACAAGAATTGAAAAATTTGGAGCATCATGGTGTGGACCATGCAAAGTACTAGACAGGACGTTAGAACAGCTTACTGGAATAGAAATTGTCAAGCATGATGTAGACGAAGAGGAAGAACTTGCGAATGCAAGAGGTATACGAAATGTTCCAGTTTTGATATATTATAACGAGCAAGATGAAGAAGTTAAGAGAACAGTAGGTGCTGTTTCTTTGGGCACTATTATATCAATTATAAACGGTAATTAATATGTATAGAGTATTATTGAGCAGAACAGGAGTAGCCTATGCTAAGGAATGTGATGACGAACTCGATGAGTTTGATTTTATAGAGGTCTTAAGAGACTTTGTGGATTCTGGAGACGTAATTATGTTCGTAGATGATTTAGACACTTTAAGAGATTCTATGGAACTTGAATATAAAATCGAAATAGTTGATGGAGACGAATGAAGACATTAGAAGCTATAATGTAGGAAATTCTAATTACAGCAAGCATAAAATACAACCTTGGGATATTTGGAGAGAATATAATTTGAATCCATGGGATGCGGATATTGTAAAGAGGATACTGAGAACTAAGGAAGAACCTGGTAAGTCTAAAGAGGATGCTAGAATAATGGATTACGAGAAGATTATCCATATTTGCAAAGAAAGGATTCGGCAGATTAACGAGGACAAAAAGGAAGAAGGAACTTCCTCTGGATTTGTTATTAGTACTGATGGTACTGCTTGTATATCTAATATATTTAAACCTAGTGCTATCTCTTATAGTTTGAATGAGAAGGAGGCAAATGCATATGCCGAATTTCAAAAACAACATTATGAACTACATAAGGGAATAAAGGCGTGTGGATGTTCAGTAACATTTACACATAGTGGAATAGGTATAGGTAAATCTGTTAAATGTAATGTATGTAAGGAGAGTAAGAACATAACTGATTACAATACTTGGTAAATAATAAAGGGAGAAGCGTAGACAATAAAGTCTATGTTTCTCCCTATTTTTTTATTCCTACTCCCTTTCAGGAAGTAAAGTATTCCAAAATATCTTAGTATTATTTGTTAATGAAGACATTCTAATAAGAGCATCAGTAAAAGAAGTATCCCCAAATGCTGTATTATATATATCTTCGGCTCTTCTAGAAAAATAACTAAATGACATTGGTTGCCAAGAAACTAGTGGTCCTCCAATAGATTCAATAAAGTTAAGGTCTAAAAAAGACGAACTTACCATCTTGCATGCCATATGAGCAGCAGCTGCTATAGCTGCATCGTCTATATCTCTAGAATCCTTAGCTTTCTTCATGTTTTCATCATCCCAATCGGCTAATGTTCCAGTGACAAGAGAACCAACAATAAAGAACATTAGTAAATCATACTAGATTTGTCGTAAATTGGCTCTATAGAGATTTCTAAGCTTCTCATCCTCATTATACCACATATCTTCGAAAGTATGCTTTAATCCATCTCCTTGAAAGGTTCCAGATATTAACTATGATAAGGTTAGCATAATTCCTTCCTACCATTCTCCCTCCCACTTTACTACTGGAACTCCAGTATTTTCTGTAGTTGGTATCATTCTGCCATTTTCTTCGGTGAGGTATAACAAATTACCATTAGCATCCTTCTACTGAGCATAGCGTCCTTTTAATTTGATACCCTATCCTCCCAAATACTGGTTTTTCTTACCAGACCAGAAAGTTCTCATTTGCATCCACAAGGCTCCGAGAGTATAGGAATGAACCATTGCCTTTTTTTCGTGGGCATAGTAACCATAAATATCATCAGCTAACGATTTGAAACTCTCAATCTGCTGGTTTGTATGAGATTTAGGTAAAGGTTGTCCGATCTAGAATAAACTACCATCAGCATTTTTAGCATGTTCTATTTCTAACTACTCAGCTATAGCGTAATATAACCCTTTTTGTTCGTTATATTTGGGGTCATCAGTCCTTCCATTAGCATATGCTTCAAAGCGTTTATCCTTTTTCCAATCATATACTAGTTTGTTTCCAACTTTTTCATAGGCATCATAACTGCCATCCTATTTTAACTAAGTGACAAATATAGACATTCTACTGTAATAATCTGGTCTGCTGGTGCAGTGAAAAGCAATATTAGACATATTGAATATTCCATACCTATCTGATTTAGTCTGTTCTGCATAAGTATTCATATCTCTATCGTTAATAGCAAACATATCATTTAATAGGCTACATTTAGTAGGCTTTCCTCCAAGAGTAAATAGTTCTCTATAAACTTCTTTAAAAGCAAATGCAAAATTCTCAAAGGTGAAAGGAGTGTTTTCATCTCCTCTTCCCTAATACATTAGCCTTATATCGGTCCAAAGAGCCTATATCATCTAGTAGCCATACTAAATAGGAGAAAATCCCAGCACCAAGAATGATGCCGCATTTTTAATTCTGCTAACAATAGCATTAAAATTCTACTAATTTTCAGGAATTAAAGATTCGTTTTTAATATGAGATTTTATATAATCTGTGATATAATTGGCAGTATTAGTAAACTTTTTATTAGTTAACTATCCCTAAGTGATTACATGGATCATTGATGCTTTAGCCATTGGCATAATTAAATCAACGTTTTTCTTAGTAGAGTAAGCAAATATATGTTTTAATAACAAAGTTTCTAGATTATTCTCAAAATAATCATATCCCTTCTCTGCAATCTTCTCTAGTCTCTACTCTGTATTCTTTCCAGCATCAAACATATTATTCATCTGAAATAATTCTCCTTCAGAAGAGGGATTCTAGACATCTGAGAATACTCCTAGAAACTATTTCTGTGTTTCTTCCCACCATCTTTTTGGACTCAATCTACTAACTAATCTCTTCTTGAATGCTTCAGCAATACTTCCTAACTAAGAAGCTTGTGAGGATAAACTTCCTACAGCCAATGGAACTCTAAAGAATCTAACATCTTCTGTAGTTATCATTTCATCCAATTCATCAGTTCCAAACCTATCCTAATTTATCTTAGTAAGAGCATATTTAAGAAATTTCTTTTCCTGTTCAGTACCAGAGAATTTGTTGCTCCAGGGATTCTTAAATAGAATATCGCCATCTTTATACTCTATCATATTTCTATACAAGCTTGCCTAATTGCCAACAGTCATTTCTGATAGCTTTCCAAACCCTTTGCTTTTCTTTAGTTCCTCTACTAGCTCTCTAATAATTGGAGTCTCCCTCATCATATCCTCACGAGTGTTCTAATAAGCTTCAGTAATAAGAGAGGTTAATTTATTTAGAGTAGCATTATCTAGATTTCCTGGATTATCTAACATCAGAGATTTAACCCCGTTATTAAATATATTCATGCTCTCAAGATACTTCTCGTTGTCTTTAGTCTGCTGTCTAAACTGCACTCCCTATATTTCAGCAATAGCTAACATTATATGATTATATAAAGTTCTCTACTCATTTCCCTCCTCACTATAAGTGTCTAACGATGTTATCTACTCAGTTCTTAAACCTCCATTAGGCTCTTCTAATTTTTTCCTAATTGCCTCCAATTTTCTAAGAATATCTCTTCTGTCATTAGTAGAGACTGCTTCATCCAACTATGTATATAAATCCTTATACTTTCCTACAAACTTATACTTATCCTCTTCCCAGTGTGTGCTAGCACCAAGTTCTAATACTTCTCTAAGCTTATTTTTAGCCAATTCTACTTTATTCGCAAATTTAATGTTCTTAATATTATTCTAGAATCCATCAATGTGGGATACTAACTCTCCGAAATTGTAGACTAATTCCTCGTTTGATGCCGCTGTACCCTGTAGAGAATGGGGATTAGCTACAAGTATATTTCCAATAATTCCTTCTTTAGAGGTTATTTCAGGCAAACAGTTTAGGATTGCCATTGTCTCCATCAAGTGTATGTTTCCATTGGTAGCTTTCATAGCCAATGAACCAGGTTTCCTAGCCTATACACTATCTACTTCAAATGCCCCAGTTAATAACTATCTTCTACTAGATTTATTAAACTTATGAGAATAATCTAGATTGTCAGTAGTAATTTTCAATATATCAATCTACCCGTTGAGCTTGTTTCTTAGTAGAATAACCCCATAAGCCTTTATTGCTTCATTTTCGATAATTTCATAATAGTTCCTACAGTACTTACCCATTAGATTCTAGAACCATTCTGCGGAAGCTCCTTGTTTAACATTAATACTTCCCTATTTTGGTAAAGGAACTAGACTAGTATTTTCTTTTATGCCTTTCTTCAAGGCCATTTCCACAGAGGCTACCATATCTCTGCGTTTTTTTGGGAGAGTTTCCTAATAGAACTTTTTAACTTTTTCAAAAAGTTCTTCCTAAGTGTTAGCAGTATATGGAATCTTAGAGTTTTCAGTTTTAAATACCCATTTCTTAGACTCTGGGTCCTACTCAATATTTCCTTCCATCATAGATTTTATTTCTTCGTCTCCCCAAGTCTTACTCATATTTATACTAGGAAACGAATACTCCATTACCTACGAAACATTAGTTACAATTTCCTTGGGAGTTAAATCAATAACTGGGGTAGGAGGAATAAACTCATCAATATTAGCAGCAACCTCATTTAATGTTGCTCTAGTAGTTATATCTTCCAAAGTAGACTCTCCTAACCTAGCTGAAATAGTATCAAATACCCAAGTGTCTCCCTCCTACCTGAAATTATGCATTTTTATAGGAGCAACAATAACTTTAGGTGATGGACTGTTAACTCTAATTCCGGCATTCTCAATCATTCTATGATATAATCCCATCTGATACCAAAAAGCTCTCTGTTTCGCAGAATCAAAAGAATCTTTAGGGGAAGTCTTATAGTCAATAACATGAGCATACCCATCCCCATCAACTACCAATAGGTCTATCTTTCCTAAGATGGTATCTCCTTTCCCTTCGATCTCATATCCCAACTTGGTAACTACTTTAAACTCAGGAAAGAAAGTTAGATTCTGTCCATATGTATTAATTAAATCTTCGTGTAACTTTTTTCCATACTTAATTATACTATTTATAGTATCCTGCTTTAATTTTTTGTCTTTATACTGTAAATTTATATAGCTCTTAATGGCTTTGTCACTCTGGGTGATAAGTAATCCAGCCTTTGTAGTTCTGAAAAGCATTTCTAAGATACTATGGATCTCTGTACCTAATTCGCCCTGTGCTTTCCACTTATCCTTCATTTGTTTGATTAATCCTAAAGTCTAACTGGTAGTTTCTGAATTATTATCAAAGTTATCTAAATACTCCTTCAGCTAGTCTTCGCTAACATTATCGGTAACGGTTACATTCTTCCCGAATAGTTCTATTTCGTCATTATTAAATCCTTTAGTGGGATCTTTCCAGTCCTTAATACGTCTTCTCCAATATTCAAATTCTCTAAAAGAAGGCATTAAAAGCTAGTCTTTAGAATTAGTAAGATCCGCGAGAAATTCCGTTACACCAATATAAGGGCGTTTAAATTCTAGATTATCTTCTCCATCCTAGTATAATTTCTTAGCCTCAGCATAAGCTTTAACATGCTTTTGAGCCTCTGCTTTAACTTTCTTTAAAGCTTCCTAAGTTATTACGTTATCTAAAGCATTAAATACCAAATCCCCGTAGATTTCGTATAGTTCGTCTCCTTTTTGTAGTAGAAAGTTTTCATACTCCTTTTTACTACTAAATTCGTGGTCTTTAAATTTATATATACATTCAGACATGACAGTATTCAGTTACCTTCCCTTCTTCCATTAACTATTTGTGCTTTTCTTCCAAATCCAGACTTAGTATATTAGAATTAGAAACATCGATTTTAGAGTTAACTATTCTAGCAAGTGACCTCAAAGTACTGTTGAATAATATATCGTCATTAATATCTCTAATACTAGATTCCCCCATTAGAATAGAGTCTAATACACGCTTCATATTATACATTAACTCATACTATACGTTGGTTGGAAGAAACTATAATTTTTCGCTTTTATCTATTATTCTATTTCTTAATTCTTTAGAAAATTCTTTTTCGTTATCTTTAATTAGCTTATCGTAAAGTTCTGTACCGTGGAGTGAAGTAATTAACAGAGGAATTAGCTCTATTACTGGGGTATCTAGGGTAACAGCATCTGCATTTACATAAGTTATCCCACCTTCCGAAAAAATTGGAGATTCTTTATATTCATTTAAATCCTCTGTTATAACAGATTCTACTGGTAGTCCATATACGTCCCGCAATTTACTTACAATCTCCTCTACAACTAGCGTATCGCTTATTTTAGAATGACTTACAGGAGTAGAGATTTCTTGAGTAATAGGTCTATGAGTAATATATACCTTAATATCGCCAAAGAATGGAGAAAACTCCACTTCTAGGTCTCTAAAGTTATCATTTATCCATACCTATGAAGATTGTAAATCATTTTTCCCAGTAAGCCTATAAATCTACTATTCCTTCGTAATCCCACGTTTAATATTTAGCTCTTCTGTCAAATAATTTGAAGAATCTACTCCCTTAATTTCATCAAGGTGGGGAAATCTGCCAAGTCTTTCCTAGAAGTCTGCACATATAGCCGCTAAATAGGATTCTGGAAGCCCAGAACGCTACTCTAGCGCCCTGAACTCTACAGAATTTTTGTTTATACATATACTCATTTACAGTTTATTTGATTGTCTATATATTTGTTTAATATATCTATATTTATTTTATAGTTTCTAATATTAGGATCGTAGTCTATATACAAGTTAGAGTGAGATGCTAAAAACTTTTTTACTTTCGTTAGCTATTCTCCCTATAACTTATCTGTTTTTATATCCATAATGGTTCTAGTAACAGTATTAACTATTATAGATCCATCATTAAATGGTAATTCTATTAAGTCTCCCTAAGTCGGAATACTTAATATAACATTATAGTCAATATTATCCTAATTATTATATATCTATTCTCCAGTAAATACCCCGTCCTCGTCTCTCAGAATCTAAATCAAGTCAGTTCTTAGCTCCTCCTTATTTCTTCTTCTTCTAAATCTTCCTCTTCTACTACTAGTTATAGGAGTTAGCCAGGTAGCTAACTCTTCGTTAGATAACTAGAAACTATCTCCACTAGTATCTAGTTTAGAAGTCTCTTCTCTAAACTTAGAAGGTTCAGCAGAATTTACATAGTTATCAAAAATACTAGTTAGAGTACTCTATCCAGACTTACCTCCGTAAGAAATAAGGTTGTACCAGTATAGAATATCTTTGATAGGTATTCCATTGTAACTAGAATTGATAGAGTCAAAGCTCTATCTAAGCCTTCCTAATGTCAGCCTATCCTCTTCAGAAATTGGAGACATATTAATAGTAGTAGTATATGATACTGAATTATTTCTACTAGCATTTTTAGAATATATATTTGGTCTTAATGAGTTTATGAACTCATTATTTTTAAGGGCTATATTAATACGATCTCTGCTACTAGAATTATATCCAGCTTTCAAGTCTGGTATTACCTACTTTTCTACCCAATTTTTGAAGGTAGCATTGCCTCCAATAGTTCCTAATCTGATAGGCAAATCCTTAGAGGTCTAAGTTTTTATTAGCGTATCTTTATCCTGCAAGTATATTAAAGTAGACCCAGCTGGCAATACAAACTCTAAGGAACTTAAGTAGTTATTAACTAATTTATCATTACATAAATTGGAAATTCCTTGAATAGTACCCTTAGTATCAGTGCCATACTAATATCCAACGTTTATATAATCATGAATAGTCCTGTATTTAATAGAACTTTTCATATACGCTTCATGCTTCTCAAATGCTGCTAAAGAATATCCCCAATAGTGTGGAACTGTATTTATGATAGCTAAAGGATTGAAACTAACTTTAATCTTTTCATACTCATCAATTTTAGCCTACCTATATTCTTGGTTAGTCATAAACTGAATGAAGTCTAGTTTGCTAGGAACAATATTTTCTATATTCCTTACATAATTTAGATAATCTTCTTTATTTTTTACTCCCTAATTAACTCCTAGTAACTAACCTATTTTGTTAAACTCCGCTGCTCCCTTATGTAAGGTAACAAGGTTTTCAAACAATTGAGGTCCGTTCTTCCATACCTTGTCATAAACTATAAGACCGTCAATAATCTAGTCTATAACTTTATTTGCTAACTACTTGTTTTGGACAAGGTCTGTCCTTACAGTATTACTATAATTAGTTATAACTCTATTCCTAAAACTGTTTAATTCGTTAATAACTTCATTGATAGTTTTCTTCTAAGTATAGTTGCCAAAATCGTCTAATTCTCCATACAAGGACTTCATTAGGTCGTTCAACCATTTTTCTACTCCCTTGGTACTTTTTCTAATAGCTGTAGAAATATTTACTCCAGTCTTTTTTCCGGTGTTATCTACTAGATATTCGGTACTGAAAGAGCCAAGTATTGAGCTAATAGGATTACCCATAAATTTGATAACATCATCAATAGAGTTTAGCTAAAGCTTATCACTAATAATACTTCCCTTCAACATGGATGCTACAGCATCTCCTACCGGGGACATAAGCACTCTACCTAATTCTTCGTAGGGAATACCCATAGCTAGACCGTAAATATACATATCTGCCATCTTAGAGTTAGCATTTAATTTGGCCAAGCATAGTTCCTTAGCGTTGTCTGTAGCTAATGATAACAATGCAGATATCTCAAGGGCTGCATCATCTGCATTTGCTATTCTCTACAATAATTCTAAATTCTCTAAAGTCTACGGAGCTAAATCAGGATTAGCATTAGCTATAGTGTAATACTCCTTTCCGTTAAATACAATAGATTTGTTGAATAGAGGTTTAAGATTCCCTTGTTTTAAGAGAGTGTTGGCGTACTACGTAATAGCAAAGAAGGATTTTAATCCAACTGCAGAAATACCAATAACCTCTTTACCAGTATAGTTATCTTCTATTGCCTACATTATATTAGCAACGTTTCCTGGAGTCGCATACTTCAAAGCTTTACCAGCCTCCGATTTCTCTGCCATCTTTTTGGGTCTATCGGTAGTCTAGTCTACAGACATAGTAGCCTACATCTAATTCACTGGATTGGCAATAATATCAATCATTTGCTATACTACATAGTTCTTAGTATACTCTTCCTAATTGTCGGAATATAAATTATGGTCATTAACCATGACAGCAAGCTCTTCAAATAAAAACTCTAACTGCTCTGGAGTAAACTTCTGACTAAATTCCTTATTGAATATATCTGCAGCCTTCTATTTGCCTAAATCGGACAAGTCCGAAAACTTCAATAACCCATCTTTAGATAGCCGATTAATTAATTCTACCCTATTCTATAAGGTATCATCTCTTTCAAATAGAGTTGGCATATTATTAACCATCTTAAAATCATATGAAGAAAATAAGTTAACGATATAAGATGCAAATTTATCTCCGTCTCCTACTCCTTCCTCATGTTCAACTGCTTCTCTGATATTTATTCTCTTAATCTTTTCTCCAGTTGGGTAGTTTAGCCCAGTTGATATTCTTAAAGACTCTTCAGAAGAAAGGTCAAAGTAAGGTGACCATCCTGCAAATTTTCCATTTTTTAATAGTTCAAAAGTTAATAGAGACACCGTATCAATATCGTAGTCAGAACCCTATAACCATATTTGGTGAGTAGATACATATGCTGTATTTATATCAAAATCTTCGTATCCTACGACTTTCATAGGCATAAACGACTACATTGATTGCGCCGGAATACGTGCAGCTATTATATCTAAAGACTTTTTGAAAGAAGTATATAATTCATTTCCTAAGTAGTTTATAATGTTTAAAGTCTAGGCTTCTACTAATTGCCCATTACTTTCGAAATTTCCTTCTTGATTTATCTCTATATTGCTTAGCTACTGATTTCTATGCCTAGCTATAGTAATATCCTTACCAACAGTATTAATCCAACTTCTAAAAGATTTATTTTTAGATTTGTGTCGAAGTATCTTACCTAACTATACTGAATCAACTTTACTAGATACCTAAGGAATGTTATAGTTAAAGGCATCTAAATAGAAGCCTACGTTATCGGTTACAATAACCTACTATCCATCAATAGTATATGTATCATCCTCTAATGAGGATAATTCGTATTGTCTTTCTCCATTAATATCGGTCTAGTATATCTTTCCTGAAATTGCATCCACTTCTGGTGGATAAGTCTAAATCTTCTTTAATTCTGGATGGAGTTTATTAAACTACTACTTACTTAATATATAAAAGTGTTGTCCGTTTAACCTCTTTAGAGCTACAGTATAGGCTCTCTCATCTGTAATTCCAATAGCTAGATTTTTAATCAATTTCTTTTTGAATATGTTCTGGTCTCTTAGTAGAGAATCTACAGAATCTTCTGGAGTAAGTCCTAACTGTGAAGCCATTGTTTTGGGCATTATAACTTCATAAGGCTATACTTGCAAATTGTTAATGACTACATCTTTATATTCATTTCCAGTAAATACTTTTACTATCCCTCCCTCTTTTACATTTTTCAGAGCTTCCTGAAGTGTTTTTCTAGAGGCTCCTTCCTACTGTATATATATATTATAAGAATCTGCCAAATCATACATATTATACTTTATTCCATCACTTCCAATGAAAGTAAAGAAATATGACCCCAGATTTCTTCCATCAATTATATCTTCTATAAATAAATTATTAGGATATAAACTCTTTAAATCGTAATATCCAATATACTTTAAAGAGGGATCTCCATATACATCCTTACCAGTAACTGGGCCTTGTACATGAACCTTGTCTATAGTATTTCCTTCAGCATCAACTACAAAATAGGTTCTATTCATCTAAACATCCTAAATTCCAATAACTGGCTACTAAGCCTATAACTCTTTTATTTCTTCCTCAAAATTTACGAATTCTGATTTTAGCTTTCCTCCGTATAGTTTTATAGTCTCGTGAGACGGTACTAGCACAGACAAAATTCCCTTAAACTTTAATTTAATAGCAGATTTAGTAAGTATTGAAGAGAGCATAGATCCTATTTTATTATACAATACAGGATCGCTTACCGGGATAGGGTTTTTCCTAATATCATCATCAGTTATTTCTTCTCCTCTTTTATACTTATCTATAAGGTTTGCTACTACATCCATAATAATTCCGTCTTTTGCTTTATTACCGTTAGCAAGCTACTTAACTAAAAGATTAGCTAAAGTCTTTGAAAATTCGGTATTACTTCCAGAAGGGTCTAACTCCTTTCTAAGAGAGTCTACTAAGGGTTCTATCCCCTATTTAGTTAAAGAATATAGAGCTTGATACATTTTGTTTGATTCATCCCAAGTATATCCTAATGCTGCGCAGGCACTTACCACCTGTGTCATCATTGATATTTCAGAGTCATCAGCATGATGTTCTTTGTCTAACTGGATTCCTGCCTATGCTAGCTATATAGAATAGCTATTAAATGGAATACTGTCATAGTATATACTTTTGGTATTATAGTTGGCAGCCCCCTATTTAATAGCCCCCTCAGTCACAAGATAGTGAATATCAGAGTGCTTCATGGGCTAATAAAAATTATTCTAATCTAGGGGCTTATTCCCTTTTAACAAAAATCCACAACTATTAATAGCTTTAACAGTATTATATATAGACTATTCTCCGAAGTTTTTGTATCCAGCAAGCTATCCATTTTCATTCAGACTTACGCTGTTTATTCCTTGGAAAATATACTTCCATACTTTGTAATTAGTATCTATGCCATCTACTCTTCTTAGCTAGGGGACTCCTAACAGTTTTCCGTTCTTTGCAGCAATTGTTTCATATAAATTATATGAACCATTGCCTAAGTATTCTATTTTAGTTATACAATTATACTAACGTTCCCATTTTCCAGTATTTGGATTCTTGATAGGTGAAGTATAATAAATATTTCCATAGTCAATATCAGGTTCTCCCTACTAGCCCTAATATCTCCTTGTTATGTCTATGTAAATAGGTTCTCCATTCTAATCAGACCAAACAATATCCGTCATTTTCTTCATCATTCTTTCATTAAATGGAGAGTTCTTAAGCCAACTATTAGTTAATCCGAAGCCTGCCGTTTTGATAATTCCACCAGTCCCAGTAGTTTCATCATAAAAATGTATAAAAGGCTTTTTGTGTATTCCAGAACGCTCCCCATTTAAAGAGTTATTCTCCAATACTACCATAAATGGATTTACAAAGATAGAACCATCAAAAGGTTTTACTGCTGTATTATCACCTTGAATATTACAAACATAATCGTTAATATCCTATGTAACTGCTATTCTAGCATTAGTAGGGACACCAGTGAGCTGCCCTAGTAAATATTCATGCATAGCTGCAGTCATGGATACGTTACGTTTATGCTATGCCTAATATCTATTGGCTTCGTCGTTCATAATAGCTTCAAAGTTGTTGAAGTCTATTTGATTCGCTTTCTTATTAGGATGATTAACATGACTTCCTACAGTAGATAACAGAAATTCCTAACTATATAGATAATTGAGTGCATTATATTTAGATAGCAAAGGATTTAGTACTACAGTTTCAACTAAAGAGTGCGGGTCAAACTTATTAATTCCTAGCTAAATAAAATCTGCTTCACTAATAATATCATGAATATTTCCCTATTCGTCTTTATACTTGGCAAATATTAGAGTTCCAGAATCACTAATCCACTGTCCCAATTCGTTCTTTTTGAACCAATTCTAAGTTTTAGTATCTAAATCTATAACTACTTTACTATTTATTAAAGAAGTTAATAATTCAGTATTCTTATATTGGAGGAAGAATCCAAGTCTGTTTGTATTTTTATAGCGCCTAGCGAGAGCAATAATAGAGTTATTAAAAAATAACTCTCCTCCCTTAGCAAACACAAAGTGTAATTCCTCGTTTATTTTAACTCCAGATTCTCTACTTATGGTATCAATTAATTTTCTATAACTTGTAAATGTCTCCTCGCTTCTAGCCTTATCTTTAAACTACTACAAGGATTCAGGGGTATATTCTAACACGAAATCTCCAAATACTCTATTATATGTAGGACTGTTAGTAAACAATTTAAAGTCATTATTCAACTTAGTTATCAGTTTACTATAATAGTCTCCAAGTTCTTTATTTATATACTATAGTAAAGGTTCATTGTTAGTAGACGAAATAAATTCTTCTATACTCGAATATCCCATCTTTTTAACCTCATGGTCTAAGTTAACTAATAATTTACTTACTGTGGATTTATCGGAATTTACTGAAGGAATTATAGGTAGGATTCCTTTACTAGAAAGATTATTTTTCCCTGTTTCTAATCCTATTAAGGGCTAAATTAGGTCATATGTAATAGCTGATTCCAAAAATTCCCTAGAACTTAGCTAGTTGAACAATTTATATTCTCCATCCTACGTTTTTAGTTCTCTAACAGTATAGATATTGACGAAAGTATATGGGTCCTGTACAATAGAGAAATTATGCGCTGGACAACTGGGGTTATCTCTGATACTTTCCATCTACATTTCATAGGTAGATAAAAGTCTACTGGGAGAATTAGTTGCCAATGTTCTTCCAGTAGAATCCTTCACTGAAGTAGCTGAAGTAGCACCATCTGTTACTGCTCTAGCCTCAGCAAGCTATTCCAGAGTAGTTAACTGTTTGCTGGGAACAATATCGATAGTAGAGTAGGCTTGACTCACCTTAGGCTCTCCATAGTAGTCAACTGGATAATATTTCTTCGCAATTTGCTAAATTCTTTCTAATTTAGTCAACTTTTCTTCATCAACTCTCCTAGGTTGAGATAATGCATCATTTATTTTCTTCAACACAAATTGACCATGTAATAATTCTGCCCCAAATCTAAATAACTAGGCTATTGCCTACTATCTAGACAGACCAGTAATAAACACAAAATTATCTAAATACTTTGGATTATTAGTAAAATTCTAGAATAATACTGAGTCTAAAAACTCTACTGGCTATTCTATGGTTGCATTTTCTATTGGAATCTTATCTATAGTTACTCTACCTACATTATCAATATTTACATTCTTACCTTTCCATGTGAAATTAAATCCTGACTTATCATAGGAAGGACTATACGGCACTTCTCCTTCCGGAGTATTCATAGTATTTAAGGTATCGTTAAGTCTTCTCTATATCTAATTAATATTAGAGCTTAATAAAGATTTTAATACCATCTTACCACTTACAGCATCTATAGAGTATTGACTATTTTTAACAATACATGTAGTATCAGATGTCTATAATAAGGTAGAGAAATAATCACAATCGAAATATCCTTCTAAGTCCTACACTCTTCTTAAAGAATTTCCCTAATTATTGAATAGTTCTTTTCCCAAAGACATAAGTACGTTTCTTTCTTCTAAAGTAAATTGATTAGCTATTGGCTTAAAAATATTTTTCAAGTCCTAACTAGTTAGTAATTCGAATATAGCAGTAAAAGCTTCTCTGGGATATAACCTCGTTTTATTAATTAATGTAGCTAAAGTAGCGCTTGTTCCTAGGGATTTAATAAAATCAGCAGATTCGCTACTAATAGAGTCTAAAGGAATAGTTCTTTTTCTAGCTTTGACCTCATTAAGAAGAATTCCCCTAGTTAAGGGCCTGTTAGAAGATAAATCCTTTAATTTACTAACTAATACAGTAAACTATCCAAAATTCAAATAAGTATCTGGAATAAGAGTGCCGGAATTATAGTCATAAAGCCTAGTAGAATTAACTAGTATTCTAGACAAATTGTTGATTGACTTTGATAAATCTATATCGTCTTCCTCATTATTAGCCCAGAACATAGCTGTAGCTTTAGAAGATAAGGTATATTTGTCAGAATCTGTGAATTTAGTATCTCTATCTTTAATCTTTATTGTATCTCCAAAAATATGTAGTAAAAACTCGTCAAAGTGTGCCAGAGTCTAATATGCGTTAAAAGCTTTGAGAGAGTCTGTCTAATAGCTAAACTCAGTTATTAACCTCTTTCTATCAAATTTATTGAATACATCCTCTGCGAGAGGGGCTAAGTACTCAAAGGCTCTAGTATACTTTCCATCTTCGTACATAAGAGTCCTTCCAGGAAGAGTTCTTCCCTTCTTCTAAAGGAAATTATATACTATATCGAACAATGTCTACTAGTATTCTCTAAGATTTTTATTTAACTCTCTATCTCCTCTAATTATAGTCCCATTGTCTCGATTAAATATCATAGAGTTACATAGGTTAAAGTTAATCTACCTTAGTGCACTATTTTTAACTTCGTCAGCTCCATTATATATCTAATTCAGAAAGTCACTATTTACCTAGTTTTTAGAGTAATCTATATCAATACTAGCTGTAGTAACTACCTATTCTGAAATGTCTTCATTTTCACCTAAGAGTATTTTCTGGATAGTAGTAGAACCTATTGGTTCTATTCCTGATTTAGCCAATCTCCAATCTACGAACTTTGCCCAGTCGGATAGGAAATCATTAATACTGGAATACCCAGCATCTTGTGCATTTTGTTTCGCTGCTTTTAGATAATCTAGAGCTGCAGAGCGTATCTGCTCTGCACTCTAATTCTCTAGACTTTTAATAAGTTTACCAAAATCAGTTTTAAACTTTTGTTTATAGTCACAAATCATATGTTTCTAAATATATTTGTACAATATTCATTATCTTGAGCTAAATAATTCAATAACTATTTTAATTCTTCTTTATTTGTATCATTATCTGGCATAGCCTTGAATATGTTAGTTAGTTCGTCAACTACCTCTGAACCCTACATTTCTGAAACTGTATTCCAGCCATATGCTCCCTAGTAGTCTAGAAATTCTGACATATAACCAATGTTACTAAACAGGTTATATATCGGAGAACCATCCTCTAAGAACATCTCGTCATACATAGAAGAATCTTGTCCCTACGACGCTTCTTTTATTAATTCGGCTGTCTGATTCTCCCTATTAATTCTTAGAGTTAAACTATTTCCTAGATTGTATTCATCTGTTCTAATGGATGTATCTAATATAAATTTCTCTAGTCCTGCCTTATCAATCTAATCCTCAGAAAACTCTACCTTAAATACTCTATCACTAGCAGTATTGAAGAAATACTTAGACTTACTATCTCTGGCGTTAAACTCATTCATTGTACGATTTACATCTCCCTATATCATGTTATAAATGTTATAACCGTCAGGGAGTACAGCATCTCCAGATAAATAAGCTATAATATTATTATACATTAAATCAGCATTTGTTCGATTTATCTAGTCAAAATGGTAAGGTCGATATAATTCAAAAATTTCTTTTGAGGTAGGTATCTTACCATTAATTAGTAATGCGGATTTTAGTTTATCAACATACTCAGGAGTAAAATTTTTAATTCTACCATCTACGGAGATGCCTTCTCCAGAAATAGTTATTTGATTTATATTATACCAATTAGGTTCTATACTAAACGTATCTCTCTTCGGTTGAGAACTATTGGGATTTATAAACCCGAAGGTATCACTTGAATAGTCTCTAGGAATTTTATCGTTCGCGGGAATTATTTTATTTACAAAAGATTCTATTATAGTATTGAAATCCTTATTCTAGCTAAATAAGCTAGAATCAAGTTTAGCATTTATAGTAAATGGAAGACCGTTAATAGTATAATTGTCAGATTCTAACTAAACCATTACCTAATCTTTTGGAGGTATCTTTTCCTTAAACTTAGTAGAGTAATAAAACTCTCCCATTCCTCTTTCTCGCAAAATATTAGCAAGTTCATTTACTTTATCTAGTAGGACATTACTAATATGAGCATCAATATAGCATTTCAACAATGCATAATTCAGATGCTACTGAATACTCTATGTAGGTTTACCTGTCCCTTTCCAGGTTTCTTCTGTAGATACCTCATTAACTAATAGCTCTGGAGAGGATTTTTCTAGCTACTAAAGTCTTTCAACTGTTTCTATTATTTTTGTTTTTAGTTCGTCTTCTAAGTTATTAAATAATGGGTTGTTACTTTTTAGCTCTGGGAGAAGCTTATCCCAAATCTAATAAGAAGTTAAACGACTTCCAAGTTTTTTAATAGTTTTTCTTTTATCTGAATCAGTTTCCTTTATTAGGTTTCTTAAGTTTATTAGGTAATCCTCAACAGGTACTTTAGGAGGAACCACGTAAACAAGAGTGACCTCTTTATTCTCATTAGGATTTATTAACTATCGTTCATACTGCTCCCGCATTAACTAATCACTACTTAAAAGCGGATTCTAGGTGACTAGTATAAATGCATGGCCTTTATTTGCAAATTTAATAGGATTTCCATTAGCATCACTTAAATCCTACATGGAAGTATATACTCCCTTAGAGAATATAAATCCAGAATAGTCCTAAGCTTCAGATATAGTGGAAGTAATTCCATTAAATTCAAACTTAGTTCCAGATATAGCATTCTGATTTACCTAAATACCCCAATTTTTTAATCCTTTGGAAGGAATCCACGATTCGTTATCTATCTTAAAATATCCACCATTTGTAAATAAAAAGAGGGTAGCTAAATTGGCTACTTCTGGTATTTTGGAAAGCTCTTCATCCTATAGAATAGCTTTATGAAAGTTATATGGATCTGGATTCTATTCAAATAATGCTTTTAGCTTGATTCCTATTTCTGAAGTAGGATTTCTAGTATAGGTTTCTAAATTGCCCAAAGTAAACAACGGAATCGCAACTCGTTTACCGTTTGCTAGTGTAATAATAGCATTAATAGCTTTCCTATTTATGTGTTGTGATTCTTCAGATGGGTTAGCATTGCCTATAGTTCTCTCATCATTGCTTTTGTCAAAAATGCCAAATTGTTTTGCATCCTATCCGTAGCCCCATTTCTAGTCAGAATTTCTAGCACTAATATTTGGGGCCGACATTAACCCAAATTCAACATTAGTTACTTCCAAGTTAGGATTACTCTCATCTGGATTAAAAACAGAGCTTAGTGCTAATATTAGGTCTGGCTTACTAGTACTAGTAAATAAATAACCTCTAACTTCTTTTATAATATTTTTGTAGAACTCTGCGTCCTTTACCGGATTTTTCCAGTCTAGTTCAAATATTTTAGCTAGTCCTATAGCACTATCAATTCTGTATCTATATCTAGAAATTTCATCTTCAAATACTAATTTTCCGTCCTTTTCCTTCATTCCTAACTCAAATGTATTGTGGGAATGTAGTAGATATACAAAATCTTCTCCTAGTTCTGGAATAGGCTATTCTGACTACTTTTCGTTTAACGCTTCTACAGTTTTTTCTCCATAATTAGTAGGAAGAGTTAACTCATCCTGAGTAGCTATTAGTGGAGGTACTTTAGTAGGAGGAGGAGTTGTTATTACAGTCTTAATGCCCTATCTATCAATTTTAACTAGATTAACACTTTCAGGATAATTTTGTTCCAGGAATTTTTTTCTATTTTCAGAAAATCTTGCAATACCAGCTTTCGAAAATGAAGACATAGTAACAACGTTTTCTCTGTTAGATTTGATTTTAGTAAGTTCAGAACCATAAACTAAGGCTCCCTACTCTGCCCTACTTATAGCTGTATATAAATCTTTCTTTCTGCTAAGCTCATCACTTCCAGTAAAATCAGCTATATAAAACCTGCCTTCTAACCCCTATGCTGCTGTACCTCTAAATGCTTCGAATCTTCCATTATACTTTTCATTCATATACTGATATAAAGGAGACTCCATATCATAATAAATAAGTCCTACCTTATCTTTATCAGATACCTAGGACATAATATTGTCAATAGTAGTCTTAGCCTCATCTTTATCAAAAACTACTTTAGCTCCTGTAAAATTTCCGGGCTACTCGTAGTAGTATGTCTGTACAACATCGTTTTCATCTGTAGTTCTAAAGGATGCTAAAGTTTTGTCTAATTGAGAATTAGAGGTTCTCATACTAACTCCCAGCTTTGGCGCGTGTTTGAAGAAAGACCTTTTTGGACTCAGTTGTAATTCAGTATTTTCATACCTCTCTACCATAGCCTTGCTTGAACTTTGGTCAAAATCTCCAGCAGTTAAAACAGTTATTCCATATTTTTTAGCAAAGTCGTTTATCAGAGATAAATCAGCTTCATCGTAGTGGGATATTTCATCAATAATAATCAAAGATGGAACATTTTCTGGAGCAATGTCATCTGATTGATGTTTATATACAATCTTACCAGTAGAGTCCTTAATCCAATCTTCCTTATCATATAATCTATATCCGTATTTATTAGTATCCCTACTAGTATTATAGTTAGAGTAAATTGTAGTCATAAAGGGATTTTTCGAGAATGCTTTCTTAAGTCCAAGTTTTTTGACCTATTCATCGGCAGCCTTCTAACTATTATGAACAAACCAGCTATTTTCCAATAGTTCTTTTGGAAGCATTTTAGTTATATAATAGTTAACTGCCTAACTTTTACCTGCTCCTGGGATGCCCTCTATTAGATATATATTCTCGAATTTGGGAATAATGTCTTCATTTACTATCTAGTTATCATTGATAAATTTTCTTATCTCTTCAGCAGTATTTACCCCAAGTTTATTTCTCAGAATGTCCTCCTTAATAGTATCACTACTTTCCTAGAAGTTTTCTATAGCAGCCTATTTAAACGCTTCCATAAACTAGGTAGTCATATCGCCATTTAGAACCTCTGCTAGTCCCTAAAATATAGATTCTTCTTGGGTAGGAAGAGGAGCTACTTCTCCATCTATTACAGTTTTAAACTTTTTAAGAAAATCTGATTGCTTTAAAGCAGCTCTACTAGCCAACCAATATACAAAATTCTAATCCTCTAATGCTTCTGTATTCTAACTAATTATCTGATTAGTCGAACTATATAAGTCAAACCCTTTTCTAAATAAGTCTTTTAGTTTTCCTTGCTTAATTAGATCTTCATTAGCTTGGAAAAAGTCATGAACAGCATCAGATATAGCGACTCTTTCTAATTCAATTGAATCTCTCTACTAGGCACTTATTCCCTTTTGATTTCTGGTTGGAGCAAACTCTTTCAGAGTTAATGCATTGTTAATAGCATCCTACAGCCTGTCTCTTTCTTTCCAATCATCGCCTATATTAACTATAAAGTCTGATAATCTGTTATACTCGATAAAGTTCTTATTAATTGCTGTATTGTTAACTAAGTTTAGCTTTTTCCCCTAATTTATAGCATATATAGCTTTCGCCTAAATTAGCTTATTTTTTATCAAATCTAAATCCTAACTAATGATGGCTGCATCCTCCATAGTTATTTCTGGAAGTGCTTCCCAATCAGTGACTCTGTTCTTTTTAGCTATCTCATTAAGAGTTTTGTTATATCCTAAAAGATTTCCAATGTCTGCCCCATCAGTAGATGTTTGTGCTCCCAAAACTAACCCTTTGGCAAAATTAATAGAAGTTACTGCATCGTCTATCTGACCTATTACCTCATCAAAATTAACACCACTTATATCACCTCTATTTTCATCTAGGATAAAGTTAATTTTCTCTATAAGCTCAGATATGTTTAAATTTCCCTTTTGGGAATTGGCCTAAATATGATTCTATACAAACTAAATAGCATCTGTATAAGTAGAATTGTTTATTTCCCTTGTATATAAGTCTATATTGCTATCTATTACTCCAAACTATTTCTAGATATTTTCTATATCTTGTAGAGTTGGATTCTATAGTCCCTAGTTCTCCGCATATGCAATAAGTGTATCAGCGTTTCCTAGTATACCTAATAAGTCCATAGCCTAAACCTTTGCTTTTAATTCAGAGATTTTAGTATTAGAGTTTATTCCGTTATATCCATAGTTATCAAACTCCTCTAAGATATTCGATATATTTATATCACGGACGGGCAGTTGTTGCTTCCCTGACCACTCCTTTAGAGCCTATAATGAATTTAGTATCTCGTGCTTTATTTCTGGATTAATAGAGGAGGTCTTAAACTGTTGGAAGTATTTATCTAGATTAAATGATAATTCTCGGTTAATTAGGTCCGAAATCTTCTAACTGTTTCCTTTTTTATTCCAAGATAATTCTAATAGCTATTGTTTCAAGGTCTCATTATTTCCAGAAAAAATTAAAGTAGCCCCAGCTTTACTAGTCTGATATTCTGACTATACTGCATCCATAAAAGCATCTAAGTCAGCAGCCTAATCTATTTTATTTTCCTCTGTGTAAGCACCTGCATTTAATTGATCCTATCTCTTCAGAGTACTCTTAATTAAATCGTAAATAGACCTGTTTCTCCTAATAGAGTCATAATTTTTAGCATACTCTTGTATAAATAATCCAGAATTTCGTGCCCAGTTTAAGTATATAGGGGTAATATCAGATATTCTATTCTTATAGTCTGTCTGCTTCCAATTATCAAACTTAGCCCTAGCCTCTTTCAAATCTTCGCTAGATAAATCATTTATATTTTTCTTATACTACTGCTTAACATAATCCTTGAACAAGGAATTACTATAGTACTCACTAAATCCCGGAGTCAAGTCAAACATTGCCTTAGAAATGTAGTCCATAGCTAAAGAACCATCTAGATACTTATCTTTTTTTAGCCTAAGATCGTTTAATTCCTTAGTTAGTGTAACAATTTCTTTATTATCTTCGTCTGTTAGTTTTTTATCAGAATCTTTGTATTTATTATTAATGTTTTGGATAGATTCCTAAGTTTTTAATATGTTAGATACTATACTATTAAAGTCCTGTAAAAATAAAGAAGAAACTGTCGAATTCTAAAGCCCCTGCAGAGCTACATCTTTAAATATCTAAGTATCTAGTAGAGACTGGTCAGATACTTTTAATCCCTCAGCTTTTATAATATTATCATAAATGTCTAATTGCTAAACAAACGCTCTCTTGACATCCTAATCCATACTTCTGACGCTTTTAGAAGATGGTTTAAAGGATTTTCCATCGCTTTCAAAGGAGAGATATGGATTAGCTATCTCCATCTTTTCTAAAGTCTTTATATAATCCTATTTCTTGTTATTTCTTAAGTCATATACAAGTTGCTAACGGGCAGCTTCAGGAGTAATATCCTATCTATTCAGTTTAAAGTCTGTACCTAGTGCAGTTAGACCTCCACCTACGGCTCCTCCTAAGAAAGACATAGCATATCGGTCAAACATATTATCCCAAGCGCTCATGCGACCTTCGTCCCCTTGCAAGTACTACACAGCATTATAGCAAGATTTAGAGAAGTCGGCCAACAGTTCCTCGGTAGTTTCTTCTATAGCTTCTCCTAGTCCACCAGATACTGCTGACCCAAGGGTGCCCTTTCCAAGAGACATTACGTCAGTAGCTATTTCTTTTCCTTTTTTAAACCAATACTTAGCTAACTATTTCTTATTAGCTCTATCAGGGACGCTATTCTTAATTTCTTTAGGAGCATTCGCAAATGCCTCTATAATTTTTCTTCTCTTTAATCCTTCTCCTTTTAACTCAGGCAATATCCACTCTCCTATTCCAGTGTTTAATAGTGCCGCTTCTGTTGCCGCGTAACCTAAAGTTAGCATAGTAGCTTCAAAGTCAGTGGCTTTACCCTCTGACTTAGCTTCTCCATAAGTATCAGCTACTGTAACCGCAGTCATATATCCTTTGGACAGCACTGACCCTATTTTCTAGTAAGCCTACACAAATTTGTCATAGTCTGCTTCTGCTCTAAATTTATTTAGGCTAGCTGCAGTGTTAAAAGCACTAAGCTACTATGGAGTAGCCCCTCCCTCTATTAGCTAGGCTAGTTTTAGATTATTTATATCTTTGTATTTATCTATTTGTTCTGCTATAAACTTCTCTCTACCAGCTTGTGACAATCCCTCTGCTGTGACAGCAGAGCTTTTCTTAAATAAGGCTGGAGCGAACTCAAATAGGAATCTCTGTTCCTTCAACTAACCTGCTACATCTCCAATTAAAGAGATAAAATTTTCCCAACACCAAGTATTTTCTTGTGCAAACTAAGATTTGGCAGTCTGCCTATTAACTGATTTTGACCAGCCTTCCATGGCTGAAAATGTGGGAGAATCACTTCCAGTTAGCATTTTACCTAAAGTTCCAGCAAGTCCTACCAGCTAAGTAGCAACGCTAGCTCCCGCTATCCAAGGTCCTACATATGGAATAAACATACTTCCTACCAGAGCTAGATTCTTCATTATAGTTCCTCCAACACTTTTTTCGTTTAAATCATCAGAGTCAAAGAAATCATAATTATTTATCCAAGAACCATCCTTAGTTAGAGTATTCATCTTATTAAGAACTTGCTTACCATAAATGTCTCGGCCATCCAGATTTTCATAGTAGTATGTTCCATTCTCATTCAATTTATAGTCACCCTTTTTGTGCTATACTTTTTCCCCAGTCACTAAATCAATATGTTCTCCATCATTATCATAAGTAGCCAGTACTCTAGTATCGAAAAAATCAGTAGTCCAAGAATCATTAGGGGCTTCGTGCCAGATAATTTTTGAGTAGTCATCTCCTGCTTCTACTGGATTGGCAGCTACTTTTTCCCTCTGTGCTAATTCACTTATAGACCATCTAGGATTATCAGTAACTCCTAATCTTACGAGGCTAGTATTAGTTCTATTAGGGTTAGGAGTTTTTGTGTATGTAACCATATCTGTTGCTTTCTACCTCTAGTCTATAGGAACTAACCAATCATCAAAACTAAAGGTAGTCTAATCTTTTAGCATTTTATCTAAGTAGGTATCATTAGATAATATATTGTATGTCAACTATGCTCGTTCATAAAAGTCGTGAAATTTGGTCTTATCAAATTCCCCGTTTTCGTTCTTAAATATAGGATTGTCAGTAATTTTGGGACTTTTTAAATACTCACTCTCATTTAGTAGAGAAGTATTATCTGCTGAAAATCCTGCTGCCTTTAAATCAGCTGTAGACAACTATGGATTTCCTAATATTCCAACAATCCAATCATTTTCTTTCTATTCTGGAATCATAACTATCCTCTAACAATTGTTGTGCTCTTTAATCTCTGTTCCTATTGATATTTCATTTGATTTTCTATGGCTTCCTTCTCTGTAATGTCATTACCTGCAACCATTTTTCCGTAATTCCTATCAGTAGTCTTCAATGGTAAGAATATTAACCCTTTAAATATACTCTGATGGTTAGGTTTTCCCCATATATGCATATCGAATGCACCTCTATGATCGTACTTTTCCTTAGAGTTAGGTCCTTTAATTAAATCGAATATACCTTGGGCTATATTCTCTTCTTCCACGTTGTGCAGCATTGGTGAGTCTCCAAGAATTACTGCATCTGGGTCAGAGAAAGCATTACTAAATGCATCACCTTGTAAAATACCAAACTGTCTATAATATTGAGTAAATTTGCCATCCTCTAATTTTACAGGAGGTAATTTAAGCTCTGCATATACTTGATTAACAGCCTCGATTTCTTGAGGAGTTTTAACATTCTCTACTGACTCTATACCTAACTCTTTTAATTTTTCCTTAGCAGTTTCTAATCTAGCTACACTTTTTAAGTCGGGTGTTATAATACCTTTGCTAGCCTAATCTTGGTCAATAGGTAAATAAGCATGGTAAATAGTTGGGTCTTCGACGAGAATATCCTTAATTCCTGAAGTTGGAATTATTTGGTCTCCAAAAGTAACCTAAGTAAGATCATATAATCCGGTAATCTAACTATCTTCTGTAAATTTCTATAATGTAACGTTACCTCCTATTGATTCCCCATTTTTCTTAGTAACTGGATACATCCGCGCATCAGTAATCATTGTATCCATAGTTCCGTACTTAAACGGCATAGCTACAGGAGTACCTCCTCCACGTTGAATGTTTTCCGCAAGACTCATTTCTGGGGTTGTATCCTTAGTACCTGAAGAATCCTTTGAGCTAGTAGATGATTTTTGCAAATCTAGATTAAAGTCAAATTTGCTAGAAGTACTAGAAGTAACTAACTAAGTTAAAAGAGCTTTAACTCCTTCATCGGTTCCACCTGATTTTAATTTTAGTAAAGTTCTTGCGTTTTCTGGAAGAGTATGATAAATATAACTCAGAGCATTCTCTGCCTGCGCAGCTTGACTAGAAGTAATTATCTTACTCTTATATAGGCCATCCACTGACAAGTTAGTTAGGCCACTGTCTAAGGCTCCCTACTAAATTGCTGAATTAAGTATTTCTATTCCTCCTAACACCTAACTAGCCTATTTAGTCGTATATCCTTCAGTTCCAAACTCCGACTTTCCTAGTTTAGATATAACGTCTTGTATCTACTTATTAATGGCTTCCATCCCAATACCATTAGACACCACTTTAAGTATGTCGTTTCTAAATGCCTAAGATGGAGAATATGCACGCTATTGTAATAATTCGGAATTTGTAAGAGGTTGATAATCAGACCCCTCTAGTTCGTCTATACTCATTAGTTTGAAGTCTCCTTCGGAATTTATGCAGAATAATTGTCCTCTATCATTAATAGCAAATTCATTCAGACCCCCGTTTTTGGTTACTATTTCTAGAGCTTTATCGAACTATTCTTTATTAAAATTGGCAACTTTTAGCTAACTCAGTATCTGCATGTATTTAGATGCTATATTAGAAGTATTAGGAAAGGGACTAAACTACTAATCAATATAGAAATTCTATAAGGAATTAGTTAACAATTCTATATCACTAGGTAATCCATTTAATTTTTCCATCATATCTAACAAGTCTTTATCTGTTAAATCTGAAACCTCTCCATTAGACTCAGCAGTAGGTTCAGCAGTTGCCCTACCAGTAACAGTCACTGGTTGATAAGAAACAAGAGGGGGAAGGGCATTCCCCCCTTGCTATAGTTTCAGTATCATTTTATCATTGAAGCTTTTATAAGTCCATATAAACTTTTGGATAATCTATCTAGAGTTTTCTCATTTCTATCGATGCAATCCTTAATTTGTCTCTAAAATCTTTCTGCATCTGCAGTTTTGGCCTCTATTCCAGCGATAGCTATTTTGGAGCCATTCTTTGCTAACTTTGCTCCTTTTCTCGCTGCTCTGGTAATAATTATTTCCTAGGGTTTTTGAGCAGATCTAACTCCGGCCCATTTAGAAGGATTAATATTATAATACTAACTTAACTGAGCTTGCTACGCCTGACTTAGTTTCTATCTAATAGAGGAAAGTAGAGTAACATTATTATTATTTTCAGAAATCAACTATGAGGGTGCTATTCCTGCCTATAACTTTTTATGTAAGGCTAACTCTTCTTCCGTAAGTCCAGCTCCGTATCTATTAGGATCTGAGTTAACCGCATTTTGAATATCTGAATAAGCAAAACGATCAGCTATAGCCTTGGACTCCTACTGTCTACTTCTAGCTTCAAACTCTAACTATTGTCCAAAGGTATCCCAAATGTTAAACTTTTTGGATAAGTAAGCCTATTCAAATTTACTCTTATCTTGGTCAGCTCCCCACTACTATGCTCTATTAAACATAGCCGTTTCATGTCGGTTAGCAGCATTTTCTTTTTCTTGTTGCCAAGCTAATTCATCATATTGTCGCTAAGTCTGATTACTCTTTTCTTTTCCGGCTGTTCTAGCTTCTTGTCCCTAAACTTCCGCTTGTAATTGTGTAGCAGTCTACAGACTTCCATCAGAAGTAATAGGTCTACTAGCCAACCTTCTAAGATCTGCGTAATTTCTCTCTCCCTACATTTCTGCATCTAAGCCACTCCTAGTATAACGATGTACCTAGAATGGGTCTTTTAGCAGTGGAGTTACTGATTCTTTAGCCAAGTCTGTCATTCTTCTATTCATTCTGTCGGCATATACTGCCCTAGGAAGTCCATATGTAATAGTAGGATTGCCTAAGATAGTTCGTAGAATATTATTGTTGGCTTTAGAATTTTCTACTATGGGTTCTTCTTCTGCTACTGGTTCGTTTTTAACTGGCTCACTCACCTATCGTGGTGGAGAAACCTACCCTTCATCCTTTCTGGGCTTCTCTTTTAGCATCCAGTATCTAGTCTCTGGATCTAAATAATACTCAAATCCAGCCTATTCTGCAAGTTTAATATCTGCATCTCTAGATGCCTAGTCCTTATAATCAGAATCTCTAGCCATAACTCTTCTATCATCTGTAATCTAGTCGTAGATTCCATCAATAGTCCAATTTCCAACTATAGAGTCTCCACTAGTAGGATTGGTAGACTGGATATCATAGTTATTAGTAAATCCAGGAGCTATAATTTCATCATTCCATCCCTAATTATTATAATCAGTCTAATATAAGCTTACAGACTATCCTTGCATTGGCTACTAAGTCCATTGAGAGTACATAGTATAATGTCTTCTTTGGAACTCGTTAGCGTCATCAACCGTAATTTCGCCTTTTTTGATTTTATTAAGAACGGACTATAGTCTATTAGTTGTATTAAACGTATAGGTGTCTTTTTTTCTTACTCCTGCTCTACTAGTTGGGGTAAGAACATTGCCATCCTAGTACTTAAGAATACCTCCCTACTTATCAAATTCTATTCCTAAGCTTATTTCCCTGCTGTTTCTTGTGTCTCCTACTCCAAAATCCCTTCCGTATCCTTGTGCTCTAGCATACCCTGGTGTCCTATTCCACATCCTTAACTAGCTTATGTTAGGCCCAGAACCGGGGCGAATGGAAGATTTAATCTAAGGAGTACTTACTGTAGGTGCAGAACTCTACGGAACTACTGATTTATTATATAGCGGGTTTTTTCTCGTAAACCAATTAATGGTTGGATCCCCAAACGTCCATCTACCAGTTTTTTGTAATAACCATTCATTAGATAGTCTTCTAGGAGTTAGTTGGCCGTTATTTACCTTAAATTGCCAAGGGATTCTTTCCATTGTAGAAATATCTAGGCTTCTGTCAATATAATCAACTCCTCCTCCAGTTTTAGGTTCCGCAGTAAATGGATGTCTTACTCTCTCCCACCTAGAAGTTTTAAACTTACTTCCTAACTGTTCAGACGAATTTCTAGAGCCTATAGCTTCTCTAAAGGCTTTATTTTGTGCCTCTAAAGTGGTAGCAGACGTAATTTGTTTAAATTGTTCTGGAGTTACTTTATAGGTTTTGCCAGATTCGGCAGTAATTGTTTTATAAGGAGCTTTTTCCTTAGTATTCTTTAATTGTCTATTTACTGACTTATTTCCTTTGACTGCTCTAGTTCCTCCTGCAATAGTCTACAGTCCAAACGATAAGGCTTTCCAATCATCTACGGTTAGGTCCTGCCCGTTCATTAATTTATTAGCGGCTTTTATAGCATCTCCTCCATTCTCAGATACACCCCATATAGTTAAAGCTGTAGGTAGTACATATTTAAGAGTCTTTGCTATCTTTCCAGCTTTCCCCACAGCTCCTAATCCAGGAATTAATCCAGCTACATCCATTAATAAGCCAAATCCTGCATTTCCAGCAGCCTACCACCCAGACACGCTATCATCGGATATATCTGCATAAAGATTAGCTCCAGTACTACCTAATCCAGCTATAGCAGAAGCAGCAGTCCCATATCCAGGAACAAATGCTGCTAAAATAGACCCTATGTCTGCAATAGCACTACCTATTCTCACTTTATCAATGGTGCTTAACTCTCCAGACTTTGGTACTCTTTCTCCTGCTTTTCTTTGCTCTGGGGTTCTAGTATCTTCATCTTTGGATTTTGTACTCTACTATGTCTGTTCCTACTTCTACTATTCCTCTCTTTGTTTTCGTACCTCTCTCTATCTCTACATAAAGCCACCTTGCTATAAATAATAAAGGACTCCTCCATTTTTATTACTTGGAACAGATTTATTCTTTTTATACCAATCATAGGCCATAGCTTCTCGTAGTTTTTCATTAAGTATAACAGATTGGTCTTTATATTCCCCAGTAACAGGGTTATATGTTATTAAAGAATAATTACTATAATCCTCGGAGCCTGGAATAATATATTCATCTCCATAGGCTTTCATATATCCTTCTTGTGCTGCAAATTTAAGCTTCTGAGCTAGATTAGCTCTTAATTTCCTCATTGCAGCTTTAGAACCTTCTATTGTAGATACTGGTTGTCCATTAATGATAGCATCTGCTTCAATCATAGGTTCTCTTATATCTTTAAGAAGTTGTTCAAAGTTTAACCAAGCTTTTACTTTATTGTCATCTCCCTCTATATCAGCATAGTCTTTCTCTAACATGCTTAATATAGCATCAGGATCGTAATCACCTCCTTCTAATACTCCTGAGTATTTAGGTTGAAACTAATTATCTTTAGCCCACTAATCTAGCTCTGACATAGCCTTCATTCTAGCAGCCTAGTCTATAATTTCCTAATCCTATTGTCTTTTCTATTCTGCTGCAATATATTCAGCTGCCTATTCTACTTCAGATTTCTACTACTGTTCTCCAGTACCAAAGAAGTTGTTTAAGAAACTACTACTTAGACCAGCCTAATTAAGCGCTATAGCATCCTCATGGTTATATCCATTGTCAAGATTTTCCATAGCTGCTCTTAATTTTGCTAAATAAGTATCTTTGTCCTTAAATGTAGTAGAAGAAAAGTCATAGTCACCTAAGTTTTTAATATAATTCTCTAGCTATTCTTTTAGATATGCTGCTCTGTTAGATGTTCCTCGTACCCCACCTTCTCCTATCTAATCCTTTTCCACATATGGAGCAAAATCAAAATCTCCTCCAGATGGATTATTCTAATCCATCCAGTATTTTTCGAAGCCATGCTTAGATAAGTTGAAAGCATTAGAAGAATTGTTAGACGGATTTTGTTTAGAGTAGTCTCTTAGTGCTATACCTACCTTATTAAGATAGGTAGCTACCTACCTATTAGCAGAAAAAGTATTAAAGTTCTTCTATTTTCTTTTTCTAAGTAAATTATAATCGTCTGTTGTAATTCTCTACCCCTTATTATTATAATAATACTCAGAACCAACTGGATCTATATTATCATCATCAGTGTTACTGAACTCACCTTTGTTATCAAATATAGCTCCAGAATAATCTGTATAAAATCTTCCAGTGTTATTAGACAACTAATCTTTCAATCCCGTTAGATATTTATCAAAAGCGTTTTTAAACTCCTGTTGCTACCCTTCATTCCAATTCTTACTTGCAACATAGGATTGATAATTAGTTTCTAAATTATGGATATAGTCCTTTAAGTCGAACTCATCGTCTCCAAATTTATATTTAACTCGTGTTGCCATAATTTATCCTGTAAAATAAAATAGGGATATACCTAGTTTAGATATACCCCTACGTGTTAAATTTGTTAAGCGTTTATACGTCTCACTAAACGACCGCCTCTACGGTAAACAGGTTCCCCTTCTGCTGGAGCTGGGGTAGCTTCCTGTGGGGCAGCTTCCTGTGGATTACCTCCACCTCCCAATGCTTCGATTAACATTTGGCATACTTGCATAGCTATTTCACAATCTTGTCCTTGAACAGCTTGCTGTGCTCCTTGAAGTAACATAGCTGTTGGGTCTTCACCACCTTGAGGCGCTGGAGCAGGTGCTCCTGCAGGCATCGGTCCTCCTGCCTAAAACTTATTTCCTAACTTCATAAATTAAAAATTTAAAATGTAATTAATGCACTAATTATCTATCTATCTTATGTACTTCAATACTACATATTAAGATCTTCATAACCAAGAATTTTTGATACGATGTGTATATTGTTAATTTTCGTCGTTAGAATTTTTGTCTTTTCCTTCCGGAACTTCCACATATTCTGTCGGACGAGTATTTTGACCCTTTAATACCTTAAATATATATTTGCCCAAAGATTTGCAATATTTATCATAATCTTTGTCTTTATTTTCGTAAGCCTTTTTAGCTTTCTTAATGAGAGTTCTTGTTTCTTTTCTACTTACGATTCTTTCACCTCCCTAGAGATACATCTAAGTAGTACCATCTGGAGCAAGCACCTTCATAACATATTTGTCATAATCTTCAGAGTCGTCTATTTCAAAATCATCTCCTTCTACAATACCAGAATCCTAATTAACTTCTAGAATATACTTAGCGTTCATGAACGGAACTAAAGTTTCATCTTCTGGCTAAGCCTTATATACTAAGACTACTTCATCATTATCGTTAATGGCTATCTAGTCTAAAGGTATTTTAGTATCTTTCATCCACATTTCTCTAGTATCTTCATCCTCCCATACAAATAGCATACCTTCATCGGGAGGAAGATTTTCTACTCCCATTAGACCTTTCTTCCTATCTTCTTCTGTCTTGGCAATTTGACAATTATATGTCTTATCACCTACATTTACCTTTACTCTATCCATTATTTATATTTAGAATTATAAACTGAATCTAGAGAACTTACGTAAGAAGCTCTTCTAGTGGCTTCTTCTATTCCTCCTTTAGGTCTTACATAGCCGAGACTAAAAGCTCTTGCCTTACCGGATGCTGGAGTTCTTGCATTAATAAATACCTTTCTAGCACCTTCAGCACTTTTGTATCCAGACCCTGTTCCTCCATGATGCCATAAGCCTTCTCCAGTTTTTTGTTCGTTCTTAACAGTGTTAACTATATATTCTGCTTGTCGTTGAAGTTCTGGGTCTATTCCCTTTTGTACTGATCCTCTCATCTTATATGATTTCATATGGTTATATCTGTCGGTACCAAATCCCCACTAGACTAACCCTCTTCCTGGCCCTCCTCTAAGCTACTTTTTGTGAGGGTCTGCCCCGCTTTCAGGAAGAATAGAAGATAATATACTTAAAGAAGTATTATAACCTAAGTTCTTAGAGAAGTAGTTATGTAGCCAATCAGAATTTTCCCAATTAACTGGAAATTTACTAGATAAATTCTATCTTGCCTTTTCTGGAGGACTAAGTACTTTTCCTGCCTACTAGTATTTTCTAATAACTCCTCCGTCCTTGAAACTTCTGAATACCGCTGCCACTCTATCAGCATAATCAGTAGCTTCTGCATATCTTCTCTTACCTTTGTTCTTACCAGTAAGTTTGGCGGTAAACGTATTAATGTCATCATTTTCATCAAAATCATATAAGTTCTTCAAGAACTACAGTTTATCAGCTGCATATTCATCCATAGAATTATAAGAGCGGAATTTCTATTTGATGGGATTGCCTTTAGCGTCATGGTCATTTCCCATAACATAGTCACCTTTCCATTTAGCTCCAGTGGTTAAGTTTCCAAAGTTGAATTTACCTTGCGCAGAACGTCCCCAACCGCTTTCCTGAGCATCTTGGGCAATTAACATCTTTATTGCATTATCATTAGTTACTCCTGCTTTTCTATAAGCAGCCGCTAAGTCAGTTATCCAAGCATTCCTATCCCTGTAAGGACTATTCCATCTTTGGATTGAGCTAAACTTGGGTCTCTAAACAGTGGAAGTATAATATTTAGGAGTCTATACGTCTTCCTAATCAGGCTTACTCTATGGGGCATCAGAAGTAACTAGTTGATAGGATTCTGGAAATTTGAACTCTGGGATGGTTCTAGAGGGAGTTTCAATGCGCTTATAAGACACTAACAAATCATTTAGAGCCATCTATTATTCCTCCTTGTTTTAATGTGTTAATTAAACCTGTTCTATCATCTGTGTTAAATAATATTTCTTTTACTAACAGTTTTCCAGCTTCTATTGCTACTTCATCCTTTTCTTTCTGAGAGTATTCATAGTCTGTATATTTAGAGTATAACTCCTCCAGCTTTTTAGTAACTTCTAGTGTAAATATTATTTCATTTTTTTCTATCTCTGCCTATTGCTCTCCTTCATTATCTATAACTGGAATACCTTTCTTAGTCAAGTTATCAGCATTTTCCATGTTATGTTTGCGAGCATGAAGAGCACCTTCTGGAATTATATTTTTCTAATTAGTTTCTTCTATTTCTGGAGCGTCTATAGGTTCGGGTTTACCACCATTTTTAAATTGTTTAGGCTTCCTTCTATAGAAGTATCTATCTTTCTCAAAGACTAAATCATGAGAATCTTTTAATCCATTTTCCCCAGAATGATAAGTATCAGTTTCGAAATGAACTTCTGGATTACTCTATTCATTTCCTAGCTTTAAAAATTCATAATCTCCGTTGGGTAACTGATAGATGCTTCGTAGGTGATTCTTTCCAATTCTTAAATCTTCATCAGAAGACTTTCTCCATGCTTCTAACTCCTCGAATGGTAGTACTTCAAAAGCTTTCTTAAGGTCGTAATTATTCGACAACCTATCTTTTGGAACAGTATCGTACCAAGACTAGAAAGTAATCTTCGGAGCTGCTCCTGTTATTCCATCTACTTTCTCAGTTTTTCCTCCTTCCTATAGAGTTATAATAGGAGTCCATTCTAATTCTCCTCCAGATTCAAACTACTCTACAGCTTCGGTTATAACGGGTTGCCACTCATTCAAATCTATTGCTCCCTATATCTAACCTCCTAATTTATGAGACTATATATTAAGTTTTTTAATTCTCTGTAATTTAGTTCCAAGTCTAGCAGCTCTCATATATCTCTAATCATATCCACCGTTTAGGTTGAAGCCATACTAAATATGGTTCAAATCTGACATATTAGTAGCTATAGAAGATAAATCAGAAGCCTAGTTAGCTATATTAGTCATAGTCGCCTATTGGGACTCTGTTCTATTTATGAACCTATTAGCTGACCTTCTTGCCCCTCCACTGAATAATCCATATTTCTTTCCAGCTTTTTCTTCTGCCGATGCTATATTTCTAACAGTTCCGCCGTAAGAACCTCCTACCTATTCTACAGTATCTCTATTAGCAGAAAAATCCCTAGTTTTCTTACCGAAGAAACCATTAACCATACCAACTGGAGTAAGAGATAATAATTTGCTACCTAGTACAGCATCGGTCTTAGTCATAGAATCCGTACCCATTCCACCCCATTTGGTTAATACGTCACTAACTAAACCTCCTGCCTTCATTATTCCTCCGACCAGAGGATTTATGCCCATTACTACATTTGAAGCCTGGTCAAACGCCTAGTCTCCTGCTTGCTATAATGAACCATATTTACCAAGGTATCCATCTTTATCACCTCCAATTAGTCCGCTTAGGAAGTCTGAGGCTTGTCCTACCGTATTCCATCCTCCTAGTTTCTAGAAAGTTCCCTATGATTTCTAAGGTGCAGTACCTACAGACATACTCTTTATCTATGTAATAGCTTTAGAGGAATCTCTATCGTTTTTTAGCTTTAAGCTAAATAAGTCTCCCATTCTAGCATTAAAATCTATAAGACTATTAGTAGGAGCCATTATCTATTCAGCTCTGTTTCTGAAATCAGCGCTATAATCAGTTCCCAGCAAATTCTACTAAGTAATAGCATTACCAGGGATGGCTAATTCATTCGTAGTCATATATGGATTCCCAGAAGGAATGGAAAGCCCATAATAGGCTTTCGCTATTCTTCTGACTTTATTTATATTCTTATTAAGCATAACTAATTCTATATACAGTATTTAAGAAATCTATAACAGCTAATTCTTCTCCGGAATATCTAATTCTTATCTTTAAGAATTTATCCTTAACATCTAACTCTTTTCTATTCTATGCTTCTCCAAAGTTATATCTATAAATACTAACATCGTCTAACCAGTTAGTTAAATCCAACGGTTTCCAATTTCCTTCGGAATTGTATCCAGATAAATCATATAAATTGTAAAGAGCGTTATCTTCTCCCCACTCTGGATGTACTAGGTCATTTCCTGGGAAATCTATACCACCAGCTGATAAAACCTAATCCGGTATAGGAGAATTATAAATAGGAAGAGTTGGTAAGCTTTGTGAACTATTCTTGGCTTTTGCCCAAGTAGAGTTCTGAGGCTATATTAAGGAACCAGAGAATTTCCTTTGATATTCATTCTTATAGCATACTAAAATAGGATTAATTGTAACTTTCCATCTGTCCTCTAAATACTGACAATTAGCGGAGATAATTGACCTTGAATCATCCTAACTCAAATCGTCTATATCTACAGCCATAGCATGATTCCAGATTCGATATTCTTGTCTATTTGGATAGTAAACTACTTCCGCTCCAGATAAATGACGATAATCGTGTGAATCTGGATAAGTTACATGAATATAATAATCCTCTATCTCATTGATAGTATCTTGTCTAGTATAGTACTTATGTGGGAAGTCCGCAGACTTTGGCTACTATCTAGGTTGAACCTTCAAGAAGTTCCTATCATAAGAAATATCAGCTCCATTGTATTGCCACAATGCTTTCATAGCTTCCTGTCTAAAATACATATTTACCTTATCTTTTGCAAAGTCGTAGGTCTCCCCAATTATTTCATAGTGGAAAGATTCAGGTTTTGCCTTATTAGCAACAATTTCAAGATTAGTAAATATCTTATGTATAGAAGGGTCATTCACTACTACACATTCAAATTCAAATGGATGCTGTCTTCCGTACCAATAAGTAGGATATATATCATCTGCTATGTCAATCAGCCCAGCCTAGCCGTGCTTCCAAAAATCTGTAGATAAGAACTATAAGTTCCATCTAGGAGCTATTCCTACAACAGATTCATAATATCCAGCATCTACTAGAGATGTTCCTGACTAAAATCCCGCTTTCATATTGTAATAGGAATCACTTAGTTTAGACTAATTATCACTATCAACGATAGATATTGTAGCCTTAATATTAAGTAAGGTTACTATTTTATCAGGATTTATCATCTCTTCTCTAGGAAGAGTAGGACGCTTTCCAGTAATGTCTTTGAATATAGGATAATCCAACACATCAGTTATTTCTAATGTATTCCCTTCGATAGAGTCTCCCACCTTAACTTTATTAACCTCGTAGTCTGCATACTAATGTCCCGCACTATTCCTATAATATAATTCAGATAATAGGGATTTAGCAGTATATAGAGCTTGGTAAGTATAGAACGTGTCTCCAGCACCGTCAGACACTTCAGTCATTTCCTATCCATCCTTATAGTAAACTGGACTATATTCATCTCCTCCTTCCTTGAATTTTAGACAATATAGAGGCATGAAAGCTCCTGCAAACATAGCATCATCTGGAAGATATATACCTCCCTTAGCTTCTCCACAATTTAGAGGGACTATGTCAAACTTCTTATAGTTTCCATACTAATCTCTCTACAAGGAGTAGGAAATCTAATAGTGAAGCTAGGCATCTGGAAGTATTCTATTACTTAGGGATAATATTCCAATGTATTTTTTCCTACTAGTTCCATCATTCGCTACAGTATAGTTTTGAGTTACCCACTCACCTTTCTTATTCACATAGGAAACTGGAACCTTAAAGTTAGTTACTACTTCTCCCTATTCATTTTCAGAGTTCTCTATAATTACATTAGATAGTGTAATACCGTCAGCAAAAGAACTTTCAGTATGACTTGTTCCCAGTTTAGCAATCCACTTAGAAGTATTTCTATCGAATGAGAATGGAATATTATTTATATTTTCCATATAGCTAGGAACCCAACTATAGAATGTTATAAATTTCTATAATAACTCATTCCAGCATAGATTCCAAACCTTTTCTTCAAAGCCATAAGTATTGTCATAGAAAGTAAATAATACGTCTCGCTTGAAGGCGTTATATACTGTCTTTACATTTCTAATACCTATTTTAGGAGTAAGTTCTCTTTCGCCCAAAGTAATATTTCTATTTAGAAATTCTTGAACTCTAAAGTCTGAAATACAAGTAAGAGTGTTCCCATCAGTACGCCAAATCTTCTTAGCAACTGTGTCAACTCCATAAACATACTATGCAGAATCTCCAGTCTTTCCTGGGACTTTGAGGACACTTTCGGGCCACTGACTACCAAACATATCAGAGATAATTTTTGGGTTCTCTGGAAGCACATTAGATGTGTTTATATAGACATTTCCACCTGTTCCCTCACCTGCGACTGCTCTTTCATTGACAGGTATCAATGCTATACCATGTTCAAATACACATAAAAGATTAGACTCAAGAGAAATTAATTTTACTATTTCTCCGTATTCGCGAGTATAATCTCTATAATGAGTACCTTGGAAAACTCTAAATCCGTTCTTATAGGCATCATTAACGTGAATATCAGAATACATAATACGAGTTCCAAACCAGTTCTTTATATAGGGAACATCAGGAAGTTCAAAGTTCCATCTTTCACTTAAGGATTTAGTAAAACCTTTGTTGTATACCTATGATTCTGGGTGTTTATATGTTCCCTCAGTACTCATAGGAAGGTATGGATAGTATCCTCTCGGATGTCCACACATAGCCGTTTCATCTACATTAGATCCATCTAAGGTTCTTATATTTAAATTATTAGAGGAGCGTATTTTAAATGTTACCCACATTCCTAACTATACTGCATTAACATCTCCCAAATTTATACTTTCATATTTTTCTACATTATCAGTGTCATAATTATCCCTCCATGTTTTTTCGTCAACTATCTCATCGTTATAGGGCGCTGAAGGATCGTTAAAGTTTCTATTTACCCTATGAGTAAATTGACATAGATAACAATCTCCTCTATAAAGCTCCCATTTATACCCTTTAGTTCTATCATCATCACCAATTATATTACTTAACTATTTTACTAACTAAGAATCTACTTCTGAGATACTATATCTATCAGATATGGCCTAAAAAACAGAAGAATCCTACATTCTAATTGAAAAGTAGTTTTCAAGCTAACCTATAGAGTATTCTGGTATATATATGTTAACAGTTTCAGCTGAAGAGAATTTGTTTTCTACATCATTAAATGCCAAGTAAGGCCCAAAACTTCCTCTAATTATATCAGTATTTATCTTCTTATTAGACTATGTTTCAGAATCCTCTTCGTTATTCTTTTTTGAGTATTCAGATTTATAATCGCCCCCTACACATTCATATCTCCAAGCTTCTTCTGCCTCCCCTGCTCTACTCCTGAATTTTAGGTTATCAATTCCAACCAATTTTACATTGTCGGGAACTCCTACAACCTTAAAATCATAAAAATTTCGTATATTGGTATCATAATAGTCTGGAATATAGAAATGATTCACGTTATTTGAAAAATAATTTCCAGTTCTTCCAGCTAATCCGTTTATACTCTAAGAACTTGTAAGAGAAATAGTATGTAAATTGCCAGTAAATATTTGATTATAGTAAGACTAATTTACTTCATAATCTGGACACAGAATCCCCTAGACTTTTACCTTAGAGGAGTCCTTAGGAATAAAACGTGTAAGAAAATCTGTACTTAATTTTCTGGATTCTTCTGTTTCTACCAATTTATATCCAGAAGGAACTTGTGTATTTCTCCCATCCAACTTTTTCTTTACAAAAATAGAGGATAACGCATACCTAGTTTCCTGAATAGTTCCAGCTACTGCTAACGCAGCTGTTGGTAGGGCAACAGCTCCTCCAACTAGAACAGTAGTTCCTAAAGCAGCTCCTAAAGAACCTAGACCAGTTGCAGCTGCTATTGTCCCTGCAACTGTTCCTAAAGCAGTTGCTCCAGCAGCTGCTGCTCCACTTACTGTAACAGCAGTACCTGCTACTACAGCAGCTGCAGCACCTGCTGTAAAAACGGTTGCGGCAGCTAATGCTACTACTCCTACCGCTATACCAGCCACTTTAGCGATTTTCCCCCACAGATTACTGGACTTCTTCTGAAATTTGAACTAATATCTACTTAGAAATCCTTCTGATATGTAATTAATATCATTTATATCTTCTGTAGTAACATGGGTTTTTTCTAATGATTCTGATAACCATTCCAAAAACCCGCCAGCTGTTGGGATACAGGGGGTATAAGAATTCTGGTCTATCCCTATGGTGATACCCTGGGCTAGAATAGTAGGTATTCTTGTCTATCTTACAAAAAAGTACCCTTTAACATACTTCTCTAGTTCCTTAATAGTATCTTGATCAGTTCTAATATCTATCCCATATATAGTATTAGTGTCCTTGGTAGGAGAGAAGGTAACTACTCCCTTAACATTTTCAAATGAAACGGTACCTTTCGTTCTGTTATCCCCAGAAGACATATCATCAAGCCCTATTAAATAATTGGTTTCTTCGTTATAGTTAATATATTGTCTCTCCCTTTCATTTAGCTCGTTTGTTTTAAATACCGGAATATTTGAAAACTGCCCATCATTGCTATACTATCCATCTATGAATTCTTTAATAGCAGCACCTCCTCTAATGTTAAATACAGGACTTAATTCATTATTCGGCATTATATATACTATTCCAAATCTGTATATCTCCTCTCCCCAATATCCAGTGTAGTCATATATAAATTTACTATCATAGTATCCTAAATCTAATGTTGTTGGATTATACTCTTCATCTATGTCTAACTTATACGGAGTCTAGATTAGATATGGTAAAAATCTTAAAGACAAATCAGATAACTCTTTGTAGGGAATATTTGGTTTATGGACATTTGCCATAAACAACATATTTTGACAAACTGCAGAAGCTTTAGAAGCGTCTACTACATTATAGTTTAAATTAATATCAGAACCTGATATCTATGTAGTTTCTTCAAAACCTGTTACTATAATAGATGCTATCCCGGCATTATTTACTAAATATTTCTTATTGATTTTTATATATTCGGTTACGAAGTTTTCATTAGCTTCTGCTGTATATCTTGAATAATATACAGTAATATAATTATAAGAAGCATCTATATTAGATACAGAAAACATGACATTTTTGTAGCTACTTTCGTTTTTCTAACCAGTATGAATACTAGAAGGAGATCCAAAGCCTATAAACACACTTACTAATCCAGACTCGGCCACAAAATCTGTCTCGTTCCCATCTGCATCGGACAATTTGAAATAAAAATGATAATTTCCAATCTTCATATTGCCTCCAGAAGATGTTCCCATATACTAAACTTTAGGTATTTTAGTTATTCTTTTATATAGAGAAGTATCTATATCAAACTGTTCTCCCTAATCATATATGTTAGTGTCATTATCCCCCTTCCTGTTGACTACTTCGTAAGTATTCTTGCCAGTAGAACTAAACCTACTATTTATTAATCTAGGTATATTAATTCCGTCATTCAATATAAGGTTTACTGACCCGTCGTAACTATACTAAGGAATAATATGTACTGGATGATCTAGCCTAATAGACAGCTAATCTGTTATGAAATCTACCAACTATCCTTTTTCATACAATTCTGGATTTTCATCTGCTCCTACCCAGGAATTGTCCTCTATATATATGTTAAATTTATCTTTTAATTCTTCCAAAGAATAATAATCTCCTTTATATAAATACATATTCTTCGACAGTCTAAAATTTCTAAGAGGATTATACTCATATACTAAAGATCCCTGAGTTGGATATACCTAAGTCTAGGTTTCCAAATTTATACTGCTTTTAATTAACTTAGTCCACATATTTTAAATAATCCGTTAAATATTCGTCATTAACTATACCTCCAATAGTAACATTATGAGCACCATTGAAATATGCTAGCATATCAGATGAATTGTGCTGTGTTTTAGATAGTACCAAATGGTCATTCTATAATGTGAATATCTAGTAAAACTTGCTGTTACTATGATATATCTAATCACTATAAGTATAAATTAATCTACCAGAGGTAGTAGAATTAGTTATAGAGGTTACTTCATAGCTATTAACTGTAGTAGCGGCTCTTACTGTAATATTCGAATATCTTCTATCTATAGTATACAACTTGTTAGAATCGTTTATTTCTGGAATTACAGTATAGTAATCATTTTCCCCAAGTCTAATAGCCATAACACTAGACTATGAATTAGAAATAATCTTTGAAGGCTATATGTAATCAAAGGCAACCTGTATAGGAATGTTCTTCTAAACACTTTGTATTATAAAGTTAACATTAGAGTCGTCTACCACATCATTTATATGCTACTTAATTTTATTAATATAGTCAGATAGCTAGATTCCCTACATTAATATAAGATCATTGTGGTTTTCATAATCCGCCTATACCTAATAAACTACATCCTTTGTAAATTGTGATTTATTGTCCTATAGATAAACTACATTGCTAATAGTCTAAACTTCTATAGCCTATTTCTCTGGAAGTTTAACAAATAGGTTACTTAAAATAGATAGAATAATATTACCTAGATATCTAGTTCCTCCACTTATCTTTATTTTTTGTGTTAAAGAACCAGAAGAAGTTTGCATAGGACAAAGATTATTTAATAGGTGTATCTATCCATCTGTATCTTTCATAACTAATCCTAGTACAAATTGGCGAGAACTGTCTTCATATATGTTGTTATATGGAGGAGCTTTTTTTTCTCCAGAAATAGAACCGAATTTATATTTATACATATAACTAGGATTTGGTGCAGTTGTAGTATCAGAATCATATACGAAATATACAGTTCTGTCAAGTTCGTCTCCGTGAGAATATAGTATTATTCCGATGTCGGATGTTAATAAGTCTCTAATATAAGTGCCGTTTACCTAATTGTCCCACATTTTAGTCTTTCCATTAGAATTTTTGGTAATCGCATATCCTTTACTACTATTATGGTAATTTTTAGACCAAGTTCCGCTAAATCCTGGCGAGCCTGAGAATGTTCCCGATTCCCCAGAGGTGTATTTACCAACATGAATCTTCATATCATCTTTATGAAACATGTTAGCATCGTGCCATCCTCCTGCTATAGTTAACATGGAATCAAATACAGCATTTTGCCCATACAATTTCATTCCAAATTTTGTTAAATCTTCAGAAGTATTAACTAATGGGACTAATACCTATAAGTATTTAGACTATGAAATGCATTCCTTATAATATTTACTAAAATGTACCCCAGTAAGTACTAAGGGAATGCTTGCCGTATTTAATGTTGTTTTAAACACTCTATAATTTTCGATAAAATCTAATTCTCCAGAACTATTTAAATATTCATACTTTCCAGATTCTGTAGTTACACTTAAAGAACTAGAAAAATTTAACGAATATTTGTTAAGATATTTATCATAAGCTTTTTCCCATAATTCTTTGCCGGACCCGGTCTTACTTATACCTAATAGCTTGTATAAAGTAGTAGAAGTTTCTCTAGGATCTAGCAATCCATAAGTGTCTACACTCTAATAGCTAATATCAGGCTACTTAACATATGTAGGATATATTGAATCGTCATATTCATTTTCCCAAGAACTTACTGAATAAATCTCTGGAGTTTCTGGATTATTTTCTATTTTAGACCTACCTAATATAATACTAACTACAAACTTATCCATGTAATTAATACTTCCTACTCGTTCTGCTATTGAAAATGTATTGTAAGTATTCTATAAGCCTATAGTTAATTTGGCGTCTATATTTCCCTAACTGTCCGCTTCTCCATTCTGATTTATTGCCTAAACGGTAGCTGATAAGTTATTAAACTATTCGTCTTCACTTGCTAGAGAGGAAGGCTCGTAAACTTCCTAGATTTTTTTCCAGTTTTTATTACTAGAATACTCTACCCCAATATCTAAATCTAGTATTGCCTATAGTTTCTCAAAATCAGAAGTTGTATAGTAGTACTAATTAAACATAGTATTAGTCCAATACCACCTGTAAAAATATTTAAAGTCATTAGTATTATCAACATTAAAATTATTTAATGCATCTACTGAGCAATACTTTACAGTAATTTTGGCTAAATATAACACATTAGAATATAATATTCCAGCATCGTTACTAAATATTCTAGAAGTATCTGTGATTAATGTTTTAATATCTTCCTACAAATAATAAAAATCATCATCTTGTTTTATTACCTTATAAGTGCCATTGTCTCCTTTATATACTAAGTTAGACAATTCAGTCAAATCTGACTGTAGTCCGGCGTGATATATAGGAGACCCAGTGGAATCTATACTACTTAATTTGTAGTTCCCTGCTTCCCCATTGAGCGGAATGTACTCAGTAAACTATCCAGAATAGGAGTTTTTGTTCATTATTCTGTATGTTGCAGCAACCCCTTGATTATCATAAAAGTCTATCGCTACTTCAGCTACTCCCTTATTAGACTCTGGATAAACTTCTAATCCAAGCGTTAAAGTTCCTATATTTTCAGTATTATAATATTTCCAGTTGGTTAGCTTTATTTCTCCAGTACCTATTTTACTGAAATCTATATAACCGTCCTAAGTTAATTCCTCTAGTAAACCATAGGGCATAGCTGGGGTTATACTATAATGATATATTAAATTAGATATATCTGGATAAAAAATTAATTCCTCCCCATTAGATGAAGTAAATTTCTACATAAAAGGTATGTAAAAAGAAGTAAAGTACTTGTATATAGAAGTTTTGAAATAATTATTTACTATATCGTCAGACATATCTGTCTAATATATTTTTTCGTAAACTCCTTTTCTCACAGCAGTATAATACTATCCATCTTCCTAATGATGGGCATTTACATAATACTTGCTAATAGGCTATCCATTAATATCTCTAGATACCGTTAACTTAGATAATACCTAGTCTTTATATGCAGGCTAAGAGTCTTTCAAATGTTCTATAGCGATTTGTTCGTTAGCTTCATAACTTCCAGAATTTATAAACTCTTCAAAGGTTCCAGAATAATCTTCTGGCTAATATACTCGCCCCAATTCACTGTACCAATAACTCTACTATATGTTTCCGTTTTTATCATAAAATGCTTTTGGCTACTCTTCAATACTCCAAAAGTCATTGATAGATTTTCCATTATTGTAATCGATACTATAGCTAGTATCTGTATCCTATTTATAGGGAAACCATTTTCCTGCATCAGCTTCGTTCTTACCAGACCACTAAGATTTAGTTAAAACTATGTATTTTGGATTAATATTGAAATTGTCTGCGTTCCAGCCTATACTCCAATAGACATTATAATTTTTTCCTATTGTCTAAGTATCCTCAGAGTAAGTGCTACTAGAGGCAGTATATATATCATAAGTACAGCTAAAAGAGTTTATTTTCTCTAATTCTATTAATAAAGCTAATTTTCCTGACACTTTAGACTAAAATACAGAGTAGCCAGAACTAACTAACGACCTATATTTATCTAAATCAGGAGTAGCTTCACCGTTGGTGCCATTAGCTATAAAAAAATTATCATACCATCTAACTGTTGAATCTAAATAATTAATTTTTCCAGAATCTTCTATAGCAACAACGTGTATTTTCAATAATTTTGGAAATGTTCCATATATATTAGAGGTATTACCGTAATCAGTAATACTATTTTTGTTTTCTTCTAAATTAGAGCTACTTATTATATATTTGTCTCCTGGATTTAACTCTTTTTTATATAAAATTTTCTTACAAGATGATGCTACTAATCTTCCAGTAGGTCCACTGTCTGATAGTTCCTAAAAGTCTGAAGACTTTAAATTTGTCTACAGTTCGCCTATTTCCTAGCTACTTATATTTCTTTCTGGGCTTGGGAAACAACCAATCTGAGATTTGTTAGTAATTGGGTTATAAGATACTATATAAATAATATCCCCAAATTCACAAGTTCCCACTGGAACATACCCCTCCGGAAGATATGCTGTCTCCACTCTTCCATTACCCATATCATTCTAAAGAGACATCTCGTTCCCATTAAATGTTAACAAGGTAGCATTAAGTGCAGATGTAAGAGTTGTAGCCTATGTATTATCTGGAGCGAAATCCATTACTAATCCTTCTGCGAATGTATTTTTCGCAGTCATAATTGTATTAATCATCGTTTCTCTTGTTTTTGTTATATTTTCTTAAATTATCTGAAATAAATTGATAATTATAATTAGTTAATAATATATCCTAAAATTTTAGAGGTTCTCTAACTAAGATTAGTTCTGCTTTATCTGTAGTTAATTCTTTCTTATATAAACTAATTCCGAAATCAACTGGCATAGGTAATCTGAATATTGCTACTCGGTTACTTTCTGATATATTACACTCATCATATATTTTGTAGAGGATGATCTTAGAAAAGGTAAATCTTTTCTTTGGTCGTCCTCTTTTATTTTTCTAACTCAAATATTCGTTATACTAATTCTAAGTTAATGCAAAGTAATAGTATCCATCCCAAGGGATGTGCTTGCGTTTATACATTATTCGTAATTTAATTCTCATTTTATTTTTGTAGTACTCAAAATACTTTAGAGAATCATTCATTAACTATCCACAATAAAACCAAAATCCATTTCTGTTAATTAGAGTATCTCCTCCATAACTATTATGTAAGTATAACGATTTCCATCCGTATTGCAAAATTCTTTTAATATCCGACTTAGGAATATTTGGATATTCTGCACAAATTTGGTCGTAGTAATCCTATATAGTTTTTAGTACCATAACAATTAATACTATTTACCTCTGTTAGTATTATCTACGATTCTCTACTTATCTTTTGCTGATAAGTATATAGGTTTCTCTCTTGGAAGCCTCTTTTCACTCTACATCTCTAGAGTAAGCTAATATCCGCTAAAGTTAGACATTACAAAGTCTATGTCATTCCATTTTCCATTCTTAAATGCCTTCTTAAATTTTTTACCTTCTGTTCTTTTCATATACATATATGCCTATGTCCTAGCCATTCCAGGTAATTTAAAGTGGACATTGTTATCTATAATATCATCTACTACCATCTGAACACTTTTGGCAAATATAGATGCCGCCAAATCTCTTTTATTTCCATCAGAGTATGTTTCCTTACACTAGTCTGAAGTCATTTTCAGTTTTTCTACTGGGAAATTCATAAAAATGTCATGCAAAGAAAAAGCATGACCCATTGCATAATTCTTATTACTCATAATCATAAACAAAAATAGGGAGACAAATTGCCTCCCTATATATTTTACATAGTTGGTTTATAGCTCTTGTTATAAAACTTACGTCCCCAAGAAGCCTATACATTAAGTATTTTATCCATCTCTTCTTGAGATACATATTCTGGAACTCTAGCCGCTAAGCAATGCTGTAGCCACTAGCGCTTCAAGTCCTAAGCCATTTTCAACACATTCTAATTGTTAGTACGTATTGCTTCCTTGTATTTCTATACATAGGCAATATATTCAGCTATTGCGATAGCTTCTTTATCGTTTATTTCGGGAAGACCTTCCTCGTCAAGTAGTATTCCATGATATAGAATATTTACTTTTCCTGCACCTTTATTAACATAAAGTTTATCTCCTACTCTTTTATATTTAACGAACTTACCGCTAACATAAAAGGGATCTAGGAAAGCTTTTCTACTTTCAATGTAATTCTCAGTGTATAAAGACTATATGTCTCCAAACTCTTTCGTATTACTAGTGTAGTCCCAATCCTCTGGACCACAATAGGTTACAGCCTCTATAATGTCTACATTACAAGGTAATTCGACTGACCCATCCTAACAATTTATATCTAATAGTGCTCTATACAGTCTGGTGTTTTTATTTCCAATAAAATTGTATGCCACTAAACCGATTTCCTCTAAATCATCATTATCTCCCTCAATATCGTATAGCGTCTAAGCTAAACTTATAGCGTAATGAAAATTATTCTATCCCATATCATCCTCCTGTTACATACTACTAATCATTAGGTAGAGGCTAAGCTGCAACCTATCTATAATAGTATAATTTTTCCTTAGTTAGTTTTTCCTTAACTAGCTAATCAATAAAGCTAGTATTTACATCAGGCCCATTAAGTTCATCAGTATTACAGCAACTGTACTACTTTAGCTATCTTGGGTCTTTGAATACTGCAACTACGGAAACCTGCTACAAGAATGGTGCATTAAATAGAAAACAATCTAACATTCCGTTTGCATTTGGTGCAAAATCAATCCAAACGTAGGGTTTTTTCTAACTTCTTTTTCTATACTTTCTGTTATTAAATTCAGATAACGATGTTACTATCGTAAACTTATTTTGCCTATCAGTAGAACCTATATACTCAATAGCTTGCTTTCCGTACTATGAAATAACTTGTGGTATTTCGAAATGAGCTGTTATAGTATCATCCGCACTTCTCACTCCACATTTACATCTCTCAAGAGACTCACAGTCTACGTCGATGCAGTTAATCGCTATCAATAGGTCTTTGATAGGAAATATTCCTCTGAGAAAATACTAATGTAATATGGATAATCTACAGGCTACTATTTCATCCTATAGCTAGTCCATATTCATAGATAAATTCTAATGATAACCTCTTAGTCCAGATACAACATCATTACGAATTTGGGATGCAAGTTTCTCTATATACATTATTCTTCTGTTTTATCAGGATTAGTCATTATCCTATGTTTGCAAGTAAAGTTATAACATCTTATTCCTTTTAAATAAGTGACTTTAGATTTTAGAGTGGCAATTTCATTACATTTTGCAGATATGGCTTGGGATTTCTCTAACATAATTTTATCCATTTGCTCTCTCAATTCCGATATCTACTTTCTA